GCTATGGCAGATATTCCTCTTCAGCCACATGGTGATAAGGAAGCATTCCGACTGGATATGGACTCTGATGAAAGAATGTATCGGCTGAGAGTTTTGGAGGCGAAGGTTTCTGCAAAGCTGGCAAAATATAAGGCGAAAAAGGAAGAGGATAAGTATTATTCTAAGTTTGGAAGATTGCCTCCGGATGAGGAGGATTACGATGACGATGGAGATGACGAAACAGATTTTGAGAGTGAGGAGGAAGATTAAATTATAATCCTGTAACGGAAAAAATATAGATGAGACTTAGTAAAGGAATACAAATGAGTGCTAGCTCAAATCGAACCCTCCTTACGGGATTACTTGCGATTTTACTTATAGCGGGTGCTATTTATTTAATTGATCCTACATTTGGTGGTCTGCGTTATACACGTTATGGTATGGAATACTTTAATGACATGAAGGTTGTCAATGGCCCCACTTCTACAGGTGATGCGCCTCCTGGTGTAAGTGGTGGCAGCGACAGTGATGTTGCTGATGTAACAGGCAACCCTCACGCTAAGAAGAAGGAAGGTGAATCCTTCAAGGATATATCAGAAAATGAAGGATTCTCTGACCTGGCTGGCTTTGAGGGCCCCTCTGAGTTTGGAAATTCCCAGGCCCCCGCTGGATGCTACCCCCGTGATCAGCTGACACCTGGCGAACTGCTCCCCAAGGACCCTAATAGCACATGGGCGCAACAGAACCCCATGGGCAATGGTTCTCTCAAGGGCAAGAACTTCCTGTCTGCCGGCGCTCTCATTGGTGTGAATACTGTTGGCCAGAGCCTCCGCAACGGTAACTACCAGTTCCGCAGTGAGCCCCCGAATCCCCAGATGCCTGTGTCTATCTGGAACCAGAGCACAATCGAGCCAGATGTGAATCGTCGCACTCTGGAGGTCGCGTAAAACTTTGTTTTACGCTCCCTGACTACGTCGAGGTCGCTTAAATTTAGATATTACTCTTATAACATTTTATATATAATTGAGCCTCAATTATATATAAAATAATACCACAACAAATAACCCATAATACACACTATAAGGGAAAAGATTTTACTATTTTATTGTCAGATGGGCGACATATACGACATTTTCAATAAAATAACATCATGGTCTATTCTACAATCACAGTATCCTCTTGTAGAAGTAAGAAGTACAATTGATAATAAGATTTATAGAGTACGAAATCTCTCAGATAAACAACAAGCCGCAGATTTACTTGCAAAAATCCGCATTAAAATGGGTAATTTCATGACACATCTTGAGACAAAATTTCAGGATAAGCCTCAGATTCAGAGACTTGTTAAAAATTTCCGTGCGAATCCAGAACGACTATTAGAAGCTACTCCTGATTCTGACCATACATCATATAGTGTAAATAAGGGTGAAAAGGTGCATCTCTGTTTGAGACAGCGAGAAGGTACAAATGAGCAACTTGTTGATGATAATATAATGATGTTTGTTGCTTTACACGAGATGGCACACATGATTACTGCAACAATTGGCCATGGTCCAGATTTCTGGAATAATTTCGGGTTCTTACTGAAAGAGGCTGAACAACAGGGGATTTATAAGCACCAGGATTTTAAATCGCATCCTGTATCGTATTGCGGAGTTAGTATTACAGATGCTCCTCGGTATGATCCTTCAAAGGATTCAGAACAAACCGCAGAAGGAACAAACTTCCAGATTGGAACTATGAAATAGACTCCTCGTCTAAAAAAATAATGAATAGAACGAAAAGAGGAGCCTCTGATGACGGCTATTGAAGAAATATTGAAGCCTGTAAGGCTTACTACTTTAAAAGGTACTATACCTTCTGAAGGAGTAAAAGTTTATGTTATTCGTGATGTTCTACGACTTCCAAAGACTCCAATTATTTTACCAGATATTTTCCCCTTTTCCACAGTTGAAGATATTAAAAATGCTATTTGGCTTAGTGAAGGTGGCAAAGATTCACCAGATTGTATTCCACGATTTCTATTTTTAGGATATCTTCCAAAAAATTCTGAAGAAAATGGCGGCGAGTTTCCTCAACGAGGACAGTTATATCTTCCAGCAGATTATCTTTATTATGATTCTGGGGCATCTGTATCTGATCCTATTATACTACAATCTCCATTAGACGTTATTGGTGGAGAACATGTAGATGAGCGTTTTGTTGATTCTGAGGGGCGCTTACAACCATTGAAAATCATTAAGCGTGAAAGAGTTACATTAGAAGATCTTTTTCTTCCAAAGGAAGAATCTACACTTCCAGTATTTCACGCTTTCACACTGTCAGCGCTGAAGCAACTGGGACGTTTCTCAATACCTATGAGTGAATATGATTTTAATGGTCGGCTGGCTCCATATTTCCCATCATTTTCAAGTGAATCATCATTTGAACCTACAAATGCAGATATTTCATTTGCGGAGAAGTATGAAGTATCTCTGAAGGCAAAAAATTCTTTAATTGCAAATATTCAACGACTTTTAGATGACAATGTTCCTGGACTACCGACCCCAGTATTATCGGGTATTACTCGTCTCTATTTATTATGGAAGAAAGCTCCTCCTACATTTAATGGTTGCGAAGGACTTTTTTATGATTTACCTGTTAATAAATATCGCCCTTTTGTTCGCCTGCTACCTGTGGATGGGACCCCTCTAACAAAACTATATTCTCCTGAAGGTTCATTTTCTATTCCGGAAATAATCTCAGCGGATCTCATTAAACAATGGGCGCAAGAGAAGGCGCCAATGAATGATTCCGATTATTTATTTGCAAAAATCTTATTACATGAAGGAGGTTATCCAGTTTTTGGTTCATTTCATGCCCATCAGGATGGAACTGCTGATTTTGTGTTAATGCCTCCAAAAAATGTGCGGAAACTTTCACCAGGAGCGGAACTTTCTAAATTCTCGGAAATGTTTAATGCTGGTCTTGAGAAAACTGGATATAATAATGCAGATACCCCTTATAGTGTAGGGGAGACATCTGTTATATCATTCATTAAACTTGACAGTGCGCAATCGGATAAATTTACTACTGCCAAACTTCAACATCGTCTCCAGTATTTTGCTCCATTTTTTCAGGAGATTGCTCCTTTGTCAAATGAACAACCTATGATTGTACTTCGTTATAAGCGTGTAAGTAACTTTGCATTTGAGGACCGCATCTTCACATTCCTTACACAAGTAATTGCAAATAAGCAATTAGAAGGCACTGTTAGTTTAATGGGACTTCCGAAAATGCTTGCTGCGGAGTTTGATATTCCTGAGCATGAGGCAGAACAGCGTATTCTTGCTTGGCGCAGATCACGGGAGCAGTTTGGGGTGGCTGATGCTGCAAAGAATGATATTAAACTACAAGCGAATGCTGGCACAGATATATCTATTCATGCGCAACACCCTCTCTATTTTTTCCATATACATCGTGCAGAGTCTGGGAAACAATTGGCACGTATTTATACTCTCCTTTCTATGCTCTTTGGTGTAGATGAGGATGAATTCAAAACTATGCGACATGCTATAAGAGTACCTGAAGTTGTGGAAACTACAATTAGCCCATCTGGAGTCATTGAGACTGCAATACCTGTCCAACAAATGATGCCTGGATCCCCACAAGCACAATTATCGCCTACATTGGAGGGAGAAGACTTTGCCGGCTATGATTTTGATTTATATGAAGTTCCTGGTGATGAAGAACCTGAACCAACACTAGTAGAATCACATGCACAGGTTCAACAACCACCTATAGGGGAAGATTTACGTATGGGTGCAGTAGCTGCAGTAGAACCAACACAACAACAACAACAGAAACAACCACACCGTCCTGTTCAAGAGGCTAAAATTGTAGCAGACTCATTTTATATTAAACGTCTCAAAGAACTAGACAAAACTCTTTTTGTATATAAGAAAGAAAAGGGAGATAAATCTCTTGCAAATTATTCGGTGGGATGTGCCGCAAATGAAGACAGACAACCACTTATTATGGATGAACTCCAATATAAACGAATGCGTGATATTTATGATGAGGATGAGGATTTAATATTCATAGAATATCCCTTAAGAGATAAGAAGAATCCTACTATTGGGAAAGATAAAGAAGTGCTCTATGTTTTAAAATATGGTTCTGATCCATCGAATCAGAATTATTTTGTATGCTCAGAATATTTTTGTATTCGTGATGATATTATTCTGCGAAAGCATGAATTTGAATTTGGCATAAAAGCGGAGGATGGATCTTTTGAAAAAACAAAGGATGGCCATTATTTGGACAGAGAGCGGAAACCAAAAAATATGAATGAATGCCCTTTTTGCCATGGAAAAGTTATCAAAGAAAAGGACTCCGTTAAATCCGGTGAAACTGTATTAAAACGAAAGAATAAGCCAAAGAAAGATATCCCTCAGTTATTTATTCGCTTCTTAACAAAGAAGAAGAATCCTGATGGCCTTTCTCTCCCTTGTTGTTTTGTAGATCCAGATGTAATTCGATATGAACAACCAGATTTTAATCATATTCGCATATATGAAGAGAAGTTTATGAAATCTAAAGGTCCATCTGTGGCTCCAATAGCTACTGAGGTGGCACAAGAGGATCTTCCAGAGTATGGTCTGCTAAGACTTACATTGCACAATAAAAATATTGTAGATCCTGAAAAATACCCACTACCAGTAGGAAAAGTTGGTATATGCCCTATTGTTTTGGATAAATATCTTGGTCAAGTAACAAAATCATTTATAGAACAAATTTCATCTACGCGACAAGGGTTGAAACCAAATGCAGAAGGATTTCTACGCATAGGTGTTCAGAATGGACCGAAACAACGCAATAATTCTCTTCTTGCTGCGTTGGCACCCTTATTAGGGAATGCAAATAAAAATGAAAACGATCGCGAGGAGATTATTCTAAATACTCCAGAGGATGTTATATCGTTTATTAAAAAGTCTATTAGCCCGCTCATATTTCAGAGTCTAAATTTCGGAAATCTTGTAATGGAATTCTATAATCCATCTGATCCAAGTCCTACCCAGAATGAACTCGAATTATGGACAAAACGAGAACTTCATATTGAAAAACTAATTACAAAGGATATTAATATTGCTACACGGAGAGATTATATTGAGAGATTATATAATTCTTACAAAAATTTCATTGCATTCCTGGAAAACCCAGCGAAACCAAAAGAGTTGCGACAGTTTGTCCATATGTTAGCAGAACCTGGCGTTCTTACTAAGCGCGGGCTTATTATTATTACTCTTGATTATTCTAAGAATCCAAATTTACTTGATACAGAAATAATAGTAAGATGTCCCTTACAGGGATATTCAACAAATACATATATGCAAAATGATTTTGCTTTTTTAACACATGATCCTAATGGAATTTGGGAGCCACTTATTTATACGCGCAACATCCCTGCATCTGGCAGTGTAGTAAGTAAGCATTATGGAGATTATACACTGCAGGCGTCGCAATTTCCTAAATTACCAAACGAGATTCAAGTACGCATTCGAGAATTCAAGGAGAAATGTAATAGTTCTGGGCTAGGAGCATATACTAGTCAGATTGGTGTGAAACCAGATAAGCTAATTCCAAAATATATACTTTTATATGCCCGTGAAACAGAACGTGTTCCTGTTGGTCTTGTAAGAGATGCATACAATCACTTGGTCGCAGCAACATTCCTATCTCCAAAAGAAAAACTTATTGCAGTTCCTCTTGCTGATGACGGTTCTCTTGATAATTTTTCAGATAGATTACAGATGGACAAAACAAAGAAAAAGCAAGAAGTTAAACAAGTATTTTTCGGGTGGGAGGATATTCAGCCACTTGCAGACACGGATGAAATTATACGTTTCTACACAAATATTATTAAAACTAAATTCGAGATCTATAAGGGATATGCTATAGAATCAGTAGTTAAGTTTAAAAATGGTAAAATTGCTGTAAAACTTGTAAATCAGATACTGATTCCTGCTGCAAATATAACAAGCCCCAGTCAATTTACTAATGTTCCTGTAGTAGATGCGAATATTTATCCAGAATGGTATATTGATAATCAGATTGTTATGCGAGTAGATCCTATTAGTGATCAAACACTTCTTTCAGATATGTTTATACCACAAAGGAAAAAGGAAATAGAGGAAGTATTTCAACATTTGCGTTATACATTTGCAAACTATCTTGGTAGTAATGCAGCAGGACCTGAACTTCGCAAGAAGATTAAGGCTATTATTGAGCCAAGACGCAACAATGCAACAGGATTTCGCGTGCATTCGTTAGATCTCTGGGAACGGAGAAAGCGCCTTCAGATACTTCTTGGATCATTAATTCGTAGTTGGCTAAATCCAACAGATGAATTCAAAGTACATGAAAAATTACTCCGCATTGACTGTACTCAAATAGCTGATAAAGGTGCGTGCGATAATTACTGCAGTTGGAAGGAATCAAGTAACCAGTGTCTAATACATTCTCCCAATACTATTCCAGTTGGACAAGACCACAATGTGTCAGATGCTCCCAGATTTTTCATGCTTCGTCTCTTAGAAGAACTACTAAGAATTCCTGAAAAGCGCAGACAACTCTTAGATAAAGAAGTGTCATATCTTTCTGCACCTAAGACAACAACTCGTATTGGGGACCAACTTATTATTCCTGAAGTAAATGCGCAATGGTATCAACTTCTTATTGACGAGACTCTACCCAAGTCACTGGAGAAACCAATCTATTATGAGGAGTTTTCCAGAATATCTGCACCACCTGTTGATGTAACAGGACCACCTCCAGAGCCAGAGCCACTTTCCACAGAAATAATAGATCTCATAGGACACGATGTAGCATCTCAATTCCAATTATGGCAAGCAGAAGATCTCTATACACTACTTGTACCTCTGAATATCAGACTACTTGAATTAGTAGAAAATGGAGCAATTACTGATAGACTAACAAAGCCTTTGTTAGATAAAATTGTAGATAAAACGAAGATAACTACAATTCAGATTGACTTAACTGGCGAACCACAATTTATAGGGTCTGCTATTAATAAGATTACTGACGAGATTACAATAATCATTATTACTGAATCAGGAGAACCAGCATTCTTAGTGGATTCTGAACATCCTATGCGCCCATATATATATAGAACTAAACTTGGCAATACACTCCAAGAAATAATAAGTAAAAATACAAAGATTAGACGCAAGTGAGCCCAATTAATCATCCTCAATCCTACAAGGGAGAACAATAGGAGTTTTTGCCCCAGTAATAACTGAGCGCATCCGACAATCTAGCATAGACTGCACCTCATCAGGAAGCATATTGAGGCGCAAACGGCGATAATTCTTATTGTCTGGGTGCAGAATAATTAAATATAAATCCCCAATTGTAAGACCATAAAACGTCTCCAAGAACCACTTATAAATATTCAATTGCAATGTATAGTGCCAATAATTGCAATTTGCTAGATGATCAAGAGGATAATACCCACTTTCAAATGTATTCTCAGTTTTAATCTCCTTGGAACGTTTCCAATCATAAATAACGTGTTTCCCATCAGATGGGCGAAAGAAGATAGCATCAATTGACCCAGCCAACTTATGCTCTGTGCTGAAAACTTCCCATTCCATCCTATAAGGGACAAGATCAGGGCCACAGTCATTCCAGAAGTTAGTGAAATATTCCCATTCCTTTGTTTTCTTTACTTCATCCTCAATAATATCGTGCGCACCATTCATAAACTGCTCAATAGATAAGTGCATTGCGGTTCCAAGACCTGATGCTTCTCTGCCAGACTCAGCCCATGTATTTACAATCTCTTCATCTGTTCGCCCATAGTATTTTCCAGTCTTGTAATTCTTTCCTCGCTTGATTGCCGCGAGTGCAGCTTTAGGATCAAAGTGAGGAAAGAAATCGTGGATAAATCCTGTACAAGAAATCCATCCAGTATTTGAATTATCAATAGTATATTTATGGGTAGGCTCATCGAATTCAATACGTTCATCACGAGGATGACGATTATCCCATGCAAGACGTTGCCATTTCTGTGGATTTTTAGGCATTTATTATGTTTCTAACATATAAAATGTATAAAAAATATTATGTCAATTTTTGTTATTATGATCTGCCAGTCTAAATATTCCATATCTTAGGAATTCGCTCCTTTAACCATTCCCTTACACGAGCATCATCCTCTATTTTAACATTAATTGCTACATGCAGTTTATCGTTTGCATCTTTTGTAGAAGTATAGAATATATATAACACATTATCAGACGACCATACGTAATGAGAAAGTTCCATAGTATACCATTTTGCCCATGGAGAATAAGTTATAAATTCATTCCATGACGAATATATAAAATTATAAGACTTAGTTGTTGTAATTAGGCAGTTGGATGTTAAATCTTTTAGAGACATCATTGCACAAAGTATCTCCTAGTATACTAATTATCCATCAATTTTAGACCCCAGGAAACACAGCAATCTTCATCATTAATAGTCCGAGTTTATTTTGACCCTCAATACGTTCATCATCCGCACGACGACGACCGCCTAATTCACTTGTAGCACCACTCTGGCTATAGTAGAGAAGATACTTCTTTTGATTGCGTGCAGCCTCAATAATCTTACGATAACGTGCATCTTTATCATAGCGATATGTGAGCGCATAACGGAGCAGTCCATCCTGCTGGCTTGCCCATTTCACCTCATCAAATACTGTCTTATGACGTTTGAATCCGGTGGGAGTCGTCTCCTTACGAATATCAGTTGTCTCGTCTTTCAGTAATTCTGCCTCACGATCCCAAGAAAGTTTCTTCTGACCAGCACCAGTTTCCTCCAAACGCTTGTTATCGTATTTACTATAAATAATACCATCTGTGGAGAATAAACTCTTGGCCTTTATTGGGTTATTTCCACCAATCTTGTATTTCATACCTGCGATGAAATGCTCAAGAGATGGGTAGATAACAGTAGGATCATCCTTATCAGGGATTGAGAAATAAGCAGATGGAGCTAAATAGCGAGCATACAGGGGGTCTTTAATAGCAAGTTTATCTTGCGTACCAGCATCAGTATAGAAGTTAATTACTTCATTTGCTCCGTATTTACGTGTAAGAAGAGCAACCTTCATCTGCTTGCCTGGCGCAACAGCTACACCTTCCTCCTCTGTCGCAGCCGCAGGAGGAGCAACAGTTTCAGTGGTCGCCTCAGTTGCTGCAACAGTTCCATCACTTGTACGCTTGAATATAAACCATCTATTCATGAATGAAAACTGTTTCACCGCCTCTCCCATGGCAAACTTCTTTCCAGCCTTAACAGACATCTTATAGCTCTCATCAAAGAGCGCACTACTATGAGATAACCCAATCTCTCGCATTTGCTCAGGCTTCAGAAGCTCTAACCCAATAGATTTGAACTTTTCAACAAGTAAGTTAAACGGGACGAGATATTCTCGATGCGATGAACCAATACTAATAAACTCAACATCTACTGGAAGACCGAATCCCTCGTCATGTAAGGGAATCTCCTCTGCAGAATAGCTTTTAGTAATCTTCCAGAGTGTAGTATTATCCTCTGTTCCAATACGAGACTGGCCCTCAGGAATTCCGCGGAGGAGTTCAAACACACGCTCGCCATCAAAAGCGCATCCAATGAAATAGCCTCCAATCTTCAGGTTCTCCTGAACATTTCTCAGAAATCCACTAAATATTTCCGCATTTTGGAAGAAATAGTGGATAGCAAACATACATGACATCACATCTGCTCCCATGCGTAGGCGACCAGCACCTGACTTCTCTATAAGGGGAGGTAAGGGACCTTCAGGTTTTACTTTACCTATAATAGATCGCAATATATCTCGCTCTTCTGAATTTGCGCCAGCTTCTCCAGTGGAAAGATTCTTGCTAGAATCACCAATCGCAAAGAACATAGGAGCCATTGATGCTGTTCCCGTTCCTTTGTTACTCGTACGAATTGTGTCAAGGAGACGTCTATATGCACCATCACCTGGATCACGAATATTTTCTCCTGCATAATCTACTCCTAACACAAACGCCACCTTTCCTCGTCTCCAACGCTGTAAATCGCCAGCTTTACCAACAGCTAAATCCAGAATTGTTTTATCTCCAGGTTTCAGAACAGGCTCATATAAGATCGTGTCCTTAATCCATCTGTTGTGAAAATCACGGAGACCTCTCACTCGCAATAAATCCTTTTCAGGAGCCTTACGCGTATAATATTTCTTTCCAATCTCTACACGGTCACCAATAGCCTTCAGTAGAGAAGAAATCTCATCTTGCGTAGGTTCCTCAGAACCTGTACGAATCATAGATAGCGTTACAGGATCATGAATACTATTCCACACACTCTCACCGACCTCCTCGGAGTTCAGTGTTCGTGCAAGAGTGCCTTTCTGAAGACGTTCTGTCTTATCTGTACGAACACGAATAGGATACCAGCGCCAACCAGGTGAGCGAGCAGGGTCATAAGCCATTTCCACAATAGAACGGTCGCGAATAGGTTCCCCTGATCGTTCTGAACGAATGTACTCCTCGCCAGAATCAGGATCTACTTCAGATATAATATGACACACTGATGCCATCGTATCAGGGTTTTCCTTTGGATTAAATAGTACAGGTTTATATTCACGAGGTCCGCCACGCTCTTGTCCAATAATAGGTTGTTCAAACAAGAGAGCTGTACGAGGATCATCCAGTGCAGCCTCTTTACTGCTTCCAACAAATAGGCGTAGCGTCTTATAACGAATTGTCTCACCAGTATCAGGGTGAATTCCAGTTTGCACACGTTCTTCTTTATCATTCGTCTTCTCTTTCTCGCTGATAACCAGGAAATCAATAGTATTATCTTCTGAAGGCTTCCACTTGAATTGCGACATAAACCCAACACCAGGCTTCTGGGGAATAGGATCCGTGTTAGAAGTAAAGATTAGACCATCCACATAATATATATAACTGGTATCAAGCACCTGCGCCGCGGCGCGAAAGATAGAGTCATTGCCAGGAGTAGCAAACACAAACTTCTTAATAGCAACCTGGAGCTGGGTTTTCAGTGTAAGGCCTGTAGCAATAATTTTAGGACCACCTTCTCCTTTCCACGCATCAATCCACAACTCTAGTTTCTTATGACGTCCTTCAAAGAATGGCTGGCGAGTGACATCCTCTCCATTAGGAGCAATATATACATCAAAGAGCAGTAATTGCTGAATAGCATTATTCTCTTTGTCGCGTGTTACAAACTCTCCATCTAACAAGGAGTTCTTACAGTCAGTATTCTGAAGTCCTGTGCGATATACATTCATACCCATATCAATCATGAAGAGCTCTCCACGACTATCGCAGAAAGCATGGACGCGGAGTCCATCTGCCTTTTCAGTAACATTGTATCCATTGCGAATATTCGGTGTCTGCTCATCTTGCACAGATATCATACTCTTTGTTTCCAATGTCACAGGCGCAACACCTCGGAAACGATCAGTCTTTACTAGTTCAGCATAAGATTCCAACACAGACTCCTTTACAGATTTCCGAATAAGAAGCACATTCTTCTGAATACCTCGCAGTACATTTGTCAATCCTGCTATAAGGGTCTTTGTTGCAGATTGCGCAGTTGCATTTACAGGATCTCTCAATAGCTCAGCTTCAATCTCATATTTTGGTGGGGAATTCATAATATCAAAATCGGCAAATCGGCGAACCCAGCGGTATTCACCGCGAGTATTTGTTGGACTTGAACGAACCATGGAAAGATCGAATACAATCCCATGCCCCTTGAAGGACCAACGACGAATTAGACGGAATGCTTTCTTCTGTTGAAACCAAGTAGTAATAAGCTCCTTGACTTTGGGATCCTCACTATCAAGAGGAAGCTCTCTACGAGATTTAATTCGTACATTATATTCTTTAAGGTCTAAGTTTGCATTAGCGCTTGTGCGATCTTTAATCATTGCCTCAAATTTCTTACCCCCAATGCGTTCATCGTGACAGTATTGCTGGATGATACCGAACCCGTTTAGTTGAAATCGCACTTGGTCGGGAAGGATAATACTGAGACGGTCTAGTTGTGGCGTAGCAACAAATCCTTTTGCCTTCATACGTGCAGCAATAGTTAGGAATGTAGTGGCATCTACTTGTCCCTTTTCTCCAAATGTTGCTTCTAATTCTGTTTCAGGGTGACCAAGCCAGTCCTTTATAAGGACCTCCAAGGATTTAGCATCAGCAGAATATAGTTCCATTTCTTGCCTAAGCTCTCTAATTATAAATGTATTCAAATTTTAGACCGTGGTCGGATTAACTATTAGATAATCCAAGATGATAATGTACGAACTGCTTCAGTATGCCCAGCGCGACGCATTAGTTCATCCTTCTTTACCCGCCCCTCAACTGCGAGTCCTGCATCTTCAATAATATTACGTAGTTCTTCCATTGTACCATCTGCTAAAGGCCATGCTATCTTCCACCCTGCAGTTTCCATCTTTGAGATCCATAGTCCAAGATTTGTGGGGCGCCACGTCTCTTCGTCCGCTTGGTCGCAAAAAATCCAGCGTCCATCCCTGCTCATTCCATAAATTGGAGTATCACGCTTCCACACACGAAGATCCTCTGGAGAAAATCCGATCTCCTTAGTTTCAGTGTCAATAATCATAATCTGAATTTGCTCCATTTCACAAATTGCAGCATAACATAATTCATTCCAGGCACTCTTCTGGTCTTCAGGAACACGAGAACTTAGGCACGAGGAAATTGCCTCTGCAACACGACGAACTGGCCAGCGACGACCTTTCAATAATGCAGGAGACTGATTCTGTGCCTCTGTAACAGCCTCGCGCAAAAGTACTTTCTGCAGTGACTGTGATCCACTGCGGAAGAGATAATTCTTAAAACGGAGAATAAGCGCCATAGGACCACCTGGTCCTAATGGACGACGAATCCAGCCTTCATCCTCCCTAACATCATTATCTGTGTTAGTAACATGTTGTTCAATCTGAATATGTGGCACACACTCAGATTGAAACTGATTTTTACGAAATGTATCGCGTAATTCTTTTAAAGTAATTGTAACCCCCTGCATTTTCCCTTATAGATAATAAGTGGCAGAGTTTTAGGCTTCCATCTCGGAGCCAAGATCACCGCGGAATACTTCCATTTCCTGTAGGCGCTGATTCTGTTCATTCTGCTTTGATTTACAGAATGTAACATGTTCTATCATTTTTGCAAGTGTTTCTCTGTCAAGGGATAGTACATCAAAAAAAATTCCATTGCTATTTTCACTGTAGCTTGTGCCCGATTTCTTCAATATTCGGAATATATCTCCCTTCTCAGACTTTCCTAACTGTTTAAGATCTCCTAGGAAGTTCTTTCGCATCTCATATTCTTCCCTTGTAAGTAATCCACTCATTCTTCCTCGTCGTCACTATCTACAGAGCCGGGCGAAGGGGGCTGTGATGAAATATCCGCATCTTCTGGTGCTTCCACCGCAACAGGAGGCTCCGTGGCAACAGCAGGAGCAGAAACAACTGACTTGAAAATTCCAACACACTGGATGAAAGGGTCATTTGTCTGAAATCGCGACTTCTTAATCTCAAGTTCGATACTCACTCCAATTGAAAGATTCTCAAATGCCTCATCACTAAGATGTAGGTCACGTGGAAGAAGAACACGGATTGCATCTTTATACTCAACATAGACCCCCATCTTATTCTTCTTCAACACCTCGCCAACAATAACGGTTCCATCACTCGGGTTTAGTACTAGGCCCTGCGCCTGAATCTGATACACTACGTCCCCAGTGAATCGTCCAGACTCAACATGTCCCATAGAACGTGATACAATTTCCATAGAATTGGGAATTACAAAACCATGGCGCGAGCACTTACCCTCCAACTTTGCGCGAATCTTTTCAAGGAGAATTACTTCTACAGAATCATTCGCCAGCCGATTTAACTCCTTTGGGGTTAGCGGGATGCGATCCTCGAATAATGCCTGATGTTCCATTATTCTTTCTACTCGCTCTAATTCTTTAGAGTAGATTCAATTTTTAGATATTGTCTCCATCTCTCTAGGCCTTTCCTTTGTGGCCACTCAGTGAGGAAGATACTGGTCGGAAAAACCATCGTGTTCGCCGTGTTCTTTGTAAATCCATAAGACGCAGGAAAATATTTGTTATAACACATAACTGGATAGCATTCATATTCTTAATTGCCCCAAATGTATTGTCATCAATATGTTCTTTACCATATACTTCTATGATCTCTCCCAAATTCTTGATTTTATCGGCGGTTTCACTTACAATCGCGCACTCTGCTCCACGCCCAGGCTTTGTGCCATCCTTAACAGGTTTCCCTTGTTTAAACACAAAAGCATCTGCCCCCTTTGTTGTGATAAACCCATAAAATGGCCCAATTTGTCCAACATAAGGGCGTCTCCGAAGAACATCGTCTGTTGTTGAAGAATTAATAATATCCATTAAGGACTTTGGCAAGGGCTCACCATCAACACGTTTATAATCCACTTCTCCCGTTTTAATATTTACAAAACGAAATACTTGAACACCTCCACCACTACCGATCTTCAGAAGATTTTCTCCACCAGCTCTCTCATCACTACCAGAGCGGATAGCCCCCTCTTGTTCAGAAACTGTAAGCCATTCATCAAATAAGTATTGAAGTATAGCATCACCGAGATGCGCCTTATTTTTGAAAAGTGAAGGAACTGCCAATATACTTTCAAATTCTTGCTTGTAGCGCTTGTATTTCTTCGAATTAGCGCCGGCAATTAAATTCAACAATCTATCAACATCATCTATAAGGGTAATTACTGGAGTTTCAACAATGCTCTTAGCCCAACTTGCAAGAGTCCTCCACTTATTATCAATTCCTTGTGCTTCTTCTGGGCTATCCTCATCTTGTGGAGCATTCTCAATCACCTTTTGCTCAATCTTCTGAGGTATGAAATGATCGCGACGAACATTGAAAAATGTTGTGCGGAGAACTAATGGAATTGACTCATCTTTTATAATAGATGGCTGAAATAGGAAATATTTATTACGATAAATAACATATCCATCAATTCCCCTGTGTTTTACATGGAAGTTCTTATTTCCTAGAATATTGGATATAAGCATTCCATATACTTGATTGGGTATATTGCTGAAATTCTGACGGAAAAGATCAACGTCGAAAAATGCCTGCTGAGCAAAAAGATTACGTACTTGTGCCTTTAATAGCGATTCTCTATAGCGAGCACTAAACTCATCATATGTAGAAGTATCAAGTTCTTCTAATTTTTTAAGAGTCTTAAGATCTACATTTACTTCTGGCACACATTTATATTCACATGTTTCAAGCCAGTCGCACAATGGAGAAAAGGGAGTGTCATTAATATTTACATCATTCCGAGTTATACCTTGGCTATCTATCATTACAACAGGTGGCTGTCCCATTATTAGAATTGCATCTCGATTCAGATTGCAATCTAGTGCATGTATCTTCAGAAGGCGACTTACTTCGCCAATCTGTTTTGCCTTCTTTAATGCCAGACGGTAACTATATAAATCAATTGTTTCCTTATTGCGCTCTTGTGGGAATGTTATACAGTGGAGGAATATTGTAGCATTTCTCTCTTTTGGATCCAACAATGAATGAGAGCAGAAACGAATACCTCGGCCTATGACTTGGTCTGTCTTATTCAAATGATACCAGCTGTCAAAAATATGAATCTCCCTTATAAAACGTAAATCAACACCCTCTGATGCTACCTGTGAGCCAATAACAACCTTCACATCTTTTCCATATTTGTTTGCCTCTCCTCGTGCCAATGCAATTGAATCTGCGTTTTTAGGAGATATCTCCTCATTACCTGTAAGGATAACATATTTAGCAGGTGTAAAAGGATGGTCTGTAGCAATATGCCCGCGTTCTTTTCCTGGGCATAACGCACACTGTCGCCCACCAGGACTTTGAATGCCATCTGCATAAAGAGACTTTGCTCGGCCTGCAAGAGTATATCCATTCGCTTCTAATGCAAGAGCAATAACAAGTGCGCCGGCAGTTACAAAGCGACTATATATAAATTGTACGCTTTTTGCAGCGCTAATAGATTTGAGAATAGTATATGTCTTTGGCGATGATTCGCGAATATTTTCAACTGAAAGCCAGTCTGGAGAAATCCCATCGCGACATTTGTATTGAACATTTACACCAGTTCCTTCACGCGCAAATGTATAGGTGAATCCGTCTTCCCCCACACTATCCTCGTCTTCAGCAACAGGAAATAGGAAATTACCTGCCTGAATTAGTCTATCACGAATTCGTATACCATACTTTCCAGATGTTGCAGCTGCTTCACTTATTTCCTCATTCATAATAGTGTCCATCTTTGCAAGAGAATCTCCATATAGTTCGCTCGATACAAGAGGAAGTGTTACCATTGCTATGCGGTCTTCTTCTGAAATACTGTGTAGCCCACTTGGATCAGTTGCAGGATAATTGCTAACCATTTTAACCTTAGGGCTCAGTCTTACGGGAAATGTATGAGGATTTTCTCCTCTCATAAAACTTACATATGCTGTTGCAGCTCTTTGTAAAAGGCGACGCGTAGCATTGGATCCTTTTCTCAGATTCCCTTGCGAGTCAAATAACTGAGACTCTGTAAGGGTAGGTTTCTTGTCATTTATTAAGAGAAAGTTAAGAAGTGTAATAATCTCTTTTGCAGTGTTGTACATTGGTGTTGCAGTCATTAATACGAGTTTCATTCCATCTGTTGCTGAAAGTAATTGTTTTAAATAAGGAGCAAGTTTGCTACCTGCATTTGTATCTTCTACATCTTTTTTCCCACCTGCGCCAGCAGTATCTAATTCTTCATCTTCTTCTGTTGCAGCAACATCCTCGCGTAAGTGATGGGCTTCGTCGATTATTAATACGCGCCCGCTAAACTCATTTCTTAGAGCCTCTTCAATCGCACGGGCCTTCCCTTCGCGAACTTTTCCAACACGACGCTCAATTACTTTGCGAATATAATTGCGGAATGCGAGATAACCGAAGAAACTATAGCGACGACGAATTGCCTCATTCACTTTACGTTCAATAGTAGCCTTATTTCTTTCATATAAGGTACCTGTAATTCGCATATAGAGATCACCAGTACCTTGATTTGCAATATTTGGTTCTGAATCTGTTCCAATTGCAACCCTATTAATATCAAAAATATTTCTATAGAAACCAGATTGGATAGTAACAGGAGCAATAATCAAGATCTTCTTGCGTGGATATACTTCTAAGAATCCTTCTGCCACTTGGATTGCGGCTTGTGTTTTACCTACACCTACACTATGGTATAGAAGAGCTGAATTATACGGTGTTCTAGGATTTAAGAAGTTGGAAATAAATCTCTGAACAGATGTTACTTTGAAAGCTGCTACACTTGAACAGGGATTATCATCTCCTTCTTTGAATGGCCTATAAGGGTCTTGCTTTGATTCGGCAAATTCGCGCTTTTTCAATAATAGGTTGATAAAATTTGTATCCTCTATATCAGGATATAATATTCCAGCCTTTTCATCATCGTGCATATCATCACCAGGATAAAGCCCTATTGCACTCATAGTATTGAGAATATGATTGCGAATTCTGTCATTAGGTTCAGTTCTCCACAGGGCAATTAATTCATCCTCACTCAGATTTGTTAATTGTGGCAGAGGTACTGTAGGAGATGATTCGGCCTGCTCTTCCTCATTGTCATCGTGCTCTGGTGCTGGTTCTGGTTCTGGTTTCGGTTCTGGTTGCTTAGGTTTTCTTGGAATCCTTACAGTTTTTAGGCGAACTGGTTCTGGCTGTGCTGGTTGTGGTGGCAATACAAGATTCTTAGGACGTTTTACTTTTGGCATCTTTTTGAATTTTCCTGAAGGAACTGGAAGTAAAGGCGCAGGAGCAGGTTCTTCTTGTAGCTGTTCAACCTCCAATGGTTGTTCAAACTCTGGTTGCTGTTCAACTTCTTGTGGCGGTTGTGCAAGTTCCAATGGTTGTTCAAACTCTGGTGGCTGTTCAACTTCTTGTGGCGGTTGTGCAAGTTCCAATGGTTGTTCAAACTGTGGTTGCTGTTCAACTTCTTGTGGTTGCTCAAACTCTGGTTGCTGTTCAAATATATTATTTGGTAAAGGTTCAGTTACAGCCACAGGTTCAGTTACAGCCACAACTTTCTTTGGTCTTTTTGCAAGTCGTTTAGTTTTTTTAGGAATTGCTACAGGCACATCTTGCGGTTCTCCCTGTATCATAGTAATGCCAGCCTCAGACGACATACTCTACATATTAGTTCATAAAATAGAACTAATATTAGAGCGAGTATTATAATACTAGACTGTGACACCAGTCTGAATAGTAGATCCCATCTGTAAGGCACAGTAATTTCTCAAAATACTGGATGCACGGAGCAATACCTCTCGCTTCTCAACATTATCGGGGCGGATAAGTTTCAATGCCTCCTCCAGACCTACCCAACGAATATCTCCAACCTCACGTGCCATATGAGAATCAAATTTCTTCATAGAAACTTCTAAAGTAGGTGAGCAGTTTGCCATATAGTAGATATGTGTGTAATGCACATGATTACTCCCAAAAAAGGTTTCACGTAGAGGCTCCATATTTTCAACAATAGCATACTGATATGGCCGAAGCCCTGTTTCCTCATTAAACTCTCGCATTGCGCATGAAATATTATCTTCTCGTGGATTACGTCGTCCCTTTGGAAACCCCCATTCGGGAGTTGTATATACCGATGCCTTTGACTCATTAATAAGTTTCTCTAACACACCACTCTCCCGCAAATGAGCAATCTTTTTCCGGGCAGATTCATGTTCATTCGTATATTGCTTAGAATTCGGATTCGCCCCCCACATATCATTCCAAAGACGATCAAACGGAAGTGTAATAATTCGCTGTCTTTCATCCCCAGTCATTCCATCAATCTGTGCAGAAATATACTCAACATCATCTGGCTTATATTTTCCTCGGATGAGTTCTACATAACCAATTGAATCCTTTCGTTGAATAAGAAGAAACTGAATATCTTGCCCCTCATACCCTGTAAGGGACCTTGCATCAGAAGTTAGCTTTGAGGTTTGTTTGAATGATTTATTATTAATGCGAAATGCTATTAGCCCATATGAACATACGGGTGCCATGCATCCACGGTATGAATGTCCAATTTCACCACAATTTGAACAACTATTTGTATTTTGATTAATCATCATATCCAACACTAAAGAAATAACGCTAATAGCCTTTAGGGCTTGTTTCTCTCGTTTATAGTCAATAAAGTTTAACATTCCCTTATAGCACACGCACATAAAGAAATGCATATTCCTCCTGAAGTATGGGGGCCCTTTTTTTGGAACACAATTCATTTAGTTGCTCTTGGATATTCTAGCGAACCGACATATATTGATAAACGGGCTGCGAAAGAATTTTATGAGTCTCTTACACGGCTCATTCCATGCCCTATATGTCGCGACCATTATACGGCACATTTGAAAAATACGCCAATTAGTGCATCTCTTGATAATAGGACAGACTTACTACGATGGACAATTAAACTTCACAACACAGTGAATAAAATGTTAAATAAACCAGAGAAGACTGAAGTAGAAGTTCTCGCATATTATGCAGCACTTGGAAAACGTGGGCGTTCTCCAGTATGGAATTCGGATGACCTTACTGAGTTAAATATGCGGTCTTTCTTACACGGAGTTGCTACAACGGTTGGAGTTACAACTGTGATTGGTACTATAATATATTTTATTCGTCCTACCTAGATTTAGTCGGCAATGGATCCGTTTCAAGCGTTCTTAGACAGACCGACATATACTTCTGGTATCACCCCTACAGCCACAGAGTCTGGCGGGTTCTTTAAATCAATAGGCTCTATTTTATTAAGAGCACTACTAATAATTGTTATAGTATTAATTATATTAATATTTATACATTATACTATTCGCCCAATTTTCAAGAAAACACCAGATGATCCTGGAATTATACAGATGCCAACCATTACTGGGGCTGACAAAGTATTTTGGAAAAATAAGAGTGATGTAAGCGCATTAGATGTAGCAAAAACTCCATTAGGATCTTCTACATCTGGAAATAATTATAGTTTATGTGTGGATATTGAGATTGCAGATGGATATAAATATACTGGTCTTCCACGTATTATCTTCTATAAGGGAACAGATTTAGCAACAATACCAAATGAACAAAGGGAACGAGCATCTGTAGCATCAATGATTCGTGGTGGATCACTCGTATTTGCATTAACACGCGATACAAATGATTTACAGGTAGGAATTATAACTGCAAATAATAACCTGGAAGGTGTTTTATTATATAATGTACCTATACGCAAACCATTTCGTGTAGGCGTAATAGTAACTGATACCCGTCTTGAAGTATATACAAATGGACGTTTATCCCGTACAAGGAAATTAAGTGCAACACCTGCTGCAATATCAGGTAAATTTTGGCCATCTTCTCTTGGAGGTATTGAACTTCGCAATCTTCATATATGGCCACATGTTATTACATCTCAGGAAATGCGTGCTGCTATACCGGCGCTTGCAAGCGGAAGTTTAGATAATGCTCCATCGCAGGAAACTTCTTCATGTGATGCGGCAGTCTCAGCAGTGACCGCTCTTACGAATATAACTCCTGATTAATAAATTTTACATAATAATGTTAGATAAGTCATGAACATTGGCAATATCGCTACTAATATAGTAATATTTATAGTGATATTTGCAATATCATATTATTTAATAAACTTAACGTGGCCAACTACACGCTCCATAGCTACATTAGGGTCTAGTGGTAAAGCCCAGAGTTTATCAAAAGACGCAGTTATACAAGATACAAGTATTGTAGCCAGTAATTTTTTGGGTGGTGCAAGTGGAACAATTATCTTTTATCTCTTCATTCAAAGTATTCCTCGTACATCAGATATTGACGTACCTTATAAGAGAATTTTAGGTATTCCAGGTTCTTTTGAGTTACAAATTGCAACAGATGGATCCGCGAGACTTTCTGTTACAACTCAGTCAGCAGTTAATCGCGTTGAAAATGTGGACTTACAGCCAATTCCCAAACAGAAGTGGGTACAAGTTGCGATTCTTCGTGAAGGTAGAAGATTTGATATTATGTATAATGATACAATTGTTAAATCCGTAAGAATGCAACAACTACCCGCTATAAGATTAAATAGTGTATATGCTGGACAAGATGGTCTTCTTGGTATAGTTGGACCCATAAGATCTTCGCCTCGTCGCTATACTCCTCAAGAGGTAATATATGAGCATAAATACACTTCGGATACTCGTGGAAATCCTAATATTAAGATTTCACTCGACCCCCCAAGCATATGCCCAGCAGGGCAAACTTGTCCATCTAATACAAAAGCCCCTGAATCTACATTACACTTTTTAGGGACTCCTTATAGTTAAATATGGAATCATCTGGGCGAGGAAATGTATTAAACGTTACGACAATTGTCGTTGTCATACTGATAATAGTTGCACTGTACTACCTTTACAATTTTCTATATGCTGGCGGTATTACACGATATGATATTGTGAAAGGACCGCGTAATGCAGTAAAAACTGGAACAAATAGTGCTATTATTACAAAGTCGGATCAACTCCCAGCATTGTATGAAGGAGGAGAATACTCTGTATCTTTCTGGGTATATATCAATGATTTTAACTACCGGCGCAATATGAATAAGCATGTATTAAGTCTCGGTGGCTCTGGTTCAACTGTATCAGCATTTGACACATTACGTGTGTATCTAGGTGCTTTCAAAAACACACTCTCTGTTCGTGTGGATAGTCATGAGACCGGCCAGGCAGTAGGTGCACAGCCTATTGGTAATTCTCTCCCTCGTACGGATTATTCCTCAACAGGTGTATTTGATACTATACAACCTATAGCGGATGATAACAGATTCCCTTCATGCGATATTACAACAATTGACTTACAGCGCTGGATCAATATAACAGTTGTTCTGAATGGACGGACTACGGATGTGTATATGGATGGTAAATTAGCCCGTTCATGTGTACTGCCTCGCTTCTTTAAGGTAGATTCTGCTGGTTATCAACTATCTCTTCTTGATAAGGGCGGATTTGGTGGATACGTGAGTAATGTATCGGCATTTGGTTATGCTCTCAACCCAGGTGAGGTGTATCGCAACTACATGACAGGCCCTGGTCCTCAATTTACATTCTTTGAGTGGCTCAAGTCATTATTCGATCCTAAGGCGGCAGGGTCCCTTGATTATCCTAAGATGAATTAGATTTTGATAATCACTGTTAGATGTCATCGACCAATACCTCTACGGTTATAGCGTATCTTAATGGTACTGCCATGGTCCCTCAATTAGTGCTTGGTGTTGTACTCCCTATCATTGTATATACAGTGTTTATTACGTTAGAGTTTTTATACAAGTCTATGAATCAAGTTGCAAAGACACGTACAGTCCTTCTCCCATATACATACACAAGTGATAAGCAACAGGAGATTCGTCAGGACCCGAACGATCCTGTTTCACTTCCAATCGTCCCGTCAGATAACGAACATACTGGTATTGAATTTTCCTATAGTACATTCTTACAAGTAAATGAAGGTTCTTATGCTGATGAGAGTGGAATGCATCACATTTTCCACAAGGGCTATAATCTATCATTCCCACTAATGGGCCCTGGTGTCTTTTTACGACCAGATACAAATACTATTCGTGTTTATATGAATTCTACACGCACATGGAACAACTATGTTGATATTGAGAACATTCCCTTAAAGAAGTGGTTTCATCTGGTGGTTGTGTGTCGCAAAAATGCGGTAGAGGTTTATATCAATGGCAATCTCTCAAAGAAACTCAACTTTGAGGGTGGCATTCCATACCAGAATTTCGGTAATTTCTTCATTTTCTCTCAGCGCAGAGTGAGTCTTCAGAAGGCAAGTGTGCCAAGTGTTGATGAAGAGGGGTTCAACCTCCGAGGGCCCATGAATGGAATGATTAGTCGCCTGCAGTATTTCAGTTATGCACTGTCATTTACTGAGATCAATTCTCTTCTAAATGAGGGCCCAAGCACATACATTGTATCTGCTACACAGAATAAGCCACCATACCTTGCGGACACATATTGGACTACCCAATACACATCTTCTGCTTAGATTCATACCTAAGTAATATTATTATATAAATATATCTATTTTAAAGAGATTTATTTATAGATACTTTCAGCAACTGACTAGTGCGGGTCTAAAAATCATGAAAGAAACTCAATTAATAGAATGCCTGGAGGTGGTTTAATACCATTAGTTGCCTACGGAGCACAGAATACATTATTATCAGGGAATCCGGATTTCACATATTTCTATAAAAACTATAAGAAGTATAGTCATTTTAGTCAAGAGTCTGTTACAATCCCTCTTGAAGGTCCGAATGAATTATCCTTTACAAATCCTATTCAACTGCGCGTAAAGATTCAAAGAATAGCGGATCTTCTGAGCGATCTCTATTTTACATTTCGTGTTCCGGATATTTACTGTAAGGATATAAGTGGTGCAAATTTACAATATCCGCACGGAAGATCACCAACGGAGCAAGTTCCAAATCCAAGTCAATTTGAGTTTCAATGGGTACGTTATTTAGGAGCCCATATTATTCAGAATGTTGCATTTTTTGTAGGTGGTCAGAAAATTCAGGAGTTTGATTCTGAATATATTATTGCGAAAGCTCTATCTGATTTGGATCAGGATCAATATCGTAAGTGGCAAAGAATGGTTGGCGATGTGGCGGAATTAAATGACCCTAAAAGGGGTATTTATACAGCACTAAATTCTAATGGTTCTGCTCCTACAGTTCCAGCATATCCTATTGTAGCAAATGATGGCTCTGGACTTCAACAGAATAATAATCCAAGTATTCCTGGTCAGGATATAATTGTCCCTATACCTTTCTGGTTTTGCCAGAATTTTGCAAATTCTTTGCCACTCGTTGCCTTACAGTATCATGACTGCGAAATTCAATTAACTTTGCGATCTATACAGGAACTTTATACTATTCTGGATGTAAATGGTTACCGAGTAGCCCCAGGAAGTATGATTTCCGTGAATCAATCCGATCTACAAGGGAATCTTCCAGTATATCTTCCAGCAGTGAATTCAACTGGAGCAGTGGATGGCAACTTCAGTTTATTTGCTGTGGATTTTGGTTATACTGCTCCTATTATCAATAGTTGGTTTTTTAATCCACGCATTCAATGCACCTTTACATACCTTACAGACGATGAAAGGAAAGTATTTGCTAATCAGCAGTTATCATATTTACTATATCAAACAACAACATACACTTTTCCTGGGTTATATAATCGCCAAGTATTGGATATTGATACACATAATCCGATTAATCGTATGTTGTTTATTTCACGTAGATCTGATACTTTAGCCAATAAGAATGATGTTGCGAATTATACAAATTGGTGGAATTTCCCTCAACAGCCATTCAAAGCTGTATCTACTGGGCCATCGTCTGGAACATTACAAACTGCTCGTCAAGACCAGATTATTCGGCATTTACGTATTCTGATGGATGGTAATGAGATCCAAGAAGAGAAAGGTACGGACTATTTTACTAAAATAGTAGCAGGACGAAATCAGCGCGGAGGCAGTATTCTCCCACAAACAAATTATATTCCTACATTCTCTTTTCAATTGGAGAATAATGCACTTCAGCCATCTGGTTCAGTAAATACTAGCCGAGTGAGGGTTGTTCAAGTAGAAGTAGATCCTTGGCCCTTACCTCAGCCAACATTATATGTATATAATCTTAATATTTATGTTGAAAACATTAATTGGTTTGAAGTTGCTGGAGGAATGGGTGGGCTAAAATGGGCGCTATAATTATTCGGTGTTTTGTTGGCGGTTTTTTCGCAATAAACTGCTAGAGTGTAGGAGACTGAGCAATGTCATACTTGGATAAGATAAATAGTCTGGTTTCGTATTATATTAATAAGGCTACGACTAGGGTATATGATTCCCATATTCAAGGGTTTGTAAATAATCAAATTGCTGCAGCAACATCAACAGCAACACCAGGAACAATCGCAGCAACACCCGCAACAACAGCAACAACAGCAACAACCACAACAACCACAACAACCACAACCGATGCGTCAGGAGCAGTTATACAAAACAAACCACCACCAACATTAGTAGAACAAGTAATATCAGAAATTTATAAATATGTGTTTCTATCATTATTTGTACTAGCTGCACTATATGCAGGGCATCTTGCAGCAAATGACGCAATTGGACGCCCTTATTACTATAGAATTCTCTATTTTATCTGGGGTTCATCTTTTCTAGGAATACTCCCTTTCTTCTATTCACCGAGTTCAATACTATGGATGGTAACTGCCGCATATTATATTATTCAAGCCATGAGAGGTAAGCCTACAACTTCATATGCACTAATCCCAGTTCGCCCATCTAATGTAGAGTTACCATATGGGCTAAGTGGCCTAGTCCAAAGTATATATACATATCGTGAAACACCTGCAACAATAGCTGCCGCAGAACTGTATAAAACACAATTAAAGAATGCATCATAATATCCTATAAGGGAATGTCAGGCAAACCATTTGTATCTGTTGTAACACCAACGTATAATCGTAGAAAATTTATTCCTATGCTTATTCGCTTATACAAAGAACAAACATATCCGAAAGATCGTATGGAGTGGATTATTTTGGACGATGGCCAGGAGAAAGTAGATGATCTTTTCTCCGCAGCATCAAAAACAATACCAAATATTAGATATATATATCACCCAACAAAACTCACTATAGGGGCAAAAAGAAATATACTAAATAAGGAAGCAAAGGGGGAAATTATTATATCAATGGACGATGATGATTATTATATGCCTGAGCGCGTAGCATATACAGTAACTATGTTTTCAAAACATCCCAAGGTAGAACTTGCAGGTTCTTCAGAAATATTTATGTATTATACTGATATTGGGGAAATCTATAAATTTGGACCTTATGCTGCAAATCATGCAACAAATGGAACAATGGCAATACGCTCATCGTATGCAAAAACACATGTTTATAATGAGAATCTTCTTAATGCAGAAGAAAAGTCTTTCCTAGATGATTACAAGAATCCTATGATTCAACTTGATTCTCACAAGATAATGTTAGTGATTAGCCACAAAGATAATACATTTAGTAAAATTAAATTTCGAGAACAAAGTTCCCCATATGTTGTTAGAACTCCTTTTAAACTACGAAATTTTATTCGGAGTAAAGAAATTCGGGATTTTTTTGAAGAGGTCTAAACAGCGACCCATTGCAGATGGGTCTAAACCAATAAATTGGCAGCGACCCATTGCAGATGGGTCTAAAGTATTTCCCTACGATTTTACTTAGTAATGAATACACTCATACAACCTTTACCAAATAGAGAAAACTTCTATGAGTCAAGTAATAATTATTATAGTCCTTTTCGTGGTCTCTTCATACTTCAAGATATATTCCAAAATGCAAATACTGATCAATCAATTCAATTAGATACACCCCCTGAAATAAAGGTTCCACTTCGTATGCATCAAAAGGCTATGCTTTCCTCAATGGAACATGCTGAAAATATGGGAGTAAATGGTCGGCAAATCTATAATGAAAAACTTTATACAAATACCGCAATTTTAGGTGATCGTGTTGGAGTTGGAAAATCTCTCATGGTTCTTTCTCATATTGCACGTATGAAGAATAATATACAAATGAGTTACAATAATACATCCATTTATAATAGTCCCAGTGTTTTCAGCATAAAACAGTATAAGATATCTGATATTTCTTCATCTACTCTTATTGTAGTACCCCACAATCTTTTCAGACAATGGCAAGATTATATTGAATCACAAACAACGCTCGTAGCATGTATGATTAAAAGTAAGACTCCATTTGCTACACCTGAAGGAGAAGCAAAACTTCTTAGTGAGATTAAGTCTGCAGATTTCACAATTGTCTCTAATACACTCTTCCAGCCATTTATGAATTTTGTAAAGAAGAATGGGCTTGAATGGAGACGAGTATTTGTTGATGAAGCAGATTCTATCCATATTGTTAATACAACCCATCGTATAAAAGCCGGCTTCATATGGTTTATTACTGCATCCTGGTCAAATATTTTATTTCACAGAGATATCCGGTTTGGAGGTTCGCACATGAATTACGCGAAAAATTATGCATTTCATCCACAGGTTAAATTATGGCTTGAAAAGGAGATGACGCATAGTTCATCAAATGAACAATACTATCATGGTACATATTTTAATATGCGCTCCTATAATTATTTTAAAGATTTTATATCCACCCATCCACTGCGAGGGAATATTATAGTATCCAGTGCATCTGAGTTTCTTGAGCAATCTATTCATATGCCTCTAATAAAAGAGCAAATTATTGAATGCCTACCATCTGTTGCATCAATGGTGATAGGAAGTTTAATTAATGACACTGTTCGCTCTCTTTTACACGCAGGTGATGTAAAAGGCGCCCTACAATCTCTAGGTGTCAATGAATCCGATAATCTTTCTTTAATTCAAGCAGTTAATTATGCTCGTCAGAAGGAGTTGGATAATTACAAGAAGACACTTGCATTCAAAGAGACTCTCGAGTATTCCACACCTGTTGCAAAGGAACATGCTCTCAAGAATCTCCGCGAAAAAATCTCCAGTCTTGAACAACAGATTAAAACTCTGCACGATCGTCTTCAGAATGTATCTCAGGAATTATGCGGAATCTGCTATGATGAGCCTGACCCAGTGACAATTACACCATGTTGCAATCAGATTTTCTGTGGGCGTTGTCTATTAACAAGCATGCAAAATAATCCAGATTGCCCAATGTGTCGTGTCCCAATATCAGGGAAAAAGTTAATGATGATAGGAAATACTCCTATCATTACTTCATCAATGGATGTAGAAGTTGGAGGCAATAAACCTATGAAGAAACATGATGCGCTATTAAAGTTAATTCGTGATACACCAAATGGGAAGTTTCTAGTATTTAGTCGCTATGATAATCCATTTGACCAGATTAATGCTGCATGTGTGGCAGAAGGGATATCTATCCGTCATGTAAAAGGTAATAAGGATGTTATTAATGCAGTTCTCACTTCATTTGAGAAAGGAGATACACGAGTACTATTTTTAAACAGCCAGTATTCAGGTGCTGGATTAAATATCATTTCTGCCACGCATGTTGTTCTTTTACATGCAATGACTTCAGAAGAACAGAAGCAAATTGTGGGACGTGCATATCGCCTAGGGCGAACTGCAGATCTCAATTTAGTTAAACTTCTACATCCTGGCGAGGCCTAGCCCACTAACAAGGAAATGCCAGCGCACTAAAACGAGTGCTTGCCTTTTTAGGGTCTGCCGCTAAAACACATGAGAGCCGAATCGGTACCTGTTCAACAGGTCCCAAATTAGTCTCTTTTTCATAAGAAGCATCATATGCTTTACACATCTCCTTCCATGCATTAAACAATGCACTCTGCTTTGCTAATACATTTGTGAATTTCAACTTTGCAAGTTCAGGAGGCGACTTATCATTTGGAAGTTCTGTATTAATAATTTGTTGCGGTACAACTAACTTCAGACGCTGACTAATTCTAAGCACTGGCCAACATTGATAGAAAAATGCAACAAAATCCGCCTTATCACTCACCATTAATTTATTGAAAATCTTCTCATATAATTCGGTAGAACCCTCATTTTGCGAGTTTGCCCTTATACGATTCGGTAGATTTTCATGGAGCACTAAACCAGCCAAATTTGTCTCGTGGTTTGCTAAATGAATTTGCTCATAAGGATCCCACTCATTATAAAGACGGCTCCATGCGTGAATCAGTATATCGCTCACTTCAGATTCTTCTTCAAAAAATGTAATTGAACCAGACTGGAGCCCCTCATTCAGTCGCATAATCTCACGGAGATCCCCAATAGAAGCCCATTCATCTGGCACCTCTTTCTCCAACCATCCTGTAAGGGAAAGTTTGGATGGTGGCTTTATTTTCATGGAAACACATTGCCTGCGTAGTTGTTCCATTGGTCTGCCTTCAACAGTATTACTTATAAGTATAAGTGGGCGTGTATTTTGACCAGATTTCCAGGCACGAGCAAATGCAAGAAGTTCTTGTAGTCCTCCGCGCTCACCTGAACTAAACCCATCGATCTCATCCAATAATACCGCGATTTTATCAGGACTACCTTGTGTCAGCCATTCACTTACACCTCCATGACGAAGAAGAGGGAGAATACTCTTGCGGAAAGCAGTTCCTGTACGTGTATGGGATGCATTTAACTCAACAATGCGATAACCGAGTTTCTTCATAACACGATACACAAGTGTGGTTTTTCCGACTCCTGGAGGACCATGCAAGAAAATACCAGAAGTTGTGCGGTTTAGTACCCATTTTTCCAGTGCAAGTTCCGCTTCTGGTTGTAATAAATACGTATTAGAAATATCCATTACTTCTTCTTTGAGTTAGCAATTTAGACCCTTACGCTCCAGAGTTGCACTGTTCTTTACCAAGTGCTGCAGCCTCTTCAGCCGAACCAGGTACTGCAGCTATATAGCAACTCTCTCCATTTGTAATACCTTCCCATGTAAGACCATTGTCAATTGCTCTTTTACATAGCTCCGCATTACGTGATGGGCCGGTTGTCACAAGAGAAAAGTAATATGAATCTGAGCCTGGGCCACTTGGTGGGTTTGTTGCAGAGTGAGATGTTAGCCATTTCTTAAGTGTTCCATTCTTGCTAACACCAATTAAATCAATACAAGTTGGCACTGAAGCACTTCCTGCAGTAGGAGTACGGTTAAAGTATGTTAAGTAGTCTGGGCACGCATTAATCACAGGAGGCCATGAAGAATTTCCTTTATCTAAACTGCTGAATTCAAACCACCGTAGACCAAATAGTACTAATACTGCAATAATGAGAATTAAATACATTATTGCGGCATAGTTTCGTCCGGACGCAGAAAGTTTGAATGGCGGATATGTGCCGATTACTATAGCGACAAATATGTAAAGAATTAGATACCAATTCATACTAATATCTCAGTATAAAAATATGTCTGCTTTGGGAGAAAATTTCAATATAAAACACCTTATAGGTATTTATATTGAAATATAATTAGTTTTTATTTATTTGGTGTTAGTTTTCCTCAACTTATGGAGTTGTTATTTAACCCAGGCGATTCACGCCGTTCATGCCTGTGTTATTTAACCCAAGCGATTCGCCCAACTCATGCCTGTGTTATTTAACCCAGGCGAGCAACAGGGGCAAGGTTATAGGCGCTGGCACCAGTGGAGCCATACGCGCCAACCACCTCAATGTAGCCAGTGTAGTACTCCTCGCCGAGTGTGGGGTTATTACCAGTACCAGTCTGGCTGGCAACGTTCGCGCCGATGCTTACACCAGTGGAGAAGGAGGACACAACGAGCTGTACCTTGCGGAAGGTACGGAGGGAAGACACAACAGTCTTGCCGAGATCCTTCAGGATCGCACCGCCAGGCTGCGCGAGGATGGTGGAGGTAATACCACCGCAAGCCCAGGTCGCAGTGGAGAAGACAGGCGCTGTCGCCGCGGGGTTGTAGTTATATACACGCGCACCCGATAGGGTGGCAGTAGCACCCTGATTATTAACAGAATTCACCGCCATACTCACTAAGTTGATGAAGTAACCAGTCTCGCTAGGGATTGTCTTGATGTGGGGGGAAACGGAGGACATTTGTTTATATTACTTGCCAAGATTTTTTTTTGCCGAGAATATTAAAAATTAAAGGATATTTTCAGAGAGGAGAGATGGCTTCACAAACAAAGCCCGATTTTGAACTTCCGGCCACTGCTTATGGTTACAAAGGACAAAACGGTCGTGTAAATCTCGCAACAGAACCATCTGCTGGAGGATTTCTCAAGGATCCCTCGACTGCAGGATTCGGATACCGTACCGCCGTGGGAAATGAAACTCAAGCTGATATGCTTCGAGGAAACTGGGAGGCAAATTCCCTCACAGATGTATATTTTAGCCCTAAAAATATTGAGATTGTGCAAAATACAATTCGCTCCGAAGTATATCGCCGTTCAGGTGACAAGAAATGGATAATTGATAACCAGTCAGCCGATGAACTTCAGATTGTCATGCGAGGACTTTTTTACCAATATGCAAAAAATCTCCCATTTAATATCCCAGGTCAAGTTGCAGACCTAAACCAACTTGTAATAGATTGGACTGTGCCTAAGATAATGGCTGAAGTACAGCATTATCATTATTATTTAAATGACATCAGTCATATGCCAGTACCATTACAACATGCTCAAAGTATGTCTAGTGCTGGTACTAAAACATTACCATTAAATCCATTTATATAAGGTCAGAACATACTGCAATGTAAAGAGTGTATCTAATACTAATCCACTAGCACTAAAGAATAACAGCAGATTTTCAAATCTAGTTCTCTTAGAAATTTTACTAAAATATGACGTAAGCAGAAAAAATACAAATATTCCTATTACATCCGCGTAATGACTTATATGTGTGATCATTCTCTATTTATCCTACATAATTTTACTTCTTTGTCTTTACAATACGTACCTTCTTTGTCGCTCCAGCCCCAGGCATAGCTGCCATTGTCACTTGCCTTTCATTTGCATAAGTAACCCACACCTGCTCAAACTGCTCCAAGTCTGCCAGCCAGAGAGTATCAGACTTTGTGGAACGAAGCTCGCCAATCTTAGCACGGAGAATAGTAAGTTCCTCCTCAAGTTCTGCAATAGCAGATGCCTTAATACGATCCATACGCATGCGTAGCAAATACTCATACGCCTTGATCGACTGTGGCTCACATGGAACAGAAAGCGCAGGCAGATTCTCCTTTCGAATAGCTGCGACAATTGACTCATCACTCGCACGCGCAATTACAATCCGCTCTGCAAGAACAGCACGAATGAATCGCATCCGCGCATCTGTCTCAATCTCCTGTGCCTCTAACACAGCAATCTGATGCTGGCGACGTGTTTCATATGCTGCTAGACGATATCCATAGTAGTGCTCCAGAATCTCACCAACTGAAGCAAACTTCCTCAATGAACCGGCTGCGTCAAATGCCACCATATTTGTTGCACGATGCATATTTGCCAACTGAAACTTCTTCTCAAAACCTGGAATATCTGACCTCCATCCATAATACTGGTTCTGGTCAAAATACAAGATGAACTTCACATCAACATCGTTATAGAGATCGTCGAAACTCTTGAATGGTGCCTCAGGCGTTACACCCGCTTTCTCAACAGGACCAAGCAGACTGTCCAGATGCTCCTTATAGTCCTTTGACCACGTTCCAACAGGGAGTTCCGTAATAGTAACAGTAAGTTTAGCGTCATCCCACGTGTAGATACCGTGCGTTGTCCAAACATTAGTTGCACCTGTTTGGCGCAACGTGCGTCCCTTGAAACCAAACCACCAAGGGTCTAGAGTCGCAGGAACCAAACTCTCAACATCTCCGCGCAGACGTGAGCGCAGGAGATTTGCCACCTGGAGAGGATGGAATGGCGGTACATCCGTGCTGAAACCAGTGCCAATACCAATAGAACCATTTACCAAGAGCATAGGCAATACAGGCAAGTACGTCTCTGGTTCGACCTTTACACCATCATCATCCACATAACGGAGAATTGGCGTGTCATCCTTCTTGAAAATCGCATCTACAATCGGCTCCAAATAAGTCTGAATATACCTGGGCGAAGCAGCATCCTTGCCACCAAGGAGACGAGATCCAAACTGTCCCACAGGAACAAGCAAGTTAATATTGTTAGAACCCACAAATGTCTGTGCCATTGCAGTAATAGCACCTGTAAGGGAAGTCTCGCCATGATGATAAGCTGCCTGCTCTGAAACATAACCTGCAAGCTGTGCTACACGAATCTCAGAACGCAAGTTACGCTTCAATGCCGACCAGATGATCTTACGCTGAGAAGGCTTGAGTCCATCCATAATGTGCGGAATAGAGCGAATATTGTCGGCATTTGAGAAATGAATGAGCTCCTTATTTACAAACTCAGTGTAACCAACCTCCTTGCCTTTCGGATTGAGGAACGCCTTCATGTCATACTTGGAGAGCCACGTCTTACGCTCATCTGCCTTGGATTTGCTGAACGCAAGCTCCATTGAAGCATCTGTCTTGTCGTCATAGAGATACTTGATATCATGCAGATTCTCAAACCACTCACGAGCCTCTGCAGGAGTACTCGTACCCAATCCCTTATAGTATTTAGTCTTCCAGCCTGATGCTGAACCCTCGGACGTAAGCTTCCACGCATCGTACTCGGACTCACTGTAGAATGCGAGTGTCTTCTGGCCTTTTGTAGTTTTGAGGAGAGGTGTCATTAGGCAACACAGGAACCCAATGCGCATAAGGGATGGCCACTCACTGTGGAACAGATTCATAAGGAGACCACGAATATGGAAACCATCCACATCCTGATCACTCATAATCATAACACGGCCATAACGGAGATCCTTGGCATCCTTGTACTTGCGACCATGTTCGAGACCGAGAATTTTCTTAATCTCCGTGAGCTCCTTGTTTTCGGATGCCTTCTTTGTGGAAACGTCGCGCACATTCAGAAGTTTGCCTCGGAGAGGAAATACGCCCCACGCCTCACGACCGACCACCTTGAGACCTGCAATTGCACTCGTTGCAGCTGAATCACCCTCTGTAAGGATAAGAGTACATTCAGAAGACTTTGGCGTACCAGCCCACAATGCATCCTCCAACTTAGGCAAGCCACGAATCGTCTTTCGCTTAGAACCATCCGTCTTCTTTGCGTCCTTTGCAGCCTTTGCATCAGCAATTGCTTGTGCCTCATCAAGAACACCTGCTTTGATGAGACCCTCCACGAGTTTTCCTCCAGCAGTATGCCCCCCAGTAGGAAAGGGATTCGAACCGAACTTGCTCAGAGTTGTGGTGAGAGCCTCCTTAGTCTGTGAGGCGAACGAGGGATTCACAATAGTGGCTGCGACGAAGAATACTACCGCATCCTTAATCTGTCCAGGCTTGAGAGTCAGTTTCCGCTTTTTCTGTGCAACATCGCAGATCTCTCCTAGAATATGCTTTGCAACATGCTCGACGTGCTTACCACCAAGGCGAGTATTGATTCCATTCACAAACGAGATATTCTTTTCCTCCGCACTGCCCTCGTCTCCATATAGATCACGTGCCATGACTGCTGCAATCTCCCAACGCTCACCGCACTTCTCGTATGCAACGGGTGCAGTACCGACAAAGAGACGGACAAATTTCTCAAAGGAGTTTGCCACTGCGACACTACTATTATAAGATACCTTGCAATCCTTTCCTACAAGGGCTGCGAGCTCTAACGCACGAGTGTGAAGGATTGCGCGCATATCTTCTGTAATAGTCTTCTTGTCTGTGCTTACACCATGGAAACGCGCCAGGTCTGGGACAAATGATACGGCGACAGAGCCCTTTGTATTAGCCGCCTTCTTTAGTGTTGGCTTCTCGCATACACTCATGTTATTGCGCCACACCTGATTGTAAGACTGACCGCGAGCAGGGTCCTTCACACTCACTGAAAACTCGCGTGAGAAGATATTTGCGAGCTTTGAACCATAACCGTTCTTTCCGCCAACAATCTTCTCCTCCTCCTTGTTGTAATTTCCGCTAGTGAGCAGGTGACCAAAGATAAGTTCAGGAGCATAGACCTTTTCTGTAGGATGCATTTCAATAGGAATACCGTCACCGTCATTCTCAACTGTAATACGGAAACCATCTGACGTATCCGCACAGGAAATCGCAATATGCTTTACAGGAGTTTTCCCCGCCTCGCTTGAACGAATGAAAGCATCGCGTGCATTCACCAGTACCTCATCAAAGATCTTGTAGAGGCCAGGATTAAATCCTACACGGCGATGAACCATCTTCTGAGTAGCTGCATCATAGACCCAGCGGAACTCCTCAGTTGTTTCTACTGAACCAATATAGGTATCAGGTAGTTCAAGAATATGCTCGCGGTGCGTGTGTTTCTTGTACTGAGTGGCTGCCATCTTGTTTCTACTCTATAAGGGTAAGGGTAGGGGTCGGTCAATTTTTTGTGTTTGGTCTATATACGGCTTTATAACAATTTATTACTATAATATTAGATGTCGTGTTTCGCAATTGGTGATAAAATATCATTTGATAAAACAATAGATGGGAATAAAACTAGATTAAATGGAACAATAGTTGGATTTTTAACAAAGGCAGAATCACCTTATACAGGACCTCTTATAGGTGTTAGAACACAGGCTAATCCACAGTATTATACTCCTCCACCTAACATGACAACAGTGCGAGAAAGAGCAAATGCTATGCGTAAATCAAAGGATCCCAGTGTTAATACTCTGACTATGGAAGAATTTAGATTATTACCTCCAGCTGAAAAAGAGTGGTGGTCGCCTATTACTGAATCATCAAGATCATGGGGTTCTCAACAAGGTGAAGAAACAATAACTGGATATAAACGTGTCACACAAGCTTTTGTGGGCGGTTCAAGAAAAACACGAAAGCGTCGTTCTTAAGTACGAAGAAAATACTTCACATCCTTAAAACAATTCATATTAATGCCTCCTCCATAACTAATTGCACTCTGGAGACTTTCCTCAATATGAGTCATCTCTTCCAATACAGTATGGGATTTCATAGTTAACAGTTTCTTTGTCCCTTCAATCCGATTTTTCTTATTAGACTGAAAGGACGACGCTGATCCCCAAAATTCCTTATACAATTGCCCATTTTCTCCTAGCACAGTGCTACCTGGAGAATCGCTCAACCCAGAAAACATACCACCTATCATGACCATATGTGCTCCGAGAACGAGGCTTTTAGCGATATCTCCGTGATAAGTCACGCCTCCATCAGCAATAATACGAGTAGTACTCTTTTTACATGCCTTTGCGCAGATTTCAACAATGGATGCCTGTGCCCCGCGACTTCCGAACCCGGTTTGATTGTAAGTTGTGCAAGCAGAACCAGGTCCAATGCCCACTTTAATACAATCTGCACCCCATGCTTCCAAATCCCTCACTGCCTCCCCAGTTGCAACATTTCCAGCAATAATAAATGTGGCTGGAAGATTATCCTTAATATATGCTATAATATTCTTCATCTTAATACAATGGCCATGTGCAATATCAACTGTAATAAACTCAGGCATAATATTATATGCACGCAACGTATCAATAATTACATAGGCATCATTATTTACCCCTATAGAAATACTAATAGGCAGATTCTCTGATTTCATGCGTTGTGCAAATGCTACTACATCAATATCAAATCGGTGCATAATATAAAAATATGAATTGCGGGCAAGTTTTATAGCAAGTTCCTGATTAATAACACATTCCATATTTGCAGGTACAACAGGGAGTTTGAAAATACGAGTGCCAAACGAAATATGCGTGTCACATTCACTACGCGAATCTACAAAACTCTTCTTTGGTATCAAGTTCATATGCTCATAATTAAAATACTGCATTCTCTGTATTAAGAAAGTGTCTAATTCTTAGACCCCACCCGCGCTTCAAAAAAATTGAAACTGCGTCCTTTCGTGTAATTACCAGTAGCTAAAATGTCAAATGCTGTTTGTACAGATATTGTAAGTCGAGAGCATTCATATGCACATATGAATGCTGATCGCGCAGCAATTACTTTTGCAAGAAAATATGCAACTTCATTTAGTAAATCTGACTTGGAATATAAATATCTTTACACTATTCAATATAAGGTAGAATATCCATTCTTATACAAAAAATTTAAATATGAGTTCAATAAATCTATAAGATTGATGCATAATAATATGGTGTGTGGAAAGGATTGTATATTTATTCCAGATGAAACTGTTTCGTGGAAAACAAACCCACTAGGCAAGACACACGCGCACCCAGGGTAACCTCGCGTCTAACGCAAGCGCAAACTTCTTTTCTAAACAATTCTCAATAACACCGCCATCTTTTTCCGATGGATTCAGCAGACGCAGTTGGATCTTCTTCAACTCCGCTGTATTCCAGAGAACCACTGCATTCACAAATTTCTTCACATCTCCAGTAGTCTGTCTCAACTTATCTACATTCGCCCCAAGCGTTTCACGTAATTTATCAACAGATAAGAATGGGCGCTTCGTTCCCTTTTGGCGAATTAGAGGATTACGCTTATCAGTATTGAAATGTCCTTCAATCGCTGCAATATACTTATTTGTAAGAAGAGCGGGATCATGATTCCAGTGTTGGGGCTTTACATTATTAAGAGCATTGAAGTACTCAATAGCATCAGTTTCACTATCTACAGCTTTTTCCATTACAAGTACATCGAAATCAGGAACACATAGATTCTCATCATAGTATTTTCGAAGTACGTGCGCCCTATGTTGCCCATCAATCAAATACTTCTGTTCTACAAGTACATTTGATGTACTTAGTTCCATATATTTAATAACACGATATACTGCTGAATCAAGACTCTTAATATTTCCCCCAATTGCAGCGGAAATCTTATTTGCATGAACAACATCCAAGATGCGATTCCCTTTCCATACAGGAAGCCCTATAAGCTCACGCACATTCATTCGCACAAGGTGCGACCCATCATTAAAAGTATGCATCATGTTTTTGTAACATATCCTATAAGGGAAAAAAGATTCAATTTTACTTGTCTATCAGACCAATGACTTATAATACTCCACAACTTTCGGATGTGCTCTCACAGCGCCCCTAGTATATGCATGAAGATAAAGCGCATCAAGTGACTTTACACGACTTAGTGCTACATATGCCTGACCATATTCAAATACTGACGGTCCAATATCAATATATGCGGAATCTAGCGTAGCACCTTGTGACTTGTGTATTGTAATAGCATACGCGAGAGCAAGAGGGATCTGGTTGCGGGAAATAGTCTCATTGTTTTCCAATTTCCACGCATGGGCAGAAATAGTTGTTGTATGTATATGTCCCTTGAAGAGAACTTCTACACTTTCATGTGCAAGTTTCTGTACAGTTTGAGTTTTTCCATTCTTGGTAATCTGAGCCTCATAATTGTGTGCTTCATTGAACCCCTTTACAATACCGAGTTTTCCATTAACAAGACCACGCTCAATATCAAGATTTGTAAGAAGCATTACTTGTGCTCCGATCTTTAATTCCAGACGTTCAACATAAGGAGAACTAGAATCCATTCGAGCCAACGCATTTCGAATACTATCACTATTCACTTTTCCCATTGTTGTTAATGTATAAACCTTCGACTCACCACTAATTTTCTCTAGACTCTCAGTATTTACACGGTCCACCATATCTCTGCGAGTAAAGATCTTTGTAGGTTGAATCTCCTCTTGGCTGAAATCAATATTAAGACGAGTCTTCAACAGTGTATCAGTTTCATCAGATACAGTACCTGCACGAATCTCGTTTAGCATATTCTGAAAGATAGGATCCTTCTGTCTGTAGATTTTATCGAGGAAAACTACACTATCAAGGGTCTCATTCCAAAGAGGGCTCTCAAATACAAACTTCGTATTAATGGGAGGAAGTTGGTAGAAATCTCCGAAGCAGAGTAGTTGAATACCGCCAAATGGTTTCTTATCTCTGCGCAGTAATTGGGCGAGAGCATTCAGTTTCTCGAAGAAGTCATCACTCATCATGGAGATTTCGTCAATAATGAGAACATCCGTCTCTCGCCAGGCCTCACGCGTCTTCTTCTGTTTTACAAGAATGAAATTGTAGTAGTCCTCAACAGTACGATTCCCAATTCCTAGACCGGACCAAGAATGGATTGTTCGTGCTCCATCTCCAATAAGAAGAGCGGCCATTCCTGTTAAGCTCGTAATCGCAACTTTCTTCCCACTGGTCTCCAGTTGTTTCCGAATATGATGAATGAGAAATGTCTTTCCTGTACCTCCTGGACCGGTGATCAATATGTTATTGCCCTTTTCAAGTTCCTCAAGAACACACTGTTGCTGTTCATTTAGCGTCTCCTCTGTTAGAGCAGGAGTATATGGTTGTGGCTGTAACACAGTCTCTTCTGTGTATTCCTTAATAATTTCTATTTGGGGGCTCTTATTATCAGAAGTAATCTTCTTGAAATGTTTAAATAAAGATTCCTGTTGAGGAGGCTTTATAGATTTACTCATACTCGGCATTTATTAACTAGAAGTTCTTTTAGAACCTAAATATTATCAATTTTATTAGCCCGGTAAAATTGATAATATTTTATTCATACTTAGATAACTAAGAGAAAATGATAAAACTATTGCTACTATTATGTTCTTCTCTACCACTTATAAGGGGGCAAGATATAACAACTACACCATCCCCATCAGCATCAGCATCAGTCACTGAAATACAAGAATCTGTTACTTATACTACAACTTTATCCAGTACTCCTCTTGTATTTAGTGTAAGTAGTAGTGAATCAGCAACAAGCAGTATATCCGCATCTAGTTCTATAACTTCGACTGAATCTTCGACTGAATCTTCGACTGAATCTTCAACTGAATCTTCAACTGAATCTTCGACTGAATCTTCTACAAATTCCATTACTTCAACTATCACTAGTGATCCATCAGTCACTGCAACTGGTACTTATACTAGTTCCATATCAGTCACTGCAACACAAACAATTTCTCAGACATCTACCAAAACAAGTTCTTCATCTATTACTGCGACTAAAACGGATTCTATATCAAATACCCAATCTGCCACTAATTCTCCATCAGCATCCAGTTCCTTATCTGGACTCAGTACCCAATCTATAACTAGTTCTTCATCATACACTATTACACAAACAAGTATCCCTTCAGCCACATCAATGACAACGCAAACTCCAACTTCAAATATCACATCAACACCAAGTAAATCAAATAAACAATCTGCAACCTCAAGTAGTTCAGGAACAAACACGCGTACTAATTCAGAAACCCACAAACCAACTGCATCTCCAAGTAATTCACAAACAAATACGCCTTCTAATAGTGCATCTCCAAGTAGTTCTAGTGTAAGCACGCAACCTACAGTAACTAGTACCCTTACTACAACTCCACTTATAAAAGCACCTAGTAACCCAACTGTATCAAATGATATATCATATGTTTATAATTATATTATACCTGCAATAGTATTATGTATAGTTATTGCACTTATAATTATAGTGATTCTTAAAAATAGAAAAACTCCACAAAAAGAAAATGTAAGAAATACACTTGTTATTGTAGAAACAAGAAGTCCTGTATGGGTTCAACAAAACCCAATACATGATCCGACTTTCACATTAATTAAGGTGTAGGTCAATAATAAATATAACCATATAATCTCCGATTTTTGTCAGGATATGTTGTTCCTACCAACGCATCCAGCCAAAACTCCCCATAATTATAATTGAAAGATTCGTGATGAAGAAGGTGATGATTTCCTATAAGGAAAATTCCCCGTTTATCATGTCGCAACATGCCCCGTACATTTAGAATTGCAAGAGCGCACAAAAGCGCATATATATCTATTTCATATACCATATAAGGGAAAAATGTGCCGGCCCCTTGAAATACTGTTTCAAATATACTACTATCATATGTATCTAGAAACATAGGCTCAAGATTTGTATGATGTTGTTTATGATAATGGTAAAAATATGGAGTATGCAATATTACATGTGATATATAAAACCATATATCATATGAAATAATATGAAGCAAACAGAGGAGCATCCCTACTGAATATCTAATAATTTAGAAGCTCCTCCGTAAGCGCGGAAACATTTACTTCCGTCCCTGCTTTCGTGTTTGCTTCCGTTTTCTAAGAATGCGTCTCTTTCTGCTTCCTCCTGTGGCGCTACCAAAATTTATAGGGCCACTCGGATCACTTGGAACTTTTCCAGTCGAGGATTTCACATAATGAAAATCAATACCTTCTTTGTAAAGATTTGCAATAAATGTATTAAAAACGTTATTATTAACAAATCCAGGGTTTTTCATTCCAGCAACTCTTAGTCCTCCAAGATAGGATATACCAAAGTATTCAAGATGAGGTTTGATTGCACTTATCCCAATCTTATTTGGCATATGCGTTAATGTAGCAACTTCATATTTACCTTTTTCAACTCCAATCCCAAATAAGCCACCTTTCTGATATACTTTACGAATTCTTTCATATGTATATGCACGCCCTGTTCTTGCTTCAGGTTGAAATTCTGTGTGTAAAGGTTGAAAACCAGGGTGTGAAAATATTGGAGGCATTAGAGTAATAGCATCAATAGTAGGGCCCAGATAAGATACTACACGATCAAGAGTTAATATGCCACTATCAAGATGGGCATTGAATACATTTCTAGCCACATCATCTAAAATTGTAGGTGATCCAAAAGAAATATTATGGATTGATGTTACAGACGGGAATATTTTAGTTCTAACTTCTGCTATAATAAAACTTAATAGTGATGAATATGCTCCTCCAAGAGAATGTCCAGTAATAAATAGTCTTGTTGGCTTATTTTTGAGAATTGTATCACGTAAAATAGACCAAGCTTCATTAATAGGATTAATAAATGACTGTGGCACACTTATTTTTTTATCTTTTACATCTGACGACATTTGTGTTCCAGCTGGCATGATGTCTGCAAGATTTGTGCCAGCACTTATAGATTTCATATCATGCTGAAAATCAACTATACTATTAGACCCCTTAAATGATATAATAAGATCAGTATTTTGGAAAAATGGGCACTTCATCATTAATGATCTTCCAGGAACAACTATATATGTAAAACTACTAGAATGTCCTACATATTGGGCAAAAGGTTGCATATTGCCTGCAGTTATTGATGGTGTGATATAGGATAACATTGGACGCCCATCAATACTTTTGGGGTCTTTGGATGGTGTTACTCTATATCCAGCATAAGGACTGCGAGTTAGACTTGTAACGGTTGCTAGTGCATATTTCGCATCAATAGCTGTTATTGTGTTATTAAAGGTAACATTGTCATTTGTACCAAATGAAGGTGATAACATTACTTCGCGAATTATACTAGAATCACAATATGCTAGACGGGTGAGCTGGGTCATAACCTTCAATACATGATCGTACTGATCAAATTGGGCCTTTTCAACTTGATTCGGTGCTATTTTTAACTGACCACTTGAATCCTTTGCAAGCGAAACATCTTTTAAACCAAAAATAACTGAACGCAAAGTCGTATCTTTTAAGGAACCACTCGTATCTTTCGGGGGAAGCGCAGAAGTTATTGTTTTTTTAGCTGCCTGAGAAGCTGTTGCTGCTACTTGAGAAGCTTTTGCAGCTGCTTGAGAAGCTACGTCTGTTAATGCCTTAAACATCCCTATCTATAATTTGTTTGATATAAAATATTACGCATACTCTATTCTAAAAGTCATTATTGTCATCTTCGTTCAAAGAATCGCACATATAATCTGCAAGTTCTTTTTCATTTAGAAACAATGCCGGATTATCAATATCATATTTTTCATTGATTATAAGACTGCGAATATAATCAACATTCCCATTATAATAATACAATTCAATAATATCATGATAAGACCAATTATATAGAAGAACGGCATCTGTCAAATATCCTGTAACATTCTGTAAAACATTCTTGTGTGTAAGGCAAATAACATTCAGAGTATGATTAATAAAGAAGTAGTTGCCCGTCATTTTTACCTACCCGATAAGGTATAGGTTGGAAGATTCAATTTTTTATCATATTATATTAGTATGCGTGCGAAATATGTACGCGGTGGAAGATATATAGCTGCAGGAACAACTGGATGCGTATTTGGGGGCGAAGGAGGCCCTTTAAAGTGTCTTGGAAATGCTACAAGAGCCAATGGCAGTAAGGTTGTTTCTAAACTGATGAATGAAGACTCTACAGGAGCTGAAGAGTATGAAGGAGAAAGATGGAAGGCGCTAGATCCTGAAGGGAAATTTACTATAACTTCATTAAGACCATCATGCCAAGTGAATATTAAAAATATTAAACAAAGTAACTGTGTTACAACAGAGTATCATAAATGTAGACATGAAAAAAAATATTGTACTACTAAGTATAATACACCTTTAGAAAAACGACACCTACTTTTCTATAAAAATGGAGGGCCAAGTTTGGAAGATTTGAAACCAGAATCAAAACACTATGCGCATTTCTTTTCTGCTTTCCACCCACTCTTAGAAGGACTTGCAAAAGCACATGATTCAAATCTTGTACATCTTGACATAAAACCTGCAAATCTTGTTGCTGATATAAAAGATGATGAAATAACTATTCGTTTTATTGATTTCGGATTATCAGAATATACAAAAGATGCTAAAAGTTATCATTCTATATACACTGAAAATAATCATTTTTACCCATGGTGGCCATTTGAAATTGGAGCATTTTTTCCAAATGGCAATTTGAAACCTGTTAGAACACTTCTTAATAGATATAAAAGTGCTATTGCTAAATCTGACGAATTATATCCCCATTATGGTATTCCTGAATATAAAACCCCCGCGGCAGAAGCTATTTCAATTATAAACTCGGTAAATTTCAGAGATATTAAAACAACCTATGAAAAAGTAGATGTATATTCAGTTGGAATTGTTTTGTTAAATCTTCTATATAAATATTTTAAAATTGAGTTAATACAAGCTGATTCTTATGATTCTTATGGTATATATTATAATATAATAAATCCTGTTGGTGATACATATGAAATTTATTTTAGTACTAATACAGAACCTGAAAAATCACAATTATATACAGATCTGAAGCTACCTTTAGGGCAAATACAAAATCTGTATAATATAAAAAATCATATAATAAAGCCATTGGTTGAAATTATAATTGGTATGATAAATTTTAATCCAAATGATAGATTTACTGCAAAAAAAGTTGCTATTAAATATGAAAAATTATTGCCTGCGTTTAAGACATATTTAACACCTGAAATAGTTGATAGTGCTCTTGCAGGTCAGAACATTCTTGGGAAAATTACTGCAAAAGTTCCACACGTTATTACAAATTCTGGGTTGCTACCTATAAAAAGCTCCCCAGTACAAGTACAAGGACCAGTACAAGGACCAGTGCCAGTACAAGGACAAGGACAAGTATCATCATTGGCATCCAGAGCCAACAACACCGCAAAACCAACATCAACTGGTGGTTTTATACCATCCATTATGGGGCCCTTTTCACAAAACGCAGCAATGCTAATGCCTCTTGCAGTTGCAGCAGGTTACCGTTTAATGAATAATAGATCAAATACCACAAGGCGTGCAACTAGACAAGTGCGTAAAATGCGCGTCCAAACTCGGTCTAAAGCAAACCTACGACGAAGAAGATAATACGCACGTGAGAGATGGCATCAACCGTAACCGCCGCAACCAACGCAAATGGCAATTTATTCGAAATCAAAACAATCCAGGCAGCAGCGTTCCGTACGCTGATTGAGGCTCTGAAGGAGATTCTCACGGAGGCCAATCTGGAATTCGACCACACCGGAATCAAGGTAATTTCCATGGACGAGACACACACAGTTCTTGTTTATCTCCGCCTCCATAGCGATCGTTTCAATGAGTATTTTTGCCCCAAAAAGCACGTACTCGGTATCAACATGATCTATCTTTTCAAACTCATCAAGACAATCGGTAATAATGATATTCTCACACTCTATCTCCCCGCAAATAATCCCAATAAACTCGGTATTCGTATTGAGAATGCCGATAAGGCCACGACGACAAACTATAGCCTCAAGATCTTTGACACCAATATTGAGGAGATTCAGATCCCTGGACTCAACTTCACATCCATTATTGGCCTCCCTTCATCCGATTTCCAGAAGATCTGCCGTGATATGAATGGCCTCGGAGACGGAGAGCGTGTCGAAATCACATCTTCTGGCTCAGAACTCATTTTCAAGTGCATGGGCGATTTCGCAGAGCAGGAAACTATCATCAGTGAAAATCAGTCTAATATGAAAGTCACCCGTAACACAAAGACTGCCGAGATTGTACAGGGGATTTTCCTGCTGAAGCACCTTGTACTATTCACCAAATGCACAAATCTGTGCCCATCAATTGAAATGTATCTGAAGAACGATTATCCTCTAATCATCAGATATACTGTCGCCAATTTAGGTGAAGTGAAACTCGTGCTTGCTCCTCTTCGTGATAGCAAGACCACCTAAGAGCATTTCCGTTCTAATCCCAATCCAACTAAAAAAGCAGTTGGTGTCCCAAATATCCAATGTAGCACTTCGCCTGCTACAAACCATCCTATAAGGGAATATATGATGGATATTTTATAATAATATGCTGTTGCTATCGCTGCAATAATTGTCGCGATAACATCATTTCCTGATACTGGGCCTATGCGCCAGCTATGAACTCCTTGCCCAGGAACGCCTAATATATAGGCATAGGGGCAAGGCATATGACTACTAAGATTGTCACATACGTTTTTCAACAAATGGAGTATAAATAATTGCACCAGATTTCAAAGATCCATCTAATACAATAAGATCATCTGGGCTATTAAACTTTGTAGAATCCTTGTTCCAGATTTTAATAACAAAAAACCCCTTTTTGGGAGTCATAGAAAGTCCATGAATTATATTTACTGTACTACCAGGTGTAGCATCCCCCAAGATACATGCAATTGCATATTTTGTGAAAATATCAATCATCATGTTGCCACTGATTCGCATGGAGTAGTTACCTCCGCGAATATTTGCAGCATTTTCCCAAAGAGGAGGGATCGGATCACGCATTAGAAAAAACATCCCACGTGACCAAAGTTCATAATCAATAGCATTTACCATTTCGAAAAACTGGCGCCAAGTGCCGATTGTTACGATCTTCTTAAAAGTATCAAGAGACCACTTTTTATTTTCAGTATCGTGAAAATAAAGAGACCACTTTGCTAAATTGGGGAAAGACGAATCAAGTGTAAAATTATCTTCTAACGTGTTCATCACTTCCCCTTATAACTAAATATACAAAAAACTTTAGACCACTCACTGTATGCTGCGTAACCATTCATCAGTCTGTGCAGGATTTGCAATATAATCAAACGTGAAACATTCAGCATTATTATTAATAACATTTAACTTGGTTCCAGCCCGCTTGAGAACAAATTTTTTACTGTAAGACCAGAGCCCAAGAAGAATATCTACCTTTGGAGGGAGACCATCCTTGGAAATATAGGATAACTCACGAATGAAATCACTAATATCTATAGGGGTATCGTTTCCTTCAATAACAATTTCTGCTGAAAGCCATTCTATCTTCTTTGTAACTAAAGAAGTTTCCGTATCCAGTGTTTCTGTGAAAAGGCGGGTATCTGGATAATAATACCAACGTACAGGTTCATTGTGAGTATTAAAAAACGAAGGAAAAATAATATTCATTGGAATTGGAATATTTTCATAAAAATAGTAAGTATTTGTTGGACTAAAACTGTCGCAAATTGCGGAATATGTCTTTAAAGTCTGGTTAAAAATTGGTTCTATGAGTGTGGTAAATTTATTATAATAGTACATTGTAATTAACCCAATAAATGTTGGAGAGAAAAAACGAATATAATTCTCCATTACTATCTATTAGGGTATTCTAATTGTTTTAGGCCTTTCGTACAAATCGATTATTGGTGTATGTGTAAGGCAGTGGTTCCATATCTGCATTATACATATTATCCTGAGAATCTTTATAGTACTTCTTATTTTTGTATGTGATCTCCTCCATGGCCTCTGATTCAAAGAGCTCAAACTCGCCACTCTCTGTATTGTAAGTGCCGACTGGCTCCTCAGACGGAGTTCCATCCTCAGAGAGAGTATATACATTTCCTGCAGAATCATAATAATAAGTAGTGCCATCTACCTCTAGCTCCTGTAGAGCCTCCTCCTCGCTGACAGACACCTCCTCGCTGACAGACTCCGTCATTTCATCATCTGCATCATCATTATCAGGGACAACAGACTCCTCATCCGCAACAATAGACGCCTCATGTTCTACATCTGGCTCTTCAGGTTCAGGAATAACAGATTCCTCATATGCTACATCTGGCTCCTCAGCGTCAGAGATATTATCCGGAATAACACATTCCTCATTATCCGGAATAACTGATTCCTCATTATCCGGAATAACTGATTCCTCATCAAGTTCCATGGTAGGATTTGGTGCCTTAGAGCATTCATGAACAGCATCAGCAAGATTCATATTTACATTATACAACTCAGGAATCGTCTGGGGCCCACTTGAAGTAATCTTCTGTAGAGCCTGCTGAATAGATTCAAAGCGAGTGTTATTTTCAGCAATAATCTTTAGTAGGAAATCCTGAGACCCGCGATCAAACGCGCTGTCTAGTGCATCGTGTAGAGACTTGCGGAACTGTACTAGAAGGTCCGAAAGTTGCGACATTTCTCTATGAACATTTTATAGGGGGGGTATACTGCGTCAATTTTTTAATCGTGTCGCAACTAAACAAGGCGGTTATTCTTTCTAATTGAAGAACCAACTGGGTTCAAGAAAAATGCATACATTGGGTAATAGAAATCACTAAAAAGAAATGCTAGTATAGAAAATATTGTAGCTGTTCCAGTTGTATTACCTACGTAAATATTATACGCATAAGAGAGTTTTGCAGCACCATAACCCGATATAAATAGAACTACTAGGATAAATATCAAATAGAATATTGCGAATCCAGTCATTGATGCAGACGGTTCCGTCCCAGTAAAGTTATCTCTGGACGCAGGGAGCGCATTAACAACTCCTGCGTTCTGGAGTAGTGAAACAGCAAATAACATTCTATTATATAACCCTAAAAACCACCAGGCTGCCGAATAGAAATATTTAAGCAAGAATCCAATGTAGATTCGCGGTCCTTTAGAGGCTTCGTTCTCCGCAACTTGAGTCCTTCTTCCGCACGAGCAAACCGATCCGCTACCGCACCAGAAATAAAGGTATTCTTAATACTCGTCTCATAGAAATCAATTGGCTTCGTATCCATACTTGCAAGAATAGAAACCATTGGTGGAACATGAATATCTACACGAACACGACGCCCCTCAATAATTTCTCTATATTCAGAAATACTGAATGTACCTCCAAAAGCAGTCAAAGTCTCTCGGCTAGGAGCCGGATAAATACCACCTCCAATACTGGAAGAATAGAGACGATTCAGAAGAGCAATACGCTCCCAACGGATATGCGTATCCATAGTCTGATTCAGTAAATAAGAAAGACCACATGAAGGAGTGCAGAAATTTCCATATACTTTCCAAACACCATCCGCACATGCTTGTGGCAAAACACATGGCCGTCCCTCAAATGGGTGCGAACACCAGAAACAGCATACATCTGTTCTTTCAGGAATAGACTGGGTTTGGCGAGAAGTTCCAAAACTTACAAGAAGCTCATGAGAACCATACTCTCTGCGAGTATTTCCAGTTACAGGGGCCACAGTTGTGGGAACAGCAGTAGTTTTTACAGTATTATCAGGAGTCACAACAGTTTCAACAACAGACTCATCCTTTTCAAGTGGCTCCGCACTAATAGAGAATAAATCTTGATTTGTAGAATCATATGGCTGTGGCTCAATTAGTAAGTCACTTGTATCAGGGTTATAGTGAAAAGGCTGATCATAAAAAACAACATCTGCACTTCTGATATCCAAATGCGCAATAAGAGGTCCCTTATTGAAGGTTTCAAAAGAACCCTGAATACCATCAGAAGTAACAAATGCTACTACAGGCTGAACCTTCTTCTTTCCGCGAGTTTTCTGAACAATTGGTTCGCTTGGTGAATTACTGCCACCATCAATGGAAGACGCATTTGCAACAGCCGCAGCAGCCAGCGCTGCAGCTATTTCCTGCTTTGTTCTGCGTTTTCGCTTTGGTGCATCGCTCATCTTTCTAAAGAGCACACGAGTCACAACCTTTAGGTCACTCCTCATAAAAGAGCATAAACACTGAAGCCTCTTATATAAAGCAGTATGTCCTTGGACCGGGCAATTTCAGCAATAGATGATGTTAGAGAATCCCTTATAAGGGCATTCGTAAAAAATCCAGATACTCTTCACCATTTACTTCTTGTCGGTCCTCCTGGTTGCGGTAAGACCACAACTGCGCGGAGAATTATCAATTCATTCTATGAACCAATTTCAAAGACACTTCCTCCTGGAACAGCATTATTCTTAAATGCATCTGACGAACGCGGGCTAGATTCCATTCGCGCGAAGATCTACCCATTTCTTCAGTGCAGGCCAATTTTACCCCAAACACATAAAATGAAGATGCCTCCACGTTTTATCGTTCTCGATGAAGCAGAAACTCTAACAGAATCTGCACAACTTGCAATGCGTCCTGTATTCGAAACTCCTGCAAATGAGATTTGCCTTATATTTATTGTTAATAATATAAGTGGTATCCACCCTTCTCTTCGCCATCGTTTCTTCCGTCTCCAATTCATGCCACCTTCAGTTAAAACATTGGAGAAACGAATTCAGACTATTCAAGGTTCCGATTTACAGGTTCCAAAGATTATTGATGCATTCCGTTGGCGAGGAGATCTGCGCCATTTTCTTCTTCAGCCACAAGACTACGATGTTCTTACAAATGAAATATATCAGTGGCTTCATGAAAACGAGACACCCCTTATAAGGAAATCAAACCTTGATACTGCAGAGGACATTATTAGTTTCGGATATCTGTTCAAGATCCTTGATGTTTCAACAATAAAGGAAATTCTCAATATAACTGACCCCGCACTTTCCAAAGTAAGTTCTCAAGTGGAACTACGAGAACGCCTTGCGAAAATTGTTAAGACCTACCGAAAAAAATTGGAGGACCTTACCCCCTTTTAAAGCGACAGATAAAAAATGGCAGTTCCGTTGGAGTTTCTGAAACCTACGAACCTGCGTATTTCTACAATGGTAGCAACCGCAAATACGAGCACACAGATTGATCTTATTTCTCTATTTGGCCAGATTCATGAAAAGCTTATTCCGCTCGGCTATCCTGGTGAAGGAATCCTGAAGATGGAGCATCGTGACAAGGTTGTTGGCATTGCATCTCGCGATGCATTTACAAATAGAAAAGTCAGCACAAAAACATTCTTCAACCAATCTACAATCATTCTTCGTCGTCTTGTTCCAGGATCTACAGATTCATTCAAGGAGGTCAATATTAAACTCTTTGCAAACGGAGGCGTTCAGATGACAGGTATTCCGTCTATTGAATTTGCAATGGGAGCACTCCAGACACTTATTGATGCAATCGCTTCTCTGCCACAGAACCCTTTTAAGGGACCTGCACAGATTTCCAAGTTCAATGTACAACTTGTAAATAGCGATTATACAATTCGCTTTCCAGTGAAGCGTGATGAACTACATACTCTCCTAACACGTACATATGGGCTCTTTAGTACAAATGAGAGCACTATCTATCAGGGGGTAAATACAAAATACTATTATAATAAAATTCATGCTAACAAGTCCCCAATGGGTGTGTGCCATTGCAAGGACACAATCTGTACTGGTCAGGGTAATGGAGAGGAAGAAGGCCAGTGTAAGCGAGTAACACTCAGTGTCTTCCAAACTGGGAAAATAATTATTACTGGTGCTCGTCATATGGACCAGATTATGGAAGTATATCATTACTTCAATAATGTTCTACAGAAGCACGCAAAGGACATTCTGCGGATCCCTGCAGAGGAACTTTCAACGCTCACTGCGTAAAAAGATGAAAACCAGTTCTACGAACAAGAATAGTAATTCAACAAATGTCCGCCCCTGCTGCTGCCCCTGGAGCCACGCCACAGACACAAACACAAGATGTTCTTCCCGGTCCTCAGACTATGATGCAGGCTGCGAAGCTTGCTATTACCCAGGATAAGCCTATCCAGCTAGATTACTATGTGGAGACTACAAATGGAAAGGCATTCATGGGCGAAGAGAAGGAGACAAAGGAGAAGATGCTGGTGAAGAGTGCTGTGGAATATACTAGCCATATTGAGAAGGTTTATAAGGTTGGCGATGATTTTCTAGTGGTGACGGCGAACTCTATTTATGTTGTGAGTGGCAAGATCCAGAAGCGCCTGATTGAGTCATCATCCCTTCGCTCTGGCGATGATGATGATGAGTAAATATTTTTGATGCCTAACTATTTTTACGAGTGATATTATCACTCGCAAAAATTGAATTCCATAATTCCTTAAAACAATAGTCATAGTAATATTTAGGATGATTCTTCGCTTACTTACATCTGTTGCATCATTTATTGCATTAGTATCAGGTCTTAGCAATGGCATTGATACTTGTGAATCAGTTCCACAGCATGGTTCATGGGCGACCGGCTGTAACCCAAGCACATGTATTTCTACAGGTGGCGCAATTCAAAATGTACCATTTATAATTCGTATGTTTGATAGTAATAACAGAAATATAAATAATTATATGCCTAATACACAATATAATGGTGTTCTTAGTGCAACTAATACTTCATATCCCTATAAGGGATTCGTATTAAATGTTGGACGTGGTAATATAAATGGTAACTTTGCAACAATATCTGCTGGATCAATTGGGGCTGGAAATCTAACAATAAATCCAACAAATATGAATATTAGACGTATGTTAAGTTGTAATAATGGATTAACTCATACAAGCAATATTGATAAATATACAAGTACCTTTACTTGGCTATCACCATCATCAGGATCTGGGCCAGTTATTTTCAAGAGTATTATTGTTACTAGTCGCAATACATTCAACTATGTTGCATCTTTAAGAATGAATGAGTTTAATATTAATCAAACTATTTCTGCAACTGCAACTCCCACTTCAATTGTTGCAATGCCAACATCAACATCCTCTTGCAGTATCCCCTATACTACAGTATCAGGTCTTTCTGGTGTTAGTCCATCATATGTGATCTCTAATAGTGGTAGCACTTTAGTTTTGGGTGGTGTATCCCCTACTTGCTCCAGTGGCTCTGCTACATCATCTGGTCCTAAGTTGGCATTCATGATTGATCTTGGTGCAGATACTATTCTAGGTTCTCAACTCACTGTAGATACTTGCTTGACAGCAATTGGTGACACTGTACTATTTGTTGGAACTGGATGCCCTACTTCTTCTGCTAGTTTCCGTTGTCTTATTGCAAATGATGATGCTGGTGCTATCATCTGTCCCAGCGACACTATGGCGAGCCAGGTTCGTATTAATGCAAACTCACGATATATGTGGGCGGTTGTTGGCAATTACGCGTCTTCTACTAGTGCATCTTCTGGTATTCGCTGGTGGTATGGAAACTCTGTTGCGCCAAATGTGTCTTCAATTACCCCGACTATTCTAGTAACTTCTAGTGTAACAACAATTATAACTAGTTCAAACACACCACGCGCCACACGAACACCTACAAAATCAATATCTGAAACTTCTACTTCTAGTCCTACTATTTCTATGGGTCTTATGCCTTCTTTGTCAAGCACAGTATCACAATCTGTTATTCCAAGTGTAACATCAACATCCACTGAAACTAATTCACCTTCACAAACATATTCAGATTCAACATCAATTACTAGCACACCCACAATTACTACAAGTGGCTCTAAATCTGCGCCTCCAACTATATCAAGAACACCTACAATTACTCAAAGTAATACAGATACGCCAATTGAGACTGATACGCCAAGTTATACAGAAACACCGTCAGCATCTTATACCGCAAACCCCTCTTACTCATCAGGTAGTTCTCCAACACATACATCTATTCCTGTTAGTCCTGTCATTACTAACAGTCTAACAAATACTGCCAGTCCCACAACAAATTACAATGCAATGCAGGTAGTTAATACAAATGAATCTAATAATACAAATACTTATGGATTAATTGGACTTGGAGTCGGTCTTGGGGTTATTGTTACTATAGTTGTTATTATTTCATATTATGTAAGCCATAAAAAGCATAAGACACAACAGAAGCCATTATCTATGCGTAATATTATTATTGTAGGAGAGCATAGTTCTCAAAATCCTTTAGCAATGCATATAGACGAGCCACATAATATGTCTTCAACAGTATTTCACTATTCAAAGGATAAAAACGATTCTCCGCCGAGACAAACCTTTGAACCTGTTGCTGCACGCGTGTAGACTATGAATTCATGTAATTATTCAAAAAGACAAATATTATTTATTTTTTTGAATAAAGTTATAACTATTAAGTGATTACTTCTTGCACTGAGGAGAGCCCCTATTTTCAGGCTTTGTGCAGTCCATCATGTCGGCGAAAGTGTCGCCATCAGTAGTCGCAACCCTCTTCTTAGGATCCGCAGCTTCTACAACGAGGAAACCCTCCTTTGTCTGCTTGACCTCCAGGAGGCTACGAGAGCAGATGAGGTAGAAGAAGAGAGCCTGTGTGCCGGCAAGAACAATTCCAATTATCATGCTGAGGGAGCTAGGTACAGTTAATACCTTCAGTAACTTGGGACTGAGGGCAATGCCAACGAATCCCATAAGGCCGAGAACAGCAATGAGGGCGTACAGCACAAAGAAGAAGTAAAAAAAGTTGCATATCGAAGAGCTGGGTATAGCTTTCATCCAGTTGGCTTCCATTTTTGGTTTCTAATATAGGGCGCGCATTTTTTCCGCCGGATAATTAGAAACGAAATGGTCAATCGCCGCAATCGCAATCGCCAAACTAGACGTAACCGGCGCAATATGAAGGGTGGTAGTGCGTACCTTCTGCCATTATCCCCATCTGAATTAACGGATGTCTCTATGAGTGGCCCGGGCGCCCAGTCCATCGCTCAGGGAGCCCAATTTGCGGGAAACACACGAGCTATGCACGGCGGTATGGCAGATCTTTCTTCAGCCTATTCCGCTGGTCTCCCTGACAGTCTCCGCGCCAGTGCCCGTATGATTGGCCAGGATGCTGCATTAGGGGCTATTGGTGGCATGCAGGATGGCGGAAGACGCAGACGCAGACGCTCTTCTCGCAAGACACGCAATGGCTCTCGTAAGGCTTCCCGCAAGAATCGTAAGGGCTCCCGCAAGAGTCGCAAGGGTTCCCGAAAGGGTCGCAAGGGCTCTCGCAAGTCACGTAAGAGTCGCAAGAACCGCAACCGCAACCGCAACCGCAACCGGCGCATGCGTGGGGGCGCCCTTGGTTATTCGGAGGTTAGCGCCGGTGGTATGTTACTAACTCCTGAACAAACTGCCAGAGCCGGCTTACCAGGTGGTTGGCAGAATGGTGGATTAAGCGATTAGATCTAAACGCGTGTAGCAGTCCAGGCATTTGTTCCGCTAATCTCGCGACTATATTCAAACATTGATGCAAATGTATCACTCCGTTCAAAAAGGACACGTTGTTCCGATTCTTTCACAACAACATGTACTTTCAGATACAGATTACCATTACCTCCTCTCGCCCTAGGCATACCACGGCCAGTCACAACAACCTCAGTATTATTTTGAGTACCACGAGGAATTTCAATATTCACCGGCCCATTTGTACCCGGATATCCCTGAATTTCCTTCTGAACACCACATAAACTCTCTGTAAGGGAAATATGAACCTCGTTGCGCAAATTATCTCCATCGCGTACCCAACCATTAGGATCGTCAGCTGTCTCAAGAACAATATTGAGATCAGAACCACGCTCAAAATCTACAGAATCACTTGCCTCACTTTCAAAACTAATGACATCTCCTGCAGATGCACCTGGGGCAATCTTAATTTCAATATTCTTGGTCTGACGTGTTAAACACTGGCCCCTGCAATCCACACAAGGATCACCTCGTTGTTCTCCCCGCGCATCACAATTAGGGCATGGGCCATGTGACTGCATCATCATTCCTGGTCCCATCATGATATGTTGAACACTTGTACCAGAACCCTGACACTTATCACACGTTTTCAACACTTTTGAACCATTTCCCTTACAGGATGGGCAGAACTTTTCACGATTGAGGCAAATAGTAATAGAACCGCCATTATACAGTTGGGCAAGGCTGAGAGGAAGGCGCTCAACACGCGGAGGCGCCTTTCCAGGCCTGCGACGACGAGGCCCAGGAGGGCCACCTCGACTTTGTCCAAACATTCCAAATAGATCCGCCATATTCATTCCAAAATGGATGCCACCACCACCACCCATTCCAAAAGGCATACCACCGCCACCACCTCCACCGTTACCAGCATCAGGAGCACCATCCTCCCCAGGTACTGAGCCAGTCATATCGTAGAACTCCTTACTCTTCTGGTCACTTAACACATCATATGCCCGCTGAATCTTCTTGAATGTCTCTTCATTGCCACCCTTATCAGGGTGATGGGTGCGTGCCAATGTCTTGTATGCCTTTGATAACTCAACTTCACTTGCGCCGCGGGAAACTCCAAGAACCTCGTACAAGTTGTCCTTTGCCATTAATTTTCATAGGTCTAAGGCGTTTAAGCGATTCAGAAGAAGGAAGGCATAATGGACACACAGATTATTGGGCAAGACCAAGTTATTCAATCATTAAATGCTATTTTAGAAAATCCACCACATATATTCTTAACAGGGCCACATGGGTGTGGAAAGACAAGTCTTGCAAAAGATTTCATCCGCACGTATCTTGGAAAATACGGAATTTCTATTGAAGACCCAAACTACCTAATGGAATTATCATCAGAAAAGGATCGTGGCATGGCAACAGTACGAACAAAACTAGCAAACTTTACACGAGAGGCTCCCATTATATCGGGAATTTATCGCTGGATTCTTATTGATGATGCGGACACACTGCCACTGATGAGCCAGCAAGCACTACGTAGGCCAATGGAACAATATTCTCATTTAACTCGTTTCTTCTTTATTACAACAAAGGTATCTGATCTAATCCCTCCACTAAGAAGTCGCTGTTATCATCTACATGTTCCACCGCTATCATTAATAACTTTCGGACCTGAACTACTGAAGAATCAGAATATTGATCCTGAATCATTAAGTCCAGAAATAAAAACTTGGTTATCATCTGCTGCTCTCGGAGTACCCGCAGAGTATATCCATTTTGCGAAAGCATTATCATTATTGGAATATAAACCTAGTATATCTCATATAAGGGCAATCTGTGCGGCACCACCATTTGAGAAAATTCTTCCAATTGTGAATAATATAATCCCCGAAACAAAGGAAGCAGAGGATAAGTTACTGAATGATATACTATCATTATGGTACGATGGGTTCGGATTTGAAGATGTATTAGAAAATATGTATAATACTGTGGATTTATTCATGGTACTTGTTCCTCCAATTCATGATAGATTTCTGGGTATTCTTGCACGAGGTTGGGAAAGTCAGGTACGGGCGCGTGTAAGTTTATTAGATTTACTACGTCTTTTTTTCTCCCCTGAAATAGCATTTACTTGAAGGAGGCAAGATGGAGCATCTTTCATTGGATGAACTTTCCTTACAGCAATTGAGTGAAAAGAAGACGAATAATGTATCTATTTTTCGCGAGAAGCCACCACTAGAGTTAGTGAATATTGTACTCAAATTTATGGGGTTTGATAATGGATTAATGGATACTCGAACCTTTACAAAGGATGATTTACGCGATGAGTCAATTGATGAATGGCTACCTCTTCTTGAGCCATATTATCTTCCATGTAAGGCAAAACGATTTCTAGAATTTCTCACAAAAGATAAATTTGTGACAATAATACGTCATATATTACGCGTTCATAACTTCGATCTACGAACTCAGGAACGTATAATTTGTGGTGTTAAACGAACCCAATATAGAATTGAGCCACAAACACCTTCTTTCACCAGTAAATCTGGGATTTTAATAGAATTTAATTAAACTCCGAGTTTAATTAACCTGGTAATTTAATTAAACTAGGAGTTTAATTAACCTGGTAATTTAATTAACTTGGTAATTTAATTAAACTAGTCGCCTAACTAATCCGCAATTGCAGTTCTACCAAGCGCCTCGCGGAAAAGAGCACTTACTGCAAGATCGCTTGCCAATATCTGATCTTCACTCATACGAATAAACCAACTAAACGCCGTTCTACGCATTGCTTCCTCTATAGGGAAAGGTGTATAGATAGCATCATTTGAATATTCAAAAGGCACAACCCCTTCACCACCAGCAGCTAAAAGGTCCTCAAGTTCAATACGTTTTCCATTACGTCCCTTTCTGCTAATCTCAGCGTAAGGGCGAACTTCCTCATGACCTGCAAATTGTAACCAGTCCCACTTTGCGTCATTACGAATCTGGGAGCCACCTCCAGCCTCCTCAAGTCGATTGAATGCAGCCATAGCCATCTTTTCAAATGCAGGAGTTCCAGAACGAGGCGACCATAGTGCACGGAATCCAGGAACCTGAGTTCCATCAGGTCCAGAGAAACTATCATCCAAATCAGTTCCGAAGAATACAGCCTTATCTTCAGGTAACTTTCCAAATGGACGGCGGCAAATCACACTAGGACTTAACCATAATCCTCCAAACTTCGCTAGCACTGCAGAACGAATGAAATCCAATTCAGGCTGATTTACAACAAGTTTCTGATTACGAAGAGGCCAAGGGAGATTCTCCTCACCTAGACGTTCAACTAATCCTGCCAACCCTCCAATAACTTCTACCTTATAGGTATCACTGTTATGTTTGAGAATACTCTCATAACAAAGATTCAAGAAGGGCATATTGAGTACTCTGCTACTGCGGGCACCAAAGTCAATCCATTGACGACTATTTACTTCGCTGTCGTTATAGTATAGCCAAATTGTCGGTTTATCAAGACCTCTACGAATTAATTGCCTATCAGCATATGGGTCAGGGACACCAAAACTACGTCTATTAGCAAGTGCTATACCACATGCAATTGCTGCGAGGCCCAGAACCCCTACAAGGATGGTATTGTTGGTCTCCATATCTGTTAGTTGTTACGAATAACGAGTCGCTTCATACGCTCAAAATATTCGTCAGCAACAACATGTTCCTGTGCAGCTCGGAACTGGCGTCTCTTTTCAGCCTCTTGTTGCGACCGTTCATACTCCTCAAGTCCTTGACGTTCAGCATCACTTAGTATTGGGGCTGATTCACGGTTTGCTTTATAACTTTCCAGACTTCTTGGTGCAACTGATACTCCTGCGACCTCTCCACTGAATGTGGAGCCGGTAGTATATGCCTGGCGCAAATCAGTATAATTTATTTGGGCATTTGCAGGAGCCGTATATGTTTGTGGTTTCTCACGGCCTAATTCTAAACCAAGAGACGGAGCCATTACAAGTTGTTGTGGGCCAAGTATAGAAAGCGTATTTGATGGGCCATTTCCTGCTGTGCGTCGTGCATCATCTTCAAACATCTGATTAAATACATTGCGATTGAACTTGCCACCAAACTTGGGAGCAGTGGAACTATTACCTCCGCTTTCATTCTTGAGCCAGTCACCATATCCATCATCTTCTGGATCAGGAATGCGAGTAGCTTCAAACATTCGATTGAATGTTTCCATATTGAGATTTTTCGGATCAAGACGAACTGGCTCTGCGTGAGTAAATCCTGTGGATGCCTGCGTACGATTCGATTTTACATTATCAATGGATGGTAACTCGCCTTGTTCCCCATCCTTTGTACGCTGTCCCTTTACTAGTTTCAGGATTTCACTGAGATAAGCATATGCACGAGTGACAGACTCAAATTGCTCTTCTGAACCACCCTTATCAGGGTGGGAGGTAATTGCCTTCTTTTTGTATGCTTTCTTCAATGCTTCTTCTGTAAGGGCTACTTCTTCTGCAAGATCAAGAACGCGGAGACACGTTGTGAAAAAAGACAGTGCTTTCTGCGAATTCTTCTGTTTTCCGACGATTTTAACAGGGTCCTTTACGGGTTTCCCCCCTACAACAAGCTCATTCTGGGGTCGTGTTGCGACTCTTCCTTGTGCGGCAGTCGCAGTCGCAGTAGCAGTCGCAGTCGCAGTCGCTTCACCAGGGAGGGGGGAAAGAGGTACTTTACCGCTACGTAAATAGCCAATATATGCTAGAACATCTCCATATATCCCCGCCCGTTTTAACGAAATAATATACTCGTTTCCACTCAAAAGAGTTTCTATCATTTCTTGGCGCTTTGCCAAACTTTTAATCTGCAGTAGATTATTATAAATTCGTACATGCGTAGGATCTACTGACTGTATATTCCCCATCCTTATTTTATAGTAAATTATTATTGTGCAACAATTCTCCGCAGGGTTCGTAGTGTTAAAAGAGGGATCTGAGATTCACACTCCCACATCCACTTCTTCCCGCAACTAAACATTTTATACTGCACAGGCCAATATTGTGGAGCCATATAAGGGACCTGTTTTAATGTTTTATCACGAATAAGCCACCAACTTTCAAGAGGTAATACCATTGCAAGTTGCTCCTGCGGTTGTGCATACGCAGAAAAAACAGTCGCAGCCGCAGAAACACAAGCCGCCATAAAATATTTATCAAGATATACAACTATATCTTTCCATAATGGCGGTAGAAAGAATGGATAATACCAATCGATTGCAACCGGTTCGCCCAGATAATAGGCTCGAATCCAATGAAGTCCCTCATAGTAATGTTTTGCAGCTGTTCGAGCCACAAGAGCGTGGGCTCCTCCAACGTAATTTTCGTAATATGTCTTTCGCCACGTTGGCTTCAGTTGTGATCCACGTGCCTGGGCTCCGCCTGTTCCATCCTCGAAGAAATCATATTCGACTTTCTCAGCAGGATAGAAATCAGGAGTTGTATCCTCCTTAATAACAGGATTATGAGTAATCTTCTTGCGAATACTTACATACATATCATGATCCTCTGTAAGGGCAAACCGTTGGAGTATTTCTCGCACACCCTCAATATTCCAAGTAGTGTCATTATTCATGAGGCGCTTACCAGAGGAGATTAGATTAGAGAGAAATTCGAGCATTACTTCATGGCCTTCTTCGCTCATTTTCTGGGATAGACTATGTGGCAGGAAATCGTTTCCGAGAAATGACATAGCCATTGCATAATCCAGAATTACACTGTGGTCTCCTCCGAGACGACTTGTAAGATATTTTTCGAGAAGATTCACATTAAGAAATGTGTAGGTCTCCTCTCCTAGTGCATCATATATCATCTCTCCATATTCAATATTTTCACGAAATAAATGTATGCTACGACCACTCTTGGAAGTATCCAAGAGACTTAGTACAATAAGATCAGCATCAAGACCATACACAACAATATCCTTATCAGCAGGAACATTATTGCGTAAGTGGGACATTACCTTCTGCTCCCCTTCACCTGGCATGGAGGCATCCTGGATAATCCACTTGCGACCGCCGGTGCCAAGACCATGGAGTTTTTTCCCAAGACGTTCCATAAAGTAAGTGCCAGGGGTAATTGAGTTCTTATCCCAACTACTGTCTACACTAGAAAGAGCTGACTTAAAACGGCGGAGTCGCTGCTGCTTCATCTTTGCAAAAGGAACAACACCATCAACACTAATAAGAATTTCATCACTAGGCCCAATAATATCTACAATCTTGCGTACATACTTCAACACAGCATCTATAAGGGAATTCTCCCAAGTAACTCGCGCCTCACTATCACAACCTGTAGGATATGGCGGCACAGTATCCTTGTGTAACACATGGTAAATAAGACAGTTAAAATCAAAGTATAATCCATATGTGGAACTTTTTTTTGTCTTACACACAAGGCCTGGGACACTATCTTTTAATTTACGATAGTAAGATGGGATGCCCATTTTCTTAGTAAAATCAGAGAATACTCTATGAGTAATACTAATCAACCTCTTAAACTCGGACCTGAAACAGTATCTGGTTTTATGAAACCTAATATCAAGATCAACCAATTTTTGACCGGTACTATACTTCCTGTATGTCAGCATCTTGCTCAGATATTACCAGAAGCTGTCTTTGTATTTCTCATATTATTCAGTATTCTTACACAAAATTTCGCAAATGGGATTCTAGCATTATCATTGGTTGAGTCTCTTTTTGTTTTCTCCATCATCGGCAATGCAGCACAATACTTTACAGGCTCTGACTCTCCGACTACAAAGCCTGAAGCATGTCAAGCAGGATTCCCACGTTCAATATCCTCTTATTCTACCCTGTCTATTTTCAATAAATTAACAGAGCATTTACCATTTCCCTCACACTCAATTGCTGTTATTTCTACCCTTATAGGATATCTGTTGGGCGCACTATTTCAATTTAAGGGTGAGCTGAGGCAATTGGGTCCAGAATGGGAAGCGCGCATTCCTATTGCTGTCACTCTCTCCTTTTTAGTGCTGACAGCTTTTGTACTTTTCCGGTATATTGCTGGATGTGAGGGTCTCGGAATTATCATTGGGACATTATTAACAGGAATAGTACTCGGCACCCTAATTCTCTATCAGAACATGGCGCTAATGGGTAAAGAAGCTGTTAATATACTGGGTGTTCCCACATTGGAATCGCGCACTATTGCGGGCAAGCCACTTTATGTGTGTAACAAAGCAGAGTGATGCCCCCTAACGCAGGTGTTTTTGCAGGTATAAGAGAATACATATTACTTAGTTTGAAAGAACTTCCATTAATTGCTTCTGTGGCTCCATTATTTCTTGGTGTAGCAGAAGGGAACATAAATTTGTTAGTTTTCGGGCTCGGAGTTCTCTTTCTTGCGCCAATTGCAGCAGGTATTGTTGGCCTTATATTGTCATTTCTTTTACGGTGGGTGGATCCCACAGGAACTTACTGGAAAGCGACTGATTCTGATATATTATCACTTGTACCTGGTATTCCTGGAATGGGGGGGCGGGATAAAGTGGCAGTAGTACCAACATATTGGATGACTATGACAGTATTCTTCTTCAGTTATCTGGCATTGAATGCATATAGTCTATATGTTCAGGAACCAGAGAAGAATGCGGATCCTGAAAAGGTGGATAATAGAAAATATCAAGCAATAATGAGTTTAATTCTTATACATATAATTGCATTACTTGTATTTGGTTTGAGAATAACTCAGAGTGGAGGAGAAACTGTGTTAGGTGTTATAGTAGCACTAGGCACAGGTATTACAACCTCGTATTTCTGGTTCAAGTATTTATCATTTTGTGGGCTTGGAAGGTTAGAAGACGTATTTGGAATCCGAGCACGTATTCTCCCTGAATCTGCAACAGCTGATACACCAGTTGTATGTGTATAATAATTACATAGGAGGTTGTGTGCTGGTCATAATATCAGCATCTCCGTGAGGAGCCAGGTGTGTCTCTTCATCTTCCGTAGGTGGCTGATGCTCACTGGGTGGTGCGTCCATGCGCACCTGGGGGGCATCTTTCACAGAAGGAGACGATGACGCGGATGAAAACCATCTGTATGCTACAAATGCAACAGCGAGGATAGAAACAATAATACCAGCAATGATCGGCCAACCGAGATTGGTAATCGCATCAGGAATAAAAGACATTCTGTAAGGGATAGTCTAGAAAATTCTATAAGTAGAAACCGCAATCTTATCGTCTTCCCAATGTCCTGTACATTCCAAACAGCGAAACAATAATATTTTTAAATGATATTATGCTTTCTCGCGTAACAATATTCTGCCGTAGCGCGCGTATTAATACTTCATAAAATTTATCACGTTCTTCAATAAAATTCACCAGAGAGTACTTTTCAGATAGTGATTCAAATGGTACAGCTGTATCTTCTAGTATCGCTTCTAGAGTAACAGACTTCTTCTGCATATTAACATGCTCATGTAGTTCCCATAACCAACGACGAATAAGATCGTATTTTTCGCTCTCATTTGTAATTGTATCTAGTTTCCCTAAGTCGAAGTGTGTTTTGAAGTGTTCAATATAGTGTTTCTTACACATAGCACATGGAATAACATCTTTAAGGATACGAAAAAGTCGTTTCCACGATTCAGTTTCATCATTTTTAAGAAGTTTAGATGTCTGCTTCCCAGTTTGTTCAGCGAGCCAGTGAAGCATTTTCCAGAGTGGAGGCCCCCATTCACTTGGACTAGGCGCATTCAAATCCGCAGAGAGCATTTTTATAAGTTGCTCTCGTCGTGACATTACTCTGAAAATTGAAGTATTCTATTTCTTTAAGATAGACGCAGAAACAGCAACAGCAACAGCAACAGCAACAGCAACAAAGCCAAATAAAATGTCTGTACAAGTACCAGAAGAACTATTGGAAAGCCTTGAAGTAAGTCTGGAAGCGCTGGGCAGAAATTTACTAAAAGATGTTGGTGAAGTTCTTAATATTCCCTATAGGGATTTAGTGAAGCGAGTATATGGATCTGGAAAAAAGATTACATTGAGCCTTGCTCCTACAGAAGTTGCAACCCCTTCTACCTGTAAGGCAATTGTTCAGCATTATTCTGGTGGCTTCTTTTGTGGCTCTTGCCCACAACCAGGGTCGCGATTTTGCCAGACTCATTATGAGAAACCCCAACTATTTGACACAAAGAATGCGATACCTTTGCGACAGATTAGAGGGATCGACACAACAGAGACCCTCTGGGCAACTCCGCAGGGACATGTATTAAACAAGCAAGGGCAAATAAAGGGTGCCATTAAAAATGGTATTCTTTATAAATATTCTTTGTAATTTTATAGGTCCCCTATTCTAAAGAAAATGCGTAGTGTAATAATCTAATGCTGCGCGGATTGCCTGATCCATATTAAAATACTTGTATGATGCGAGACGACCAATAAAGTGTGTTTGCGTTTGTGCTGCGGCAAGCGCCTTATATTTTTCATACAGCTCCTGATTTTTGGGTGCGGGTACAGGATAATAAGGCTCCTCCCCATTACTACAGTCACACGATGTCTCATATACAACTACACTATGATCACTCGCAGGTGTATTCGGAAACCATTTATATTCAACAGATCGTGTATAAGGGACATCTGCTGAAGGATAATTCACAACTCCACCGCGTTGCTTATATCCGCAGTTATAATAGCGTTGCATATCAAAATTCAGTGAGCGATATTCTAGGGCTGGTAGGCCAGAATCGGCAAAATAGGTATCAATACGTCCTGTAAATATAACAGGAGCGTCTGACATTTGCGGATTATATTCTGTATTAAGTTGTACACTAATATTTGGATGGTCAAGCATTTTCTCAAAAATAGAAGTATAACCATCTGCGGGTAGAGCCTGGTACTTGTCAGTAAAGTATCTGTTATCCCACGAATCCCTTACAGGAATCCGTGCAAGAACAGACGGGTCCAGTTGGGCAGGCTCCTTTGCCCATTGTTTAATAGTATATGGCTTGAATAGAGCCTCATAGAGCTGTGTTCCCACTCGTTGTAAGGCAATATCCTCGGAGTTCTTTGGATTATCTCCTAGTTGCACCTGATTTTCCGCAAGCCATTCAGTTGCACCAGTAAGATGCTGATCACAAAGTAGATTAATTGTTTCAGTGGTCACAGGAACTGGCACATGGCGCTCCCCAATTTTGGCGATTGTTCTGTGATCATAGCGAACCCATTTTCCAAATTGTGTAACATAATTCCAGACACCTTCATCGTTTGTATGAAAAAAATGGGGTCCATATTTACTGACTCGGACTCCTGTTTGTGTATCAATATAATCGTAACAATTGCCACCAATGTGATCACGCTTATCAATAACGAGTACTTTCTTATTTTTCTCTGTTGCAAGTTTATGGGCAATAGTTGAACCGCTTAATCCAGCACCTACAACTATGAAATCATAGGTCATTATTTATTATAGCAGTATTTTCTTTAGATAAACCTCAGCACAATATACGGAACCACAAAGAATACCAGAATAAACTTTAGCATCCAGATGATAGTATTCTTGGACTGCTCATACTGAATCTTATTGTGAAATAGTGTGCGACACTCATCCTCAGCGAGTACATAGGCTGCAAACTTGTCGCTTAGAAACTTGCGGGAATGACCGGTGATAGGGAAGATATCTAGTGTAGGACGAGGCTTAATCGTCACAATCTCATCACGAATGAGATTCGCAAACTGTGCGGGGTCAGTTGCGCGGACAGTAAGCGCCTTGTACTGCGTAATATTAGCATCAATCAAACTAATCGCAACCTCATACTTCTTGAAAGCACTTTGCAGAGTCTCGAGGAGTTGCATCCGCTCCTTTAGCTCCTGAGTCTCAAGCTTAGCGTTTGCTAGATCGAGCTTGAGGTAATGAATCCGCTTGTCTGCATTACGAATACGTTCTCCCTCAGTGTAGTCACTATCACTATCACTATCATTATCACTTTCACTTTCACCGTCACAATGAATATTGCATGAATGAAAGACAATCTGTTGGAGATTCTCCTTTTCTAGATCACGAGTGCGCTTACCACCCGCGGCCATAGTGCGCTTCTTCTTCATTGGAGGAGCCTCAGGCATATCCTTATCTAGCTCAGGGGCGAAACACTCCTCTGGTGCAATAAATACGTTAGATGCCATCTTTGTATTATGTACCTGACCTACTGGGGGCGCGGACCCTTCAATTTTTATTCATTTAACCAAGTATTAATATATGTATTATCAGGGTCCAAACGTTTCGCGGATGCTTCAGGATCGTGTCTTCTGAATGGAGCCATTCCGAAAGGAGCAAGCGAAGAAACATTAATCCAGTTCATCATATTCTGTGCAGGGTCATAATCCACCAAATGCTGTGCGAAGAACCGTTCGCCCCAACGCCAATAAACATGGGCATCTTTTACAAGATAAGACGCGACCACAAGACGTACTCTATTATGCATATAGCCTGTTGCAAGTAGTTGTTTTATACCAGCATCAACAAGTGGATGTCCAGTGCGCCCTTTTTTCCATGCCAGAAATGCTTCATGTGCCTCTTTACTCTCACTGCCACGTAGCCCAGCCTTCCCCTCAAATTCATATGGACTAACTCCATATAAGTCGTCGAAATTATCCATAAGAGCTCCGTGGAAATCACGCCAGAAGAGCTGTCGCAGAAATCCGTCAAGACGACTAGGAGATAGTTCTTTCGCAGCCCAATATACTTCCCTTATAGAAACTGTTCCGAAATGATTATGTGCTGAAAGTTGTGATGATTTGTGGGCAGGATAGTCTCTGATGGTGTCATAATTAAGCGGAATCTTCTTTAATAGAGCCAGACCTTCAACACGACCTCCCTTCACAGCGATTGCATCATTGGGCCCATTTTGGAGAAACTGTTTATATGCGGAGTTAATATTAATTTCGTGCGTGTAGGCTGTCGCCCGAGGCTTGAACCATCCTGTTGCTGACACGGCGAGACCATTAGGACGAGGAATACGAACGTGCTTGGCTGCTTCATAATAAGGTGTGAATTTCTGGTATATCTTCCCACCACCTGTGCGAATAGACCCTGGTTCTGTTAAGTAAATATCATGAGCAGTTATAAAAGTGCGGTCGCCCTTCTCGCACCAGGAACGTAAGCGAGCCTCGCGCTTTTTTGCGTAGGGGGTATAATCTTTTGTTTCAGCAAGACCAACCACCTCATGGCCACCATTCTCCAAATCATCTATAAGGGTATTTAGTGTATCAATAGTATCACCTGAAAGGAGTAATAGGCGTGTTCCTTTCTGCCTTAAAACTGCGCCCAGTTCTTTCAGACTTTGTAGCATAAATTGTACGGAGTTTGCTGATTTGAGTGGGTTCTTATCGGTCACTTGTTCAGGTGTGAAGACGAAGACTGGTAGTATTTTCGCTGTTTGCGCCTTTGCTTCAATAGCGGCGGCTTCTAGACCATAATGGTCTACAAGTCGTAGGTCTCTATGGAATAAGAATATCAATACTTTACTCATATTGTCTTATTTATTATCTCTATTATAACGTCTTTATAAATATTCAATTTTTTGCGTATGTGTGTGTAGGGTGCGTGTTTTACATAATAAGTAAAAGCCCCGCAATAAATAGATGCAAAGACACAAGGGTCGAACAGATTATCCGCCAGATGTTTTGGAAAAGCTCACAAAGAGAGATCAGTTGTATTTTAAATTCAAACGGCTTCTGGCCACGAATATAACAACCGAAAAGCAAATACTTGATAGGATTAGCAAAATTCTAATAAAATACAGCGATCTTAAAAAGGAAGTGAAAGAACATTATAATCCGTCAAATATTCCATCTGTACGTTGGTGGAATATTACGCATACACATATTTATCACTATAATGAAATATGTACAGTCTTGAAGAATATTACAGAAATGGAGGCATTTCTTATTAGTAGACGGTAGCCTTTCCCCACACACACTAAAACTCTTCAGGAATATGCCCAGGCTGTAGCCCTAGACGAGGCATAACATCACGGTGAAATGTATCATCAAACTCCCTTATAGCAGGTCCAAAGTTGGCACTCGGATAAAATGCGATTGGCCTGCGTTTTTTAATGTGCATGGCAACATCCATAAAATGCGTGCGATAGTGTGCAATCATAAACATCGCCATAACCGCAGCGGAACGTTGCATTCCCGCCGCGCAATGAATTAATATATGTTTCCCAGCCTTGTATTCTGTCATTACTTTATGAACTACTTCATAGGACCAGAGACTCAAATTGCGAATCTCCACTGGGTCTAAATTATCATGTACAGGAACTCGGTACATTGTTGTTTTCACAGCAAGTTGGAAGGGAAGGTCCTTTGTGCAGTTGAATACAACAGAAATCTGGTTTGTTTTTAAGAACATTATATCTTGAGATGCTTCAAAGTTGCCGAGCCATAATCTGGGCATTATGAGATCTGCATTATTTTTATAACTGCGAACAACATCCTCGAACTTTGGCATTGTGTGGGGTGGCTGGTGGTCTCTAAGAAAAATTGAACAGTTTTGTTTGCGCAATATATATAGCTGCAACATATAATGGATAATCGCCTTTGTCGCAATCTATATCGTGTAGATGAAGCATGCGCATCATTTCGCCACGCTCTTATATCAGGGAAAAAGGATGCATCGCTTTTCTGGGCCGATGAGTTGTTTTCAAGCGGCTGTATTGGGGAACTAAATCAAATTCTCTTTGAAGTATGGACATTCTTTAAGGGTCCATCAGATGTAGAATGGCTACTATTATGGTATGGCTCTAGTCATGATTATAATAGTGTCTTGTCAAACACAGTTCGTCTTTGCTGGTCTATGCGCGACGGCATTGATTCTAGTGTGTTCAAAGAGATGATTCTCTTATCGAGTCCTCTAGGACAATTGGCTCCTAAGCAAACAAAGGTTCTTCAGATTCTTAGACAGCTCGACCAGAAAGTAGCTGGCGCATTCTCAAAACTGAAAACCCCCATGCAGAAAAGGGCGTATCGTCCTATCAACGCAAATGATCTAGAGTTTCCATGCGAACTACTCACCGTGCAAAGAGCCTCTATCTATGGGCTTACTGAACGAGGTCAAATGAGCGAGACTACAACTACACTTTGGGAAGTTCGGGGAGATATTGTTGAAACTCTTTGGGGTCAAGGAACACCTTATTGGTCACAGGCATTTGCAGGTTATGATGGAATGGACGATGATGCAGTTGAGGCATTCTATAAAAAGCATTTCCCAACAGATATTCCAGATGAATGGTCTTTAGAGCGACAGATGCGCACTCATGGACCTGGATGTTTGTTTGTCAGCGAGAAGGGAGCCTCCATTGTGAAACTCCTTCGCTCACTCTATAGGGGGTGTGAAGGAATGGAGAAGGTATTTGGTATATTTGAGGGTGCGTGTCTTAGAGAAGAGGCTAGGACGTTATTTGATATAGTCTAAAGTTGTGTAGCATAAATCATAAAGAAATAATGAAAGTGGTTCTTGCAGGTGTCGTTAAAAATATAGAATCTTATGCAGTTACAATACTCGATTTCATTGTCCAACTGAAATTAAAAATCCCACAACTCCAGGTTGTAATCTATGAAAATAACAGCACAGATAAGACAAAGGAATTTCTCAATGAACTTTCCGCAAAATCTGATTTTATTCACACAAAGTGCGAAGATTATACAAATACATATTTTTTAGAGAAAGGTCGCGCCAACACATGGGATAATCTCCCATGTCGCATGGAAGTTATTGCCCATGCTCGCAATAAACTTCTTGATATGCTTGAACCATTCCGCCTAGACTCTGGAGATATCATAATAATGGCAGACCTAGATTTCCACAAGTCTCCAGATGTTGAAGTAATTAAACACATTGTCGCAAATTTCCCCGCACAAGCGGATGCCCTCTTTGCAAATGGCATTGATAATATCGGACAATACTATGACGCTTTCATTCTTCGCACAGAAGCATACCCATTTGGTCCAGAAATTATTGGCGATGAATTTAGGAAATCTAGCCACATGGGAAAACTTCTCACTCCAATTAAACCTACAGATCCACTGAAACCAGTATATAGCGCATTTGGAGGTCTCGGAATATATAGAGCAGATGCTATTATAGGTTGTCGATATTCTGCACATATAACTGATGATGTTCATGCGTATTATACAAGCACTGGCGCTGAGAAAGTAATAGACTGTACAGTGCCCAGAGAATCATACACACACTATAAGGGAGCTCTTCTTGGAAGTTTCTTGATGGATAATAAAATATTTTATAAGAATAATAGTGGGTATAATTGGCCAATTATTGGGGAGCATGTACCATTTCACATGGCAATGCGAGCAAAAGGTCGTGGGAAATTTTTCATTGTGCCACAGATGCTATATTATCATTAGTCGTAAAGGGCACATAACTATTTTTGTTAGCGATTTTATCGCTAACAAAAATTGTTCAGTGACAGGGCACATAACTATTTTTTTACTAGCGATAAAATCGCTAGTAAAAAAATTGATGAAGTATTTCCCCCATAATAAATCCTACGCGACACCACGTATGAAGTAAAATGCAAACAATTCTCCCGCACGTCCTTAATGACAAGGCAATTCAGAATCTTGTTGCCGCTCATAAAACAAGTATTCATATAGCATTCATTATGAAGCGTGGGCATATTCTAGCAAAGGCTACAAATAAGATAGGTTCTCGGTCTCGTGGAGCAGGCTATTCTGATTGTACTATACACGCAGAAAAGGCTGTTGTGAAGGAACTTGGTGATCGTAATATGATGCGTGGAGCAATAATGTATGTTATCCGCATATCTAGATCAAAGACTTTGGTGGGAAATGAGCGCGTTCAGAACTCAGAGCCTTGCCATGATTGCCATCTATTTCTCACAAAGTGTCATGAGAAGTATGGGCTTAGGAAAGTATTCTATTCAACACATGAATTTGTTGAACTTGACTTTGAGGATCGGCCTGATAAGCGCCCACCAATGGATTTGGGACGACCGCCAACTTGGGTGCGGAAGTAAATGTTGGGTTTAAACCGTGGCAAATAAATATTTTTATACTGCAATGATCGGCGATGTAATAGATAAATATATACACCAAAGGGATCTAATACACCAACCAAATCCTATGTTCTATTCCTCTTTCTTGTTTTTAACAAATGTATTAATAGCCTATAGAAATCAATATTATGTATATTCATATTTATTTTTTACATTATTTACTACATCTGTGATTATTCATTCTTATTATACACTTTTTACAAACATTATTGATAAAGTATCAATTATTATGGTTGTTTCTTATGGTGGATATATGTTTATTAGTAAAAACCCTTCGTTGATAAAGTCAGTATTAATTATATCAACATTTCTAGGAGTAATATATTTATACATTTATGGTTATTATACAAACTCATTGTGTTTTCACGAAGACCAACTTACTGGGCGTCTGTACCATTCATTCATGCATCTTGTATCCTCGCTAGGGCATCATTTGATTATGTTGGCTTAGAATCAACAAGACAAACATTTATATAATCCAAACGAATCAGCAATAATATAAAGCCATGAAAAGGTTGCTATCCAACACCACATTGACCCCATAGTATTCGTTTTATTATATAAATAATATGATATTAAATATGTTGCTAGCATAAGAACAGATCGTATATAATATTTAGAAATAAAAAAAGGAACTATAAAGAAAAATAACCATACTATATGATACCTAATATCACTAGGAAACCAATTCCATGAAAGATGCTTATTTTCACCAACACTTGTATTAAAATTTGTCTCTTTTATTAACGATGGTAGAAAAATACCAAGCACTAGTGTATATATTGCGAAGAAACTATTTCGTAATGATGTTTCACTTATAACATTTATAGCAGAATATGGCTCTAATACAATTAGTGCGAATGCAATTTTTGACCATAATTCATTTATCTCTACATTTTTCAAATTATTCCATAACATATATTCCACAAATTGCATTGAAGAAAAAACATATGTAAATAATACTATTTTCCAATCGTAATGATTTATTAAAGCAAAAAATGCTCCAAAAGTAGAGAATATAAAAGTATTTAATGATACTTCAGGATTCCAGCACATCTATTAGGCATATATGAAATTATTTATGACGAGTAACCTTTCTTGTTTTATCAGCACAACGTTTCGTCATCATCTTCATAATCTCAGGTTTCTTTGCAACTGACTCATGCACAAATACCTTCTCCTGGCGCTTACGTGTAGCACCTTGACCGCCAAGAGAATTCCTCTTAGACTTCTGCGATACACATACAAAGTCACTTGGCGCCGAATATTCACTCACAAATACATAGTTGTCTTTACTCATGCGACGTACCCATTCCCAGAAAGCGGTTGAATTGAAAGCAGAGTGATACTCAGTAGTATTTTCATACGGAGGATCGCAGTAAATCAGTGCTCCTTTCACGCTAGTATAATCTGAGTACTCTTTTTTAGTAATAGATGCCTTGTGAAATGATGGAACGCCGTGTAGAGTATCATAATAACGCTTACGCTCTTGCGGATAGTTGCGTCCCTTATACTTATTCACATAACCGCCAAAGTACTTCCCATTATAACTATAACAGAATGCTGCATAGGCCGCACGGAGCTTGTCTTTCGCAGGGTTCTCTCGTAGTTTAGCATATTCAGACTTTGTTATAGTCGCATGGTTTCCCTTTGTCTTCTGAACATGCTTGAGCAGTGTAATCAGGAGATCATTATTATCGCTCACACTATAACTGGACTTGTGCTCAACACGACGGAGAATGTGACAATAACCGCAGAAAGGTTCAATATATGCGTAGTCATTGAAAAAAGGGTTGTTTAGTATTTCTATTATATGCTCAGCAGATGTGGATTTGCCGCCCACATATGCCATATCTACTCTTTGGAGGGATTTTTAGAATATCCACAATGGTCTAAATAAATTACTATTAATATATTTATAATGAGTATTTTATTAACTACAATATGTATTGGCAAAAATTATATTAACCAATATAATAATTTATTTAGACAGTCTCATGAGAATTATGCTAAAAAATGCGGGTATGATTTTAAGGTTATAACAAATTATATTCAAAATCCAGCACATCCATCAGTAATATCTCTAAATAAAATTTTAGTATGTAACTACAATTGGGACAAAGAGTATGATTATATTATATTTATTGATGCAGATATAATAATTAATAGCAATACTCCTGCAATACATAATTCTTATAATTTCGGTGATAAGATAGGTGTTGTAAATCAATCACAGCCTACTTTAGAAGCCAGACTAATAACACAAAAACACAAAGGTTATGAAGTTACAGCAAAGGAATATTATAAATTAAAGTCTGGTCATAACATAGACACAAATCATATAATAAACACTGGAGTACTTGTATTACAACCAAAAAAACATAAGGACTTTTTACAAGATATATTTAATGAATATGCTGATAGACAAATAAATAATAGAGCTGGATTTCATTATGAACAATCAGTAATAGGGTATGAAATTCAGAAAAACAATTTACATTTCTTTATGGATATGAAATGGAATGCTTTATGGGGGAATAATAAATACTATTATAATGTTATTAAAGGAAAAAATATAACACTACAGGAATTCTATAATAACAACTATTTTATTCATTTAGCTGGGCAATGTGATTATAATTTAGTTGAAACACTGATACATGATTAGTACTTTACATATTGACGTCGCCCGCAATCTGCTGTGTGAGCCACTCAAATGGCTGAACGATATTTGAGTTGTTTCTTACAGAAGTCTCAAAGTAATGCAGATCATATGTAGGGTTAATAATCTTGCGGTTCTCTGTGTCCTCACACTTATTGCCGATCAGCACAACTGGGATGTCTGGCATCACATCATATACCTCGTTATACCACTTTTCAACATTGCGGTAGCTCTTATTGTGTGTCACATCAAACATGATGGCTACTGCATCAGCATTTGCATAGTAGTATTCACGCAACTTCCCATACTTATCCTGTCCTGCTACATCCCACACATTCACAGCAACATTTCCGAACTTCATTGGATGTACTTCTGCTCCAACAGTTGCACAGTAGTACTTTTCAAATCGGCCACAAAGCATATTTGTAAGCAGTGCAGTCTTGCCAACACCACCATCGCCAACAAATACAATATTGTGATCGCTCATCTTATTTATATAGTTGGAATGTACTAAACTTATTTAGCACGTGCCATATATAGTAGCGGCGACAGACCTTCAATTTTTACATTAAAAAAGGCTCTTTTCTTTGTGTTTTGCGTTTAATTTTTATTCTATTTGCTTTTTATTTACTGGGGAACAATCTTGTTCTTGAGGGGGTTGTAGATGCCGAGCATCTTGCCAGGCGCACCATCGTTGCACTCCCAGACCTCGTTGTCGAGGCTCTTAAAGTACGTGGTACCTCGGTGCTCCCACTCAGTGGCGAGCGGGCTGTCCTCCTCGTCGTCGTCCTCGTCATCCGATGGAGGGGGCGGGGGAGGCGCAGCCTTCTTAGGTGCGTCGGCCTTCTTGGGCTTGGTCGGCTTTGCAGGCGTCGAAGGCTCAGCCTCGGTGGCAGCGACCTTGTTCTTGCTGCCCTTGGGGCGCCCGCGCTTCTTAGACTCGGTGGAGGCGGTCTCGGACTCAGCATCGGACTCAGTGGCGCTGCTACTGGCCGTCACCTTAGCGGCGGCGGCCTGAGCCTTCCAGTAAGCCTCGTCATACTGATTAAGCTCCTTGCGGCGCTTGATCTCAGCATGAACGGCTGCGAGGGGGAACTTCTCACCAGGGCTGGCCTCAACGAGGGCGGCATGCACGTGCTTGAAGAACAAGCTGGCGCCAGTGGGGCCACGCTTAACACCCTTACCCTTGCGGGAGGGCTTGGACGCGACGGAGGCTGCGGAGGGCATGTCACCGCTGATAAGGCTCTTGATGAGGGCCGTCTGCTGATCCTGGAAGACCTTGATCTGCGCGAGAACCTGCTGAACGGTGGCGGAGGGGGAGGACATTTTTGCTTGGGATGGTGGGAGGGTGGGAATACTGATCAAGTGGAATACTTTGAGCAGCGTACTCTCCATACTGCCGGCCAGCTGCCTTCAATTTTTTTTTCAAATTGAAGATTATTCCAGGAGGGCGCAGGCGGGCTCGCAGGCTCATAAAAAGGTCCCGCACGGGGTCCATAATGAGCGTTTTGCGCCTGCACAAACCTTCAATTTGAAAAAAAAATTGAAGACTGCCGGCCGACAATAAACCGGTTACCCTCCCAAAATGACCTCCCGCCCCTCCCGCGCAGCTAAGACTGCCGCCAGGCACGCCATCCTTAGGAACGCCCTCTGGAATGAAAGGCTGACAACCGCCACCATAGTGGGCTACTGCCGTCCTCCTGACACTGGCGCAGACCCCCACGCTGGCCTCCGCCAGACCATCTGGAACAGCGGTAGGAACTATCTCGTATGGAAGAACCTTGCCTCCTTCCACATGCGGAAGGCCAAGATAGCGCCGACTGTGGGGGAAGCCCTTGAGCACACCGACCATTACAAGCGCTACGCTGCCAACTCGGAGGATGAGTACTGCCGGTGCAAGGCTGCCATCCACGATCTGATCCTCGCGAACGGTGTGACCTATGCCCAGAAGCCCCAGCGCAAACCCAAGCCGACCATCATCAGCATGATGACTGAGACTTGTGATGAGCTGGAGGCAGAGCTCGCGGCCAAGCGTGTGCCTACCCCTCCGCTTACGAAGCCCAACTGGGATGATGACGAGTATATCCCACTCTAACCCAAAATAAGAAGACAAAAATACAAACACAAAGAGCCTTTTTTAATGTCCTTTGCTTACTTAATAGGCCCCTACCCATCCGGAAAAATTGAAGTAGCGACACCCATGTATATGAAGGTACGCTGTTCAAAGTAATACCGACTTTCTCTGCATAAAAGATGACTATCTCAATTCAATCTAAGATCTCTGATGCGGAGTCCTCTCTGAGTATGATGGGCTTTATTGTAGGCATTTCTAATCTCTGGGCTCCCGAGTTCGGTTGGGACCCAGTTGTGGATAAGGATGCTATGGAGGATCCCTTCCTGCCTCAGTATCTCGCCGCTCTGCAGATTATGGCTTACTTCTTTGGAACACCCATGAAGTCATGGTGTCATATCGCTGCTGAGATGCAGGCTGGTAAGACCGGTGTCATCTGTGCTCTCATCCGTCTTATTCTGATTTCTGCCAACTATCGTCTCATCAATATTAAGCCAGATAGTATCTTCGTCCTTACTGGCATGAGTGATACTGCCTGGAAGAAGCAGACAAAGGATCGAATGCCTCATGAGACGGTGCGTGTCAATGTCCATCATAATGGCGGTCTCTCTCGTGTACGCACAGCGCTAATGCGTAAAGCAGGGCGTGAGGACGGGCTTAAGAATCTGCTTATCATTCTTGATGAGTCTCACATTGCTGCCCGCTGTGACAACCGTCCTGCAAAGGAGATCTTTGTTACTATTACCTCCCTGTGTCCTGTCGAAAATTGGGCGGAGAATAATATCCGTTTTATCACCATCTCTGCAACAGACCCCGCTGCGACTGTTGGTGTTGGCCAGGCGAAAGAGTATGCAAAGGTTATTCGCCTTCTCACATCAGATGAGTATCAGAGTGTGGAGACTCTGAGGACCAATGAGCGCCTCCACCAAACATTCAACATTGTAGATGAGTCCTCAGTAAATACTTTGCTGAGTTTCATCACTGCAACATATGGAGATAATGCAAAAATGTATCACATCATCCGCCCTAAGGCTTCAAAGGGGGCTCTTGTTGAGTCAATAATTACATCTCTCTGCCCCACATCCTCTGTTATTCGTTGGGATTGCTCGACTCCATCTAAACCAACCGACGAGACATCCACTGCAACGGTAGATGATATTAACGAGATTCTGAAGGTCAAGCCTAGTAGACCCACCTACATTATCCTGAAGAACATGTTCTATGCATCTAAGACTTTAAATGATAAGTATGTCGGCGTTTTGCATGATCGTATCAATGGAAAGCCTGATACAACTCTTCAGAGCCTCCTCGGACGTGCATGTGGCTATGGTAAGAGTCAAACCACTCACGTCTTTACTAACATGGAAATTGTCCATGAGTACATCACTTTCTGGCGAGACATGCCTGCTGAGGAGAACATTATCGTCCCTCGTCAGCTCAAGAAGATGATGCCTCATGTTACAACGGAGCCCAACGGATCTCTTCGTATCAACCACACACGTACTCTTCCAATTGGTGGCGCTGGCGGTGACACGAGTAGTTCATCTTATACTTCTGTCACTCCTAAGAAGGTTCAGAAAAATGAGGACGATTATGAATCTATCTGGTCACCTTGGTTTGCCACTGAGAAAGAGGCTATGGATTGGTGGAGGGCAAAGGGTGGTAAGCCACAGCACCTTAATGCTGATGCGGATGGCTTTCTTATCTGCACTGCTTCTGGACCTGGTCCAGAGCGCCTACGTATTGGTGTCATTGAGGGATACAAGGCTGGAAAGAAAACTACAAACATGCCTGCGTGTAAGCCTGGTGGAAAGTCTTTCCGTCGCTATGTTGCATATGGAAATATTAACGATAAGACTACTATGAAGTTCTGTGTGCATATGAATACTCGCAAGGAGTAAATACAAAAATACAAACAATACCCTATAAGGGAAAATATATAGAGCATTTTTTAATACATTGCTATTAATTATCTCCGCGACTATTACACACAGCAATTACAAGTTTCTCAACACCATCATCTCCATATATCTCCTTTTCTTTGTTAAAGATTTCTAGCCATACAGACCCTTTGCCATATACTGAAAACTCGCGGAGTTTTACACCATTCTTATTAACTCGGAGACGCCCATCTGCAATGTTAATAAACTCAAGACCAGCCTTGATATCCTGACTCACTGGTCCAGTTCTATGTCTTACTTCTCGTGACTCAGGAATACCCTCCTGTGTAACAACTTCATCCTGAACAACCTCCTCCTGAACTACAACTTCATCCTGAACAACTTCCTGAACTACAACCTCCTCATGAACAGTCTCCTCATGAACAACCTCCTCCTGAACTACAACTTCATCCTGAACAACCTCATCCTGAACAGCCTCCTCTTGGACAACCTCCTCTTGAACAATCTCCTCTTGGACAACCTTCTCTTGTACTACAACCCTCTGTGACGAAGCAGGCTGCGTAGGAACCTGTGGCTGAATAAAGTTCAGTAATGTACGTTCCTGAGTTGCCCGAGGCGTACTCTCAGGTACTTCAGCCTGTGAGTCCTTACGCTCTTCTTTTACCTCCTTAACCCAAGGACCAGTGATATCCTTCCAAATAGAAACTAAACTGTTCTTGATTGCATCACAAGGCACTCCCATATTCTTATTGAAAGTAAGCCCCATTTCATGATCAAGATCAGAACCGAATGATACCTCGCATCTCATACGATTTAGTTCCATATTCATACTTACACCAAGACGCTGACCATATGCAACATAACGCTTACCTCTGCGGAAATAGAAACCGTTGCGATCTGCAATCCGCGTATCCTTAATGAATTGTTCATTTTCATAAGCAGCATCCTTAATAAAGATTACGTTCAGCTTTACAATACTATAAGGGCCCTTAGGAAGTTGGTGTGAGCTAATTTCTACCCACTTATTTGACCTCTTCTCAGAATGGAATAAGTAATATTTAGAAACAACAGTTGTTCCACATGTATTCTTATTTCCTCCCATAGGACGAATAGACGTGCTCTTTTCAATGATCTTATACGAATTATCATCATTCTGATATATGAAGAGCTCAGTCTCAACTCGTGGTTTCTGTAGAGCGCTGTTATTATCCCTATAGAATGGATCTACTTGAGGGACTTTATCCTCAGTAATAATTCCATTGCCATTAAAGTGAATAACATTGATTGCTACCCGCTTGTTCAAATAGGAAACAGCAAGATCCTTTAGAAGCATGCTACATGCATCAGCAGTTTTCTTGATGTTATTGCGGAGAAGTTCCCATGTAACAATTAACGTACCGCTAACCTGATTATTAAACCGTTCAATAATAAAGGGACACACATACGCTTTAACAAGATTATCCTCCAAGGGATTGGCAATTGTCTTATGATTTAGATAATCATTTCGCTCCATGTCCTCAAAATCTAGATATGCTCCACTTACAACTCCATCAGATGTCTTTGTAAGAACAATGCATTTGTTACCTAAATTTAGTGCAGCGGTCTTCATACCAAGTCCGAACTTTCCAATATCTGTGTGTTCGCGATCTGGGCGAGTTCCAGCCCATTGAAGGCTACAGTCCAATCCGCTTGGTGTCATTCCATACCCGTCATCAAGAGTATAACACTTACGTGTTGCCATATCGCCTGTAAAGAAGAATGATACATTCTGTGCGCCAGCATCTTCACTGTTGTCGCTATGCTCCTTATGCGCACTCTCTTCAGTGTATCCCGATGCACGCCCCTGTTGAAGGTACCCTCGCGCGGAAATATTCTTAACACCGTTCATTTTACTAATTATACTTATCTATAAGATATATCTTCAATTTTCACAAGATCCTCTAATGCTTGCGGGTAGATGACTTGCGACGTGATACACGTCGTCTGCGCATAGTTCTGCGACTGCCCTTGCGTCTCCTGCCACCACTCTGTGTAACAAGGGCCCCATTAATATCAGCAGTAGTGAATCCACTCGGTCCATCATTCACAGCTGCATCCTCATTTAATAGCATCTTATAAGAAAGACCAACCGACTCAGGAGCAACTCCTGTTTCCGCAATACGCCCAGTAATTTCCGCAAGGATTCCATAAGGTCCAGAAATAATAATTGGCTTAGGAATAAAGCGTGTACCATAACTGCTATAAACAAAATTCACATTTGGAATTGGAGCAGCTGTTAATTTTGGATTTTTGTCGCCCGTATTAATTCGTCCATAACCTGTTAAACCTCCTCCAGATTGCTTTGCGCGTAAAAGTAAATTCAACCCATATGAAACTGAATATTTAATGCATACTTCACCTACAAGGCCACATACAATAATATTAACTTGTGTAACATCTTTTTTGAATGCACTAATACCAAACTCATTAGAAAATAATACTTCCGCAAGACCGGTTGTGTGCGCTAGATCTCCAGCTTCATCATTAATAAGAGGCCCCTTTGCGAAATTAGCGTGGTATTGGAAGGCAGAATACGCATCCCAACCACACAGCTGTCCTTTCAACACTTCAAGAACTGGAGGGTGGCCATCATCGAAGGATGCATCAGACGCTACATTAAACTGGAATTCTGTTTCAGAAGGTTGCTTATTTTGTTCGCCTGACCGATCAAGTAAGCTTAACTTCATATCAGGATTCTTAAATTTATTGAATATATCAACATCTGTGCGCTGGTCATAAAAATGAGAGACTTTTGTTCCAATAATAGGCTTTCCGTTGTTTGTCTTCTTAAAACGGTTTGTCTTTCCAGCAATATTATTTAAACTAGGATTCCAGACATCTACTTCTCCCTTATTTGTACGAGGGGCACACTTTCCAATTTGCTTTATCTCGTCTGGTGTTGCACGACAATGGGGAGGCCATGGTCCTCCCAGTGTTTCAACTGGATCAAACCCAGGAACATCAATAGATCCGAGAAATCCATTGCCTTCAGGAACATTTACAATTGCGCCGTTTGACTTTCTTTTAACCTTCACCTTTCCTTCACCGGAAGTAATAAAATGGGATTGGTGATGGGCGGGGTGAATATCACGCGTAACAACGTAATAATCAATAGGAACATTTGTAACAATATCTGCAATCTCGTCAATTAGTGCCTTATTTTTCGTATCTCCTCCGAAAGATCCACCTTTGACAAAACAATTTTGCACATCAACTATAATTAAAACGTTCGCAACTGTCATCTAATTATAGTTAGATAAACTCTCCGTATATGCCGGATATTTTCTAACATATATTTTTAGCGATTATCTACACAACAAAATAAACATGATACCCACCACAAACAAGAAGTAAAACAATCGTCTTTAATAGATTGTTCTTGTGTTTGTACAGGTTGTTGCTGATATATCATAGGCTCTTGATAAGGAGGTGTAAGTGGGACTGGATCAGCATATGTAATATTATCATCAATATAATACACCGCCGGTGGAGCAGAAGGAACAGTAGGAGCAGAAGGAACGGGTGGAACATAAGAGCCAGAACTTTCAGATGGAATATAGTTGTACATCTCTACTAAGACGCCAAAAAGTAAAACAGTTCGTTTTTCCTCACTCTATATAAACCCAATATTCAGTAATTAATAAATGGATAAGTATAATTGGGAAAGTGGCTATGTTTTAAAAGAAATCAAACATATCTGTAAGGGAACGCCACTCGGATTTTCGACACATTGTGAAAAACAATTTACACCAGACAATAAAAATATTTTTGTATGTAATAATTGCAAAAATACTTCTAATAATCTCCTCGTAAAAATTGAAACAAAATAAACATTATTATATAATACATAATAAAATGAATAAGCTAGGAATTCTTCTTATACTTATGTTTATGTTTATATTCATTTCCGCATGTCTCTAAAGTACAAAAAGTGTGCAACCAGAAATAGCCCCCTGTTTCCTCAGAGTTTTAACATCTTTTTTGGATAGTTTCTCATACATATCATTTTTTAATACATTCTTCTTCTTTCCAAATATTTCTTTTCTCATCTTTTTAATCGTTTTAATAAACATTTTATTATAGATACCCTGTTTTTTAGCCTCATCAAATGCACCATCTGGTGTTTTAGAACCTGGCTCAAAGAATGTGTCCTTGCAACCTGGATTACAATATCCCTTTTTACAATTCTCTATATACTCCCTTTCTTTCTTCTTTGTAATTTTAAAAATCTTCTTCATCTTCTTCTTAAGTTTCTCATATTTATTCTTCTCTTTTCGTGTTGGATTTTTGTCTTTAGGTTTAACAAGTTTTACGAATATTTTTTCCATTTTTTTACTTATTTTTCGTGTGCGTTTCAAGAAGACCTTTCCACAGTAATTTTTAACGCATTGCGCAGTTTTATCGGCCATATCTATATGTTGTCGAAGATATTATTGCCATATATAAAGCCTAAATAAATACATATATATAATACAATGTCAATTGATCCTTATTATACCGATAAGTTACACTCGTGGACTTTAATAAAAAAATGGATGACAGAACCACAAACTATGGATTTCAAGACATTCTGCTCAGAGTATAAAATATGGTGCCATGCTTATGTGCCATATATTATCCATATGTTAAATATGGATTCAGATGAAAAGCGTTTGAATTTTATAAATAGACGCCTAGAAAATGCGAAGAATTTACTTGAAGAACATATACGAAAGGTTGAAGTTAAACGTAATAACTGTAGTCATCCAGACTGTAGAATTTGAATTGCGCAGTCTAAATACGGAATAGTCCCTTATTGCAAAGAGTATGACCAATAACAAGACCAACTATGCTAATTACTCCAATAATGGATGCAGATATATACACAAGATTTGATACTGCCTCAGAATATTGTTGAGCTTCTATAAGGGATCCTTCTAATGCATTTCTCATAACAACCTTATATGTATTAAATTCTTCTCTTGTTACATATATTCTGAGAATATCTTGAATAGAAACTTGCTCTTCAGTCGCAGTAGCAACTTCAGGTACAACCACAGCCTCAGCCACAACATCAGCCACAACATCAGCCACAACATCAGCCACAACATCAGCCACAACATCAGCCACAACATCACCTACAACATCACCTACAACATCACCCACAACCTCAGCCACAACCTCACTATTCTTCAAATCTGTGTATTTTTTAATCATAGATTGAGCATACGCTAACTTATTTTCTTTCTTATGTAACACCTTATTTATTCTTATACATCTGTTATAAGAAAGACCATTTGCCCGTGCAAGATCTTTAATAGTTCCAACATAGTTTCCAGATATATAGGATGCCATAGTCTCCCATTCTTTTATTAAACGATCGTAGTTATTCGTACTCATATATTATATATTATATATTGCGGTATTATAAATAAAATAATAACATTTTTATAATAAAATACTGAATAATGTTTCTCCTCAGAACTGTTCGAATAATTCTTTGGTGTATTCCATCTGTAATTGAAGACACATATAAGGAGACAAAAAAATTGAATCGGCCCGCCCCAATAAATACTAGTACATTCGTCTATATGGATTATAAGGAACCATCTGGTAACCGACGTAAAAAGTCAGACAAGGGAAAGGAGAAGTACGAGCGTAACGGTGGTATTAGTCAGCGCCATATTCGTATCTCTTCTGCTGTCCAAGGATGTGTAACAAAGAAGATTACCTCCGCAACCACAACCACAACCGCAACAAAGTAATACTTCCAGTCCTACGAAATGCACATCATATTCCATTATACTACATATCATTTCATGGTATATATGATTCCCAAACTACTTTCGGAATACCTGTCCCAATAGTTCCAAAGAATTCCTATATTCTAGAGCCATGTCTTCCAGGCGAGATTGTACATGAACATATTGATACATATCTCTGGCCAGTGTGTCATTATGAATTTCGCGAAAAATTTCTACACACGCTTTCATTACATTCCTCAGAACCACCTGCCACACCATATGAAGAGGCAATCAAACAATTGCATGTACATTTACCAGAAACACCTTATATGAACCGCACCCTAACCCCAGAAGCAGGGCGCGGGGGCAGAAGTTTCTTTCAGGGAATTTATAAACTGGACCACAAAACAAACTATACATCAGCACCACCAAAAAACGGTGATACACTCTATAAGGGGTTTATTAAAATACTTACAGAGGGGTCATTACCTACTTCAACAGATGAGATTGTACAATTGATTCAGGCTACAGATAAGGATGCGGCAGATGGCGCAATATTTGTGTTTGTATCATGTGGCACAATTGCTAAACTCTCCAATGATGAACTCGAATTTCTCCACAAATTAGCAACTGAGAAAGACTTAGAATTTATGTCAGCGCATGACGGGCATATACGTAGGGATTCATATGATGCATATATGCACGATGAAAAATTTGTTGAGTTAGATTCAACATATAGACGAAGAGAATTACGTAAGCGACCAGTATGCAAAGAACTGGATCAGTTATAGGGGCGGTCTCTTAGTTCCTTTAATCTAGCAATTGCTTTTTCAATAGCATCCTGAATATCTTCTCCTGCAGGGGAAATCCATGCATGAGCCTCATCATTTGTTAAGCATTGCTTCAAACACAGCATGTCTCTATCAGGACCTGTCCAGACTCCAACATGCCATCGGTAACAAGGGATATCTTCTGTAGGGCTAGAACCGATTGGCCAAGGATTGCTATACCAGATATCCGAAAAGCCATAATATGCCATTGTCTTGTAGAGATTACGAATAAACTCGGGCTGCTGCATTTTGACGCGTACGATTAATAGTGACAAAATTTTGATTCAATTTTTACTTGCGTTTAGTGCGTTTATTATCCTATTTAAAAACACCCCAACAAGGTATATTAGAACAATCAAATGTCTTCTGCCTCTTCCGTTGCCCCCGCGTCCTCCACCGCTGCCACTAACACTGTCGTCGAGCCTGTCGCTGATGCCGTCCTGAGTCTGACGGACCGTATCACCAAGGTCGAGGACCTCCTCAAAGACCTGAAGCGCGCGGCCAAGCAGCTCGAGAAGCAGGTCGGCCGTCGCCGTCGCCGCACGCCCCGTGGCCAGAAGGGCGAGACCCCTCAGCAGCTGCGTGCGTGGCACGAGGAGGTCCACCGTGTTTGGGAGGACATGAAGAAGACTGACAAGGCCACCCTGTACAAGAAGGCCGTTGCTGAGGCTGCCCGCCGTCGCGGTGGTGCGCCTGCTGCTTCTGCCGCTGCGCAGACGCCTGCGACTGCTGCTGTTGTCACTTCACAGACCCCTGCGGTGCCCGCCAAGGCTGCGAAGGCCCCTCGCGCTGCCAAGGCTGCCAAGGCGACTGCGTAAACGGTACTCAAAAACTAAATAAATAAATAAATAAAATACCATAATAAATAAAATATTTATAGTTATTATTAAATAACAACTATAAATATTTTCTTAGCTTAAAAAGATATATTAATATACTAATAATGAAAATTTGGCAAACGTGGAAATCGCGTGATCCAAAGACATTTCATCCTTATTATAAATTTTGCCATCCATCGTGGCAAGAATTACATCCTGATTGGGACTATGAGTTAATTGATGATAATGATATACTTAATTTCTGTAAAACATATTTCCCAGACGTATATGACGATTTTTGTAACTTACCAAAACAAATTTATAGAGTTGACCTCGTTAGATATATGATTTTATTTATTAAAGGCGGATTATATGTTGATATGGATTTTTTAGCGCTTAAAAATCACACACCTTTATGGGAAAATGCAGAAATAAATAATACTCCGATTGTATTTGGTAAGTTAAATGATACTACTGATAATCACTATATTCCAAATGCATGGATGATGTCAGTATATTCAAATGAAATATTCTGGTTACTTATGCTTGAAATGGGTTTCAAGCGGTGTGAGGAGAATACAAAACAAGTAGAAGCATGTAGCGGTCCAATGCTTTTAGTTGATGCTTTTAAAATATATAATAATCATAGAGGAAATATATCACATTTATGCCCAATATTTATTAAAATGTGTATTCGTACAAAATTACGTAATTCACAAATACAACTTTTGGATACTGATTTAATATATCCGTGTGATTGGCGAATTAATAATAAATTAAATGACATTCGAAGTTGGATAAATACTTTATCTCCATTAGAAATTCGAGAAAAGTGTCCTGATAGTTATGCTATTACATTTTGGAGTCATAATTGGGATTAGAAATTAATTTCTAATTAAAGATACTTCTTTTGTATTATATTTATAAATTATTGTAGGTTTATATAATTTTAAAGGTTCATAATTTGCAGATAACTGATACCAACCACCTGTAATATTGTTGCTATCTTCGTTATAATCATTGACTTGATTACAACAATTAATTATTAAAATAAATTTAAATAATTTCTTATTAATTATATAATTTAAAAATATATGTATATCTTTCACAGACCAATGTTGTAAAACATCTTTAATTATACATAAATCACTACTTATAATTTGTTCTCTATTATTATAAAAATCTAAATGTATAAAATTATATTTAGTATTTATATTTGTGCTTTTATGATACTCTATTAATTTATCATATGTATCATATCCATTATATATAATATCTAAATCATTATATATTGCATTTCCACAAATAAAATCTCCGCAACCTAAATCAACAACTGTTTTAATATTATTATTTCTAATAAACTCTTTTAAAAATGGTATATATGTATTTTTATTATATTCAAGTGTAGATCCTGGACCGCTTGAACCTTTATATTTCTCATTATTACTATTAATACTATTCCAATAATTTCCATTATATACTTTTGTAAATATTTCATTATGATCAGTCATTATACATATATTATATTATTTTTTGAAAAATTGAACTCGTAATTTATTAATAGAATAGCAGACAAAATGAGCGACTACCCTGGGCGCGTGAGCGACTACCCTAAGAACGTCAGTGATTACAAACCTCTCATTCTAAATGCTCTCGAAACTCTCCTTAAGAAAGACACTGCAGAAAAGCGCGTATTTCAGGCTCGCGCTTATAAGAAGGTGATCGAACAACTAAAGACCACAGAAAAACCTATCCATACACTCAACGATCTCACGCACATTGAAGGTGCAGGTCAAAAGATCAAGGACAAGTTCAAGGAGATTCTGGAAACAGGTAGCCTCAGAGCAGCCGAAAAAGCAAAAGCAGAATTTCCAATTGAACTCTATGATGCCTTACAGAAGGTCTATGGCGTGGGACCAGTGAAGGCAAAGGACCTTATTGAAAAGGACCGCATTACAAGTATTGATGACCTCCGTGCAAAGGTCGCAAAAAATCCCAAACTCCTTAATGAAAATCAGAAGATCGGTCTCATGTATTATGATGACATTAATGAGCGTATTCCACGAACAGAAATGCGTGCGCACGCAAAACTTCTTATGGCATCACTCCCATCAACTCTACAAGGGACAATTGTAGGATCATATCGACGTAACGCGGAATCATCAGGCGATATTGATATGTTAGTGAGGGGTTCTGCTGGATTCAAAGATTATATCGCAACTCTCAAACAAAATCACTATATTGTGGAAGTACTCGCAGAAGGAGATAAGAAGTGTCTTGCAGTAGCAAAGTTAAATGCGTGCTCAAAGGGTCGTCGCCTGGATCTTCTTGTAACTCCTGAGGAGGAGTATGCGTATGCAATTCTCTATTTCACTGGTTCGGGGCCGTTCAACATTGCAATGCGACGCCACGCATTAACACGTGGATATTCCCTGAACGAACACACACTTAGCCCAACAGGTGCCGAGATATATCTTCCGCCACCAATGGAGACTGAAGAGGATATCTTTGATTTCTTAGGACTAGTGTATGTGGAACCTGAAAATCGCATTGGAGAGGCATCTATTATTCTGAAGCCACCGCCATCGTCTATGCCAAAAAAATTGAAGACCGTGAGAAATAGTAAGACTCCTACAACTAAAAAGTAATATCAATAATGGCAAATTACAGGACACAAGAGGAAAACTATCTCAATTCACTGGTCTATCAGGGAGATAATGTAGATGCGGAGAATTTCTTACGTAGTCCATGCGCAAACATTATTCTTGAACAACCCTTGCGTGCTCCTATGCAATTGGATGCAAATATGGGTGATATCCCGTATTATATTGAGGAACAAATTCAGACACTTCAGGAAATTGATTCATTAGTTGTTAAGGAAATTAAGCGTAGGTCATCACTTAATTGGCGCATTATCTTATTTATTGTACGTCTTAAGGCCAGGCGTCCCAGAAGACGGTTTGTATATTTTGAGAATATGCAAACTTCACAGAGATTATACACAATTAACTGTTCAACTAGACAAGGACTAATTACCAAGTTGTTTGATCAAGGTATTGTGCCTATGACACCCTCTATGTATAATCTCCTTTTGAATGCACAGATTTCAACAGGTCCTCTTGGAATACTACGAAGAAATACAATGAATGGAGATTATATTCCAAAGCATTGGCATACAATTTATATTAGGTTTGTACATGTAGAAACCCCTCCAAATGCCAGTTTGGAACAGATGTTTGCACAACTAAGATGCTAGTAGTTGAATTAATACGTCTTCTAAACGTATAATAGTCTTATATAAAACAGTCTTATTGTCAAATTTTCGTGCAAATAATGAAGGGCCCAATAATATTTTTTGCAATTCTTCAACATTTATATCTGAGAATAATTTTGGGTGCGAACCTTTCTTGGACCAATCTAAGTACATTGTTTGAATATCCATACATACATTTTCATTATGAAGAAATGGCAATGCCCATATTTCATCAGGACAATGAATACCTTCAAGCCATGATAAAATTTTTTCAGACGAATCTAATAATTTGCGTGTATGTTCTTTATTTAATATAATCCATTGAGTATGTTTTTTAATCTGTTCTGCAGGCATATATTTTAATAAATTATTAAATCGTGGAAATCTATTAGATGTACTATTTATATTCTTAGGATCATCAAAAAACCTATTAATAAAACTACGCGAATCATTTTCAAAAAAATTCATTATATATGATAATTTCTTAACTGGAATACAATTTTGTGAAAGTAATATCATTCTGTCACAATTATCTTCTATCGCCTTTTCAAATAGTTTTATTGTAGCATTTACAATTCCAATTCCTCCCCATGCAGTATCAACTGTAGGAATTTGTGTAAATTTAATATTACTATCATATAAAAATTCATATTTAGAGTGAATATAAATATTTACATTAGTATTTTCGCCAATCCAGGATACCCATAGTTTTTCATATTCAATTCTGTCATATACAAGAAAACAAAGCGCTAACTTCATTCAAATGCCTTATAATTAAGTTATTATTTGCCTTTAGACTATTTGCCTCTTCCCCTCCATCCACCCCTACCCCTTCCCCTGCCCCTGCCTCTGCTGCCGCTGCCATTTGCATTCTGCGCATCTCGTTCTGCCCCAAAAGTCTTAGAACGCGCCTTCGCCTGTAAGCCCGCCTGATATATCGCCGTCGCCCCAGCCTCTGTAAGTTCAGCAATATTAATTCCTGCAGGCACACTTACAAACTGTTTTTTAACAGCATCCTTCTTGAACATATATGGACCATAAGGACCAACACGAAATTCAAATAGACCGATCTGTTTTGCACTAGCAACTGATGTCTCACGCCCACTAATTCGTTCAATAAGTTCATCCATACTTTCGCCACTCTTATAAGGGATTTTCGTGTCTTTATGCTGAATATATTGGCCATATGGCCCAGTCTTCAGATGCAGGTCTTCGCCTTCATATGTTCCCAGAATCTTATCACGTGACTGAATAAAATCTTCAGCTGCTTTTGCGGTTAATGCTCCGAATGCAACTCCAGATGGCCAGCCAAAGAATAGTGTTGCATCCTTATCTCCATCGGGAGACTCTCGCATAAGCAATGGACCCTTCCTTGTTTGAATTGCTACAAGGCCATCACCGAGTACTCGCCGACGCTCCGATGAATCCGCTGCAGCAACTTTCGCATCTTTCAATGCAACATAACGTTCCTTATAAGAGGCCCACGTATCACGCAATACAAGTTTCCATTCTTCTGAACCCTCCGCAATTTTGTCTAGGCGACTTTCCATTTGTGCAGTAAACGGATAATCAAAGAGATCAGGGAAATGTTTTAGAGCAAATCCGATTACTGATGCACCAAGACCAGTAGGAACAAGTTTATCTTTCTCAGCGCCAATCCGCACAACTCGGCTTTCCTCCGCAGGAGGCCATTGTCCATGTTGAGTCAGTAAATATTGTGTTTGCTTGGACTCAGCGCCTTCAATCGTTTTTTTTTCAACATAGTTCTTCTCCTGAATAGTTGCAGTAAGCATTGCAAACGTAGAAGGGCGACCGATACCTCGTTTCTCCAGATCACGTACAAGGGTTGCTTCATTATAGCGTGGAGCGGCTTTTGTCTGCTTTGGAAATGCAGTGAGAGTCTTCCATTCCAACTTTGTCCCCTTTACAAGCCCCGCGGCTGTATCCCACGCATTAATCACAGCCACACCAGCATCAGCCGCATCATCCTCCTCTTCAAGTTTCGTAGAACGTGTATCTGCCTTCTTCCATCCCTCAAAGATAGTCTGCTTGGCTTCAGTGCTCCACTCAAAGCCAGCATCTTCATCACCAGATGCGACAAACTTTACAAGACGCTTCTCTCCACGCGCGGGCGCCATTACACTTTGCATTGCACGGAGCCAAATAAGACTATAGATCTTGCGGTCTATTGCCGACCAGTCTTTGTCATCAGGAAGTGTGCGCACATCAAAATGTGTAGGTCGAATCGCTTCATGTGCCTCTTGTGCCTTTGGCCCTTGTACCTCTGGGACTTTCTTTGGTCGTCCTGCAGCCTTCTTTGGAACCACTGCCACCGCTACAGCATCTGCGGCTACATACTCCTCCCCATACAATGCAACAACCTGTGTTTTCGCAGCAACAACTGCCTCTTTGCACATTGTCGCACAATCTGTTCGCATATATGTGATATGTCCATCTTCATACAAACGCTGTGCGGCAGACATCGTATTTTTAGGATTAATGTGGTACAAAGACGAAACCTGCTGTTGAAGAGTACTTGTAATTAACGCATCCGGCGCCCCTTCTGTCCATGGACGAGTTTCTGCAGAGATGACAACACCCGCTGGCTCAGTGCTGTGATTTTCCAAGTAGTTTTTCGCAGACTCATTGTCCTCTAGATCATCTGTTAGAGCCGCATCAAATATAGAACCACCTGTACAACTAGCCCATCCACCTTTTACACCCCACGACGACTGTGTGCAGAAGTTTCGGATTTCTTCTTCACGCTCCCACACAAGACGCAAAGCAGGTGTCTGACACCGTCCAGCTGACAAGCCTGATCCAACGTGTTTCCAAAGTAATGGAGACACAGTAAAACCCACCATCATATCTAATACAGCACGGCTCTGTTGCGCCCAGACTTTATTCATATCAATGAGCCGAGGATTCGCCACAGCACTACACACGGCATCACGGGTAATTTCGCGGAATACTGACCGCGCCACTGTCGCGGGATTCAACTTCAACAGTAAGCACGCAGAATATGCAATAGCCTCACCTTCACGATCATCATCCGCTGCTAAATATACTTGCGTACAATCTTTCGCAGCATCCGTGAGTGCCCCAATCGCACGAGCCTTTTCCTTTAACAGAAACCGATACCTGGGCTCAAAGTCCCGTTCCAAACCAATAGCGTCCAGATCCTCAGCCAATGCGCGAATATGGCCAAACGTAGCAACAACGCGATAGTCCGAACCAAGAAATCCAGCAATCTTTCCACATTTTGCAGGAGATTCGACAATAACCAATTTAACCATTTCCTCGTAACACCACCTATAAGGGAAAGTCTATTCAATTTTCAGAGATGGCCGTGCCAAGACCCCAAACAAGTATAGAAGGGGCTCTGTACGATCTTGTTGCGCGGGGCAAAAAAGATACATTCTTTCAAAGAGATGAAGCCACAAGTATAAATCTATTTGACACTCGTTATGAACCAAGGCCAGCATATATTCCTGAACTTCGTACAATTGTTCCACGTAATCGTGTTCAATGGGGGGCAACATGCGAATTTGAAATTGAGAAGTCTGGGGATATTCTTATTGAGCCGACATTATTGATTAATCTACCGAGTTGGTATCCGAAGAGCCTTGTAGGATCAAATGGAAATAATATTGTATGTGATTCGGATACAATAGAATTTCAACATATATATTCAAATATAACTGTTACAGAAACATATTCAAATATAAATATAGGCGATTTTAATACTTTTACTCTAGCATATGGCAATTGTAATATTATTGCAACAACAACAATATTAAATAATAGTGTAATTGAACTAAGTAATTTTATAGTGAAATCAAATATACCATCAGTTCAAACTATATATGACGGACTAACGTGGATAACTGTTGGAGATACTACTTCGCCAGATGATGGTGTTGATTTTCCAGTATATACTTCCACTGACTTCATTACATGGATATCTGGAACAGGCGGGGCTGGAATAACAAATAGTATTGTATATGGAAGTAATACTGTTATAGGGTCTAATATGTGGGTGGCAATTACTAATACATATTCATATTATTCATTTAATGGGTCTAATTGGATTTATAACACTAATTTATTTGAAGATGCTACTCTAAATTCTATTAATTATATACAAAATAATTGGTTTATTAGTGCTTCAAGTCCCACTAGCAATCGTATTTTCTATTCGCAGGATCCAACAAGTAATTTTACACCAGCGATTGATTCATTTTATAACTGGGCGTATAATATTGTTGGAAATGGCACAGGTATTTTAGTGGCAGTTGGAAACGGACTTTCTGGCAGTAATACAATAGAATATAGCATAGATAATGGATCAAATTGGACGCCATCTACAAATGGCGATGATAATACAACAATTTTTTTCACAAATGGAAATACTATAGAATATAGTACAGCAATTGCTTATGGAAATGACCGTTTTATAGCTGCAGATGGACAAGGTTCAAATCTCTATACTAGTGCAGAAGGCGCAACTTTTTTAAAAATAACAACTAATACTACATATCAAGCATATACTGATATTCAGTATATTGACGGGTCTCGCTGGATTGCTGCTGCACAAAATATGAGCGCTATACCATATTTACTTATATCAGATGATAATTGTCAAACATGGTCACAAGCAATCATTCAACCAAATATAATTACGCAGATTAATGTATATAATTATACATCAAATTATATAACATATTATACGGAGACTACAACTACTACTACAGATACTGCATTTAACCCTAGTCCAGGCAATCGCTATGGTTATGTAAATGGTGTAGCATATTTCCTATTTGAGAAAATACAATTTTACCAAGATAATATATTACTTCAAGAATATTCTGGTGATGCACTCTTTGCCCAAAGACAGTTACGAGGCTCCTATAACTCCGCATTCTTAGAGAATTCCCTTACAGGTGTGCATGATGGATCAGCCCTGGCGATTCAGCGATCGGCCACTCCAAGTCAGACTTATCGCCTGAAGATTCCTCTCCCTTTTTGCCAACATCCAGATGAAGGTGGTCTGCCACTATGTGCAACTGAATCTCAGCAGTTTCGCCTACGTCTCACTTTGCGCCGTCTAGAAGATCTTGTTGAATGTTCTGATGTTGGGCAAGTGGGGAAGCCGAATCCTTGGAATAGACCATTTTCCATTATTGATTCTGCAAGTAATATTATGCAATTTACATCGTTGTCTCGGTATGAAATGGCGGATCCTACTCTATTACTTGAAAATAGACAACTTTATATTGACCTAGAAGCACAGAAAGCCCTTTCATATCCCACTGAGGAATATATTATTCCATATAGTCGCCTTTATGAAAATCGTTTCACATTTGGACCATTAGACTATGCCCCACTTGCGACAGGAACGGTCGCGGTATCAAAGCGCCTTATTGAAGGTCGCCACCCAGCGGAACAATTATATTGGTATTTCCGCAGTCGCGAAGATATGGATGCAAACCGCTTGTGGAAGTTTGAAGCCGGCACAGATGCCGCCGATCCGACATCATATTATAACGCAATAAAACTCTCTATTGCGGGGAAAGACCGCGAGAAATTCTGGACCTCGCAAGTGTGGCAGGACATTGAATCCCACGCAAAACAAGAGCGGTATTCAGGACGTTCTATTGGATCTATGAATTGGTCATATGGGTCTCAACATAGAGATGTTGGCCCACGAGAATACTCTCCAACTGGAACACTAAACTTCACGAGTGCGGATAGACCAACAGTATATGTAGATCTAGCACAATCATACACAAGCAACACTGTAATGAGTGTCATTGTGGATGGTTACGGTACATATTCTATAAGGGAAGGTCGAGGAGGATTATTATATGCTAATTAGAGCTCAATATCAGGAGCAATATCTTGTTGTAAGTTATAGAGTCTGTAAGTTGCATACATAAGAAATCCGGTTAATACAGTAATAAACCCACATATTACTCCAATTGTTTCATTATCTATATTTTTAATAGCATAATCATCTATTAGTTCTCCAAGCCCATAAGCCATTCTGCATTTTAACACACTTTATTCTTTAGACCAAACAAATCACACATAAGGCGCTTTGGCAAATCACACATAAGGCGCTTTGGCACAACACCACATGCATCCTTATTGCATAGAAGAATCTTATCTTCATAACCATCAAATGTTACTGCAAAATTAGAATCATTATAAGGGAAATCATCGCGTAAGCATGAATAAAAATGATCATAATTTACACCCTTAATAGACGCATCAATATGTAAGAATACATCGTATTTTGTATTATCACAATCCGATATATTTTTCCAGTGTCCATGTGGCTCACCTTCAGTACAAAAAAAATCCATTCCTTGATAACAATATTCTATCTGTCCTTGACCGCATCCACCCTTACAAATAACAGCGACACGCAATACAGTAAAATCCATGGGTTTCACATCTCCGAAAATTAGCCCCCAGAAGTATTCCATTAATATTGCAACTTCCTTCTTTACCAGAAAATCATCACCGTCCATTTGCATTATCCAACCATAAATATCAAGATACATTTGGAAAGGTCTCGCCAATATAGCAGAACGAGAAATAATCATTTGTGCAGCACCGATTCGTTTTGGTCCAAGAAATTCCCCATATTTCCGTATATCTCCCAAATATGGCTCCAAAAAATGTGCATAAAATTGTAATACTGCTAAATTAATTTCTGCGTAAAACTCCGGTAAATTATGTGCATTATTTAGTGTCTTATAATCTCCAGTAAAACCGATACTTTCTTGAATCCGATCAATAATACTCCCTTCGTGGTGCCAAGAAAACTCTTCATCATGAAGAAATATTGTATATTCTGGCAGCGAATCATAGGAATCAATACAGTACTTCAAATATGTTGAAGCTTCCATTCCAATATTTTTATCTACATTATAATGACTTGTGGGGTCTTCTTTTGTGTAACATCGAATATCAAAGCCTGTTAGCCTCTCAGTCCAATCTGTTGGCTTTTTATAAGAAGATACAACCACTGTTGTATTCGCAGGGTTCATTAGTCTAAACAAATATAAAAACACTCAATAAGAAACGCTCCATCCCTAAGATGGATTATATGCGACCACGAGGGGATATTACAACGGTCCTTGACCAAGTTAGCAGAGACGAACAAGATAATACACTTTTCCCCTTAGATGCTGAGGAGACCCTCTTTGCAACTAACCCCGCTTATCGCCGGATTCATCCGTTCTCCATGTCCATCCAAGAATTTCCCTATAGGGGTTCTGCTGAGTATGGAGGGCGTTTCACGTTTGACCTGGGGTCCGTTGCAACGGGCGATCTAATTCTCTCGGTGCTCGTACAAGTACAACTACAACATTGGCTATCTGACCAAATTGTAGCAGGGCTACGAACGGGCGATATTCAATATGTGAATCCTGCACAAGATGCTTATGTATGGGCAAATTCTCTTGGAACTGCGTTGATAGCAAAGGCCGAGTTAGAAGTAGGCGACCAAGTATTGGAAACAGTGGATGGGGATTTTGCAAATATTTTCTCGGAACTTTTCACCGATATAAATACACAACTAGGAATTTCTATTGATGCACTTGGTGTTTCTAAGTCTCCACAGCAACAACAACTCGATTACCCATGCGGACCACGTGGCTTTGTTACATGCATACTCCCATTCTTTTTCCAGCGTACGCGTCTAAACGAGGCATTTCCCCTGTTAAGTGTAGCTGACAAGACCGTACGAATCCACATTGCATTCCGCCCATTTTCAGAAGTTATTACTCGTCTGAAACCCTATATGCGCACAAGTTGCGATGACACACCTATAGGGAAAACAATGACATTTCTGCAAACTGCTGGCAATAATCAATTCTCTTATACTGTCCCTTCTCATACACCACAACCACTTGATGTGCGTCTTATAACATATTCTGCAGCAATTACGGGGATTCTGCGCGAAGCCTACATGCGGAAAGCCCATGATATGTTGTATAGGGAAACCCAGACATTTCGTTTTACTGAGCCTCTCAAATATCGCACTGGAAAACCACAAACCGATACAGTGAGTATTCAACTTCCCTTAGAGGCGAATGGACCAATTGAGGAGATAATCTGGTTTATTCGGCGAAAGGACTCCAATATACAGAATGAATGGACGAATTACTCTGCAATATTAACAGGAAAACAAGACCCCATATTTAATCCGACAAAGGGGCTCCTTGTAAATGCTCGTCTTCAGGCAAACGGAATGGACCTTGTATATGCAGATGAGAATTATTTCCGAGCACATATATCGGAGAAACATAAAGGCGGAATTGTCGCATATAATGATTATATTTATGGTTATAGTTTTGCTAGACATCCTGGGGTCCATCAGCCAAGTGGATCTCTGAATGCAAGTCGTCTAAATTCACTTCGTCTAACTCTGGAAGTTGCACAGCCACCGGATCAGGATGAGTGGGAGGTTGTTGTATATTGCATTGGTCTAAACTGGGTTCGGTTTGAGAATGGGATTGTGAATAAGATTTTCTCGGATTAATACCAGTAAGAACTTTTATTATATCTGTATAAAGTGTGTAAGAACCACTGCGCAACTGTTGATTAAAATCAACAAGTGTCATATGTACGCATAAATAGAATTGGAATAATGACGAGATTGCCAAATATCCTATAAGGTAAATCATAACAAGATATGTCCCGCGACTCAATCCGAGATTGAGGAATGACATGATTGTGAAAAACATTGCTACCATTGCTCTAAATATACATTTTCGCGGACTTGCTTCCTCTTTTATTACAATTGGTTCTAATCCGAAAACCATAGCTCCTAGAAACCATAACCAGTCGATTGTATTAAGGTGGGTTCTTGTATGAAAACTCAGTAATATGAAAATAGGATATAATGTAATAAGTGAAAACTCATAAGGAGCATTGAATGCATGCTCATTCGAAAGACTGTTTATTAAATTTGTGAGGTACATTATTAAACTAAATGTAAAATTATTTGTAGAAATAAACCCCAATAAGAAACACTGCAAAGTTTCCAATAAAGCTTTGTATGTCGGATTTGTAATTAACTTATTTTCAATACCGTCATCGTAGATCTTATTTGCTGCACCTGCAAGTAATGCTGCGCCTATATCCATATTAAATTATTAAGTTGATATTTAATGGCATTAAATACGTAGCGGTTTGATAGTTTCTAAATTTACTTCGTCTAATTCTGGAAGTGGCAGAACCACCGGATCAGTATTTGCGGGAACTTGCTGCTTATTGGATTTGTCTAAACTTGGTTCGGGGTGAGAATGGGATTTTTCCAGATTAAGACCAATAAATTTGTGCAATATATCTGAAACCAGATCTTGAAATCCTTCATATAGTTGTTTATTAAATTCACTTATACTCATATGAGAGCATACATATAATTGAAATCCTATAGATATTATTGAATAACCTATGATATATAGTAATGTAAGAAATACCCCATTGCTTAATAATTTATAATAAAAAGGCATAGATAATGTAAAAAAAGCAGTATATATAAATCGTAATATTAACTTTCGGGGACTAGCATCTTCTTTTATAAAAATAGGTTCTAAACAAAGCATTACACATAAATAAATAAATAATATCCAATCAAATACAGTCAAGAATGCTATTTTACTATAACTTAGTATAATAAAAATAGGGTACATTGCCATAAGAGAAAATTCATAAGGATTACTGTATTGTCCTTTACCTCCAATATAATTACATATAATTACTATAAATGCGATTAAACTAAATGTAAAATTATTTATGGATAAGCCCCCTAAAAGATAACAATGCAGGGTTTCTAACATTTTAATATGATATGTATTTGTAATTATTTTGTTATCAACACAATCATCATAAATTTTTGCAGTTGCTCCTGCAAATAATGATAGAAAAACATCCATCTATATTATTAGACATATATGGAATTATTTAATAATTCCGCATAAGTATCTAGAAAAAATTGTTCAGCACCTAGTGCCTAATTATTTTTTCTAGATACAACTGCATCTAGAAAAAATTGTTCAGCACCTAGTGCCTAATTATTTTTTCTAGATACAACTGCATCTAGAAAAAATTGTTCAGCACCTAGTGCCTAATTATTTTTTCTAGATGCAACTGCATCTAGAAAAAATTGAAGCCAGCAAGTTCTCGTAATAATTGCACAGCAAAGATGACAACCACTAACCGTATTGGTCCTCACACATCCATCACGGGGTCATTCTTGAATACAATCAAAACTCTTCCTAAGGGCTGTGACTGTTTTCAGGCATTCATGGGTGCTCCTCTTCAGTATCACCTTAAGACATATGATCATGCAGACCTCGCCGCAGCAGGAAACTATCTTGAAATCAATGATATGAAGATGTATGTTCATGCTCCGTATGTTATTAATCTCGCTGGATCTGAGCCTGAAAAGGTAGCACGTGGTAAAGCCACTCTCCAGAAGTATTTGGACACTCTTGCAAAGGTTTCCCCTACACACACTGGAACCGTACTTCATATTGGGGCAAACGGTACTCTCGCACAAGTCGCAGACCAACTCAACAGTATGAATATCTCAAGTCCATTGTATTTGGAGAATTGTGCTGGAGAGGGGACAAAACTCGGAAAAAATATGGAGGAACTTAACAAACTTATGGAACTCACTGATTCGCATCGCATTGGTATCTGTATTGATACTTGTCATGCACACTCAGCAGGTCTAGCAGATATGCGTGATACTCGTCAGGTTGTTAAGATGTTTGATGACCTGCCTGATGACCGTGACACAATGTTTCATCTGAATGATTCGAAGGTGGACTATGGTTCAAAAGTGGATCGCCATCTTCCTGTAGGATTTGGTACAATCTGGGGCGGTGCAGCCAACAAGGAGTCTCTTATTACTTTCGGAGAACTGGCAAATACAAGCGCTAGGGATATTATATTGGAAACTCCAACCCTAAATCTCAATGAGATGAATTGGCTAAGAAGTGTGGATTAGAGACATAAACGCCTACCTCAATTAGAGACTAATGGTCGCATCTCTTTTAAGAGTTGTTCATAGTGGGCCACAAAATGAACGGTTGCAAGACCAACAAGACCAACAACCATCTGTAAAATTTTTTCAGAAGATTTTCAAGCGTGCGGGGCGTTTTACGACGCAATGGGAACGTCTGGATTTCAACACACAACCCAATTTTGGGCAACAAGGGACAATTTCCCTATTGCGTAAAGGACATCTTCTATCACGTCTTTATCTTGTTACAAATTATCCGACTGTGCAAAACACAAATGCCTCTTGGACAAATTCTATTGGCCATGCTCTTATTCAGAGTGCAGAACTACAGATCGGCGGAGCACGTATTGAACAACTAGATGGACAACTCATGGAAGTTCTTGATGAATTTAACACACCATTTGAAAAAGTACCTGTTGTAAATCGCCTATTAGGCCGACATGAAAACAATTATAAACAATTCACAGGAATTACTTCAAACACTACAGTTACATCCAACACTATTATAACCGAGTATCTTGATGTAATAACAAACACTTTTGTGAATTATTATTGGCAACCTACATCTAATTTAATAGTAACCTCTAATACTGGTTACACACCATATTGGCAAGTAACAACTATCAATGATACAACTACCTATACACTCCAGTCAAATTATTATGTAAATTACTTTTCTAATTATACATACTCCTCTAATTTACAATCCAATTTTACATATACATATACCTCAAATTACACATACTCTAATACAGGATATACAATTACAAGTAATTACACAACTATCAGTAATTTTTCTTATGCAAATGCATTGAGTAATCCTCTTACAACAACAACTCCGCTCCCGTTCTTTTTCTGTCGCGGAGATGCAGCCACTGCACTCCCAGTAGATGCGATCCAGGCAGATGAGATCCGCCTACAGATTGCCTTCCGTCCTTTTACATCACTGTACACAATCCCCCAAGGGCTAAGTAATGCATTCCTATCAGGGTTTTCAAATGGTCTAGTAACAGGATCATTCTCAAATTTCATATCATATGCACAAATCCCGGAAAATACAAATTGCGCAGATAATACCAACAATGCCAATAGCGCCAATAATTCAACTAACTATAAGGGACGAGGCGACTCAGAAGGTTCAGCAATACCTTCACTGGGGAATGCAGTGCCAAAACTGGGCGACACCTATTTACTTGCTGAATATATTTACTTGGATGCTCCAGAAGCAAATCGTTTCCGCATTGCGGATATTAGTCTTCCAATTACACAACACTACACTCTTCAGCCATACGATACACAAGGCCTACCTCAAGCACAACTACAGATTGCGGCTCCTAACCCTGTAAGGGATATATTCTTCTATTGCCAACCATGGAATGCTCCTTCATACAATGCTCACTTTCTTGCGACAAAATATATTGGCCCAACTGCCACTACACTTGACCCTTGGTGGCCTGACTCTGAAGGTCTGAATCCATTATACCCAGCCACTCTGAAGCCTGCTTTCTACCCTGATAAATATGATTCAGAGCCTGTTACTACTATTTCACTCCAATATGAGGGACGCCTTACAAAATTCTCCACTGGAAATCCAGCCCTTTTCCGCAGTATTCTCCCATCACTTGAACAGAAGAAGGCTCCTTGGATAAATCGCTATTATTATAATATTCCTCTGGGGTTGCAACACGGCGTCACCGATAGAACACGGCCCACTGGAGAAGCGAATTATGATAAGATTACTCGACGCGAATTACAATTAACTTTTGGGAAAGATTCATCAGGTGCAGCACCCCGCTTGTGGGTTCGCTGTTGGGCTGAGACGTATAATATATTGCGAATTTATGGTGGTCGTGCAGGGACATTATTCGGGTACTAAATAGAGTGCGCGTATGTCTGCATTACAGCTTACAACATCCGAAATAAATGAATGGATTATGCATAATTATTCTACTGGCGCCCTTCTTGAAAGTGAGGAAAGCACTCCATTGCGTAATAATCTTGAAAGAGAATACGAATCGTCTGATTCACGAGGCTATAAGGTAATTCAGACAGTTGGCGATGGCGATTGTCTTGTTCATGCATTTCTACATTCCATGAGTTCAGCATACAGACGTATATCATATAGAAACAGAGGTACAATTGGACAACGTTTCCGCCGCGAGTATATTGCTCCCCGTGTTGATGATGAGGAAGATAGATTATTTTTCGAAGGGACACGCTATCTTGAGGATAATCATATATTAATTCTGGGCAATATATTTCATGTTAATTTTATAATTTTTAATGAAGTTCCTCGCGGAGGACGTGCCAATCTTCCTCGCAATGCAAGGAATAATATTACATTTCTAGATGTCGAGGATGGTATGTCATGGATTCTCCTACATAATAAACTTTCTAGTCATCGAGGGGCAGATCATTATTCATCTGTTATGAAACCTGATGGTTCTTTTATTATTGAGGATTATGGTACTGGTAAAAGACTTGGTCTTTCATTGTCTGGGCAAACAGATGCAAAACCAGTATGTGATTATACAGATGGAGAGATTGTAATTTATAATGGAGCTGCATATACTGTTACTGAGCGCAAATTTAATGATGCGGATCCTCCTACATGCTCACACCTTACACTTACGTTGCTGGAAACAAATGAAGTAAAGAAAAATATCCCAATAAGGAATATTGAGAAATTAAGTGGCGGTGGCGGTGGCAGCAGCAAACGCAAACACACACACAAACGCAAACATACAACAAGGCGACTTAAAAAATTGATAAGGCGCTGTTTAACGCATAGCAAACGTATGAAAAGATGACAACACTATTCTGCGACCATGCTGCAATCCTTAAAAGCCAGCCACAATCACCTTATAAGGAACAATATATGAATAATATCGTAGCGCTTGAAAAACTATATTCAGAAGTAATGTCTAAACGCCAGAAATTCAAGGCAGGATCTCGTACTATGCAGGTATGCTTCGCAGATGGGCAACAAATTCGCCATCGTCTTCGCGAATCCACTTGGATCGGCAGTTATAATAAAACATCAAATACTATCGTCTATGAGACAAAAGTATTTGATACACTACATGGATTTGCTCTTGCCCACTTGAATGCTGAAAGGCCCAATAGAGCAACAAAGACAATGAACGCCTGGAGAGAATGCGAAACTGAGATAAATGGTAAATGGGTCTCCACCTTCATGCTTTCACCTTTAGAGTCACCGTCTGAACCCCATACATCGTGATACAACCTCATTTGTAAGGGCGTCTGCATGTGTATTTTTTTCACGATACACATGGCGTATAATTACATTTTCAAACTTTGCAAGAAGCCCCTTTGCTTTTTCACAATAAGGTTTCAACGGCGCAGCAGATACTTTCCACAGTCCCTGTACTTGCTTAACAACTAACATTGAATCTCCTTCCACAATCAAGCGCTTTACTCCGCCTTCCAGCGCAGCTTCAAGGCCAATAATTAAGCCAGTATATTCTGCGACATTATTTGTCGCAAACGGAATATAGTCTCCAACCTCAAAGATCATTTCCCGCGTAAGTGGAGCAAATAATACTGCTGCGCCACTCGCTTTACCAGGATTTGGAACAGCCGAACCATCAAACTGGAGCAAATAGCAAGTTTCTTCGCCCTCCGTTCGCGTGGCAGACACAGACATCTATCTATTTAATACTTCCTAATGAGACGTTAGACTCTTTATGCGCACCCTAATTAGAATAACCATAAATGGATTTCAGTGACAGAATCCGCTCCTATCAGGCAAAAGCAATCTACGCCGACTTAGCTAGTAGAACTGCACAACTCGGTTCAAACTGCGACCTTAATGCATCATGTTCCTCCACAGGTTGTAAGATCAATTTTCAGACATTCGAATTGCGCGAACAAGTACGCCAGGGACGAGCAGATTGCTCTGGCTCCAACACATATCTGGCTGCATATGTTGGACCCTCATCATCAAATCCTAGGTTCTAGAGTCTAAATACATAATGCTGTATTTTTATATAATGAACACCTCCTGCATTGTTTGTGGGAACAATGGCCATAATTCTCGACTGTGTCCATCACTGCACGACCCGCTCAATGATGGATTTTACAGTGGTGGTGGCGGTAATGGCGGACAACATAGCCATGAGGATGATGATGATGAGAAACTGTATTATGCAAATTTAATTCGTATCTTTGAACACTACTTCGACTTCAGCATTCTTAAAACTGCGACCTGTAAGAGCCTCTAGCCAATCATGGTGGGTTACAATCGCAATACTTGTATACCCTGCTAAAGCTGCAGATTTGCAAATGGCATTGTAAGTGCTGACAGCACGCTCTTTTAACACAGTATCTATCTCATCCTCGGCTCTATTCGCATCACCCTCCTGTTCCGCCACACCAACAACATTAATATTCTTATATTGAGCGCATATTTCGCCCAATGTAAGACGATGATTACAAGGATAAGGTCCGCGTGTTTCCAGCAGGCCATCATCCAAATAAAGGCACCGATAAGGTCCAAACATATTACGAGCAGTCTGGATACAGCGACGTAATGGAGAACAATAGACACGATCTACAGATGCATCAATACAAATTTCTGCTTCAATAGTCTGCGTATGACCTAATATAGTAAGTGCTGCATCTCGATACTGAATATCGCTATATGCAGCCTCTCCATACTTCTGAAAAGCAACATTGTGCTCTGCGTTACCGTGACGGATCAAATATACTCGCATATTAATACTCTATAAGGGATATATTATAATAGTTTAGGCTATTTTCTCAGTATATAGAATGGCAAAATTCAAGTCACGACGCCTAGCAAATCCTAGTCTTATATCGCTGGGAATATTTATTATGGCATTTGTGTTTATTCGGTATGGCCTCAAAAAATAGAAAACAATTTCAAAAGTAGTTCTAGACCATTTACAGAATGTTTTTGAATAACAGAAAGAAATAGACTCTGTATTGGAACAATAAATATATAACTTCCTAAGCGAATAAACGGACGTAAATACGGGGATACATTATGCCCCTTCTTAGAAACATGTTGTCCATTAATAGCACTTAATAAATGTAAATCATCTTTATGCACAACTTTATATTGTGTAATACGTCTTTCAATACAATCAGGGGCATTCATGCCTCCATGTACTAAATCACAATCAATTATAATTGCAGTATTACGCTCTCCACGTACAGTCACTGGTAGGCACATTTTATATGAAATGTGGCTACCAGGACTAACAGATAGTAGGTCGCCACTATAATTATAATGGATCACAGTATATATTGGATGCGCTGCGCCAAAACATGCGCGAGAACTCGTAACATCGCGATGGTAAGTAAATAGCGCGGGTCCAATTACATCATATCTATAATCTAAAAAAACATATCCAGCAGGTAATAGTGGCAAGACAACAGTTTTCAGCGAATTAATTGTATTTCGTGATTTTACAGTAGTATAGCCGTCTTCTAAAAATGATCCCATCCTCAATTAATGATAAATAGAATCTATAAGGGTTTATATACTGTTACTCCATAAACTTATCAAATAGATATCCAAACAACTTCGGAATCCTATAGCCCTTTCCCTCAAAGTCAAGATATATTGAATTTGCACCATGAATTAGTTTCCCCTTTTCCTTATAAGTGTATCCATCATTATAAATATCTAATCCATGATTGAAATGGGATGCGAGATAGAGGCCTTGGGCTTGAGCATTCTGAGCAGTAGGAGGGCCTCGCCCACCAACAATATCTCCAAGAGCGTAAATATTATGATAACCAGCCACGCGTAAATGTTTATCAGTAGATAATAGTGGCTCATCGGTAAGAAAGCGAATAAGAGGATTCGCCTTAATACCGCTTGTCCATACTGTAAGGCCTCGTTCAAAATCTCCAGAAGATGTGTGAATTGTATTATCCCTAATAGCGCGTACCATTGTATTGGTTTGCAGTGATACACCATGCTCTTTCAATTCAGCAATAACACCGTCGCGGGTTTCCTGTGTGAAGCCTGCAAGAATACCTGGTGCAGCCTCCAGAAGGCGAACTGTGCGCCCTTGGACTGCGAGAGCAAGTGCCAACTCGCATCCTGTAGGGCCGGCTCCGATAATATCAATTGGCTGAGACTTCTCCTTATCTTCGGACAAAGTGCCTGCGAGTAAATATGCATCATTATATGTCTTTAAGAATTTACATGTATCTGCTCCATGAATGTTAAACGTATTTGGAACAGATCCTACTGCGACCACAAGATAATCGTATTTATGCGAAAATCCTCCAAAATCAACAATCTTTTCTGGAGTGTCATGGTGCTTATAGTTTTCAGAACTAAATGTAAATAATGCCTCATTTTTAACGTGATTAATATGAATACAGTTTCCATATGAAATACTAGGTCCCTTTATTGCATAACGAAGATTTGTGTCAGTTGTAGCTGTAATTGTAGATGCAACTTTCTCAACCAATTTGGGAGTATTCAGAAAGAATGGTTTAATATTTACAATTTCAACATGATACTTCCGTCTATCAACATTATCCGCAAATGCACGGCCTCCCCATCCATAACCAATTACAAGAACATTTGGTTTCTTCTCTTCAGGTGTTCGCAACTCAAACATTCCGCGAACATTATCAAAGAGAGTTGTTAATGGACGAAACATTTTTTCTGTGGTTTTGTCTTTCTACAATAAATAGCCATCAAATTTTTATACCCCCTTATAGATGGATTCTTCTGTTGCAGTGCCACCTCCAGGGCAAAGAAAGACAGTAAAAATCCCCCGATCCAAGTTGAGACTTGCCTCCGCTGCAGCCACAGCAGCAAGCCCAGTAAAATTGAATAGTCCCAACACCACCAATAACACCACTAGACGCAATAGAATGAATTCCCCAAAGACTCAAGCCACCGCTCTGACTGCGAACCCAATACCATATCTCGAGTCCAAGACGCCTCAGCAAATTGCAGATCTTCTTCGCACCGCATCAGACCAATACTATAAGGGAACACCCATAATGACAGATGACATCTTTGATATTGCGCGTAATCATCTTGTAGAACGAGACCCGACGAACCCAGTACTGAAGGAGATCGGAGCACCCACTGCAGCAGGAGACAAAATAGCGCTCCCATTTTGGATGGGTAGTCTGGACAAGATCCGCGAGGATGAAGGCGCACTCGCAAAGTGGAAGACGAAGTTTCCAGGAAAGGTTGTAATATCGGATAAGTTAGACGGAAATTCAGCACTCCTTGTGTATTCTTCAGAAGGCTCAAACGTGAAAATGTATTCTCGTGGGGACGGCCATCAAGGACAAAATATCAGCCACATTATCCCACATATCCAAGGGATTCCCTCGCCTTCCGCCGCCCTTGCAGGAACGGCGGTCAGAGGCGAACTCATTATTTCAAAAACCAATTGGACCACAAAGGGAAAGGGAGCAAATGCTCGCAATGCCGTCGCAGGTATCATGCATTCTAAGAATCCTGATAAGGCGCTAGCCTCTATTGTAGAGTTTGTAGCATATGAGCAACTTTCTCCGAAAACTACTGAATCAAAGGGTCTTCGTGCATTAGAGGCCGCAGGGTTTCATCCTGTATGGAACACAAAGGTTGCCACTGCGGAACTTACAATGGAGAGTCTATCAGCATTATTAATGGACCGACGTGCAAACTCGCCTTATGTAGTAGATGGCATTGTCATCTTTCACAATGGTGTGCATGTGCAAGCTGCAGGAAAGAATCCCACATATGCTTTCGCCTTCAAATCTATTCTCACCCACGAAGAGGCTGAAGTAATTGTTTCAGAAGTCGAGTGGAATGTGAGCAAAGACGGTTATCTGAAGCCCCTTATATATTTCCCTGGAGTTACACTCGCAGGAGCGAAGATTCAGAAGGCTACTGGATTCAATGCGCAATTCATCGAACAAAATAAGATTGGCCCAGGAAGTCGCATTATTATTATTCGTTCAGGAGATGTTATCCCCCATATTCATAAGATTCTGAGCCCAGCTGCATCAGGTACGCCGTCTCTCCCAGATCAGACAAAGACACCTTGGGCCTGGAATGAGACTCATGTTGATGCTGTACTCACAAACGTCGCAGCAGCGGAAGATGTTATTGTAAAACGCATGGAGTATTTTGCTGAGAAACTTGAAATGAAGGGCGTCGGCGAGGGTGTTGTAAAACGCATGTACGCGGGTGGCATTGATTCAATTAAGAAGATGCTTCAGGCGCAGGAAGCGGACTTACTTAAACTTGACGGATTCCAAGCAAAGTCGGCTGCAAAGGTTGTCAAGGAGATTCGTGACGCGGTGGCCAGAGCAGACTGCTTGACATTCATGCACGCATCGAATCTCTTTGGTCGCAGTTTGGGCTCCACGAAACTGAAGACAATTGTGTCAGCATTCCCTAAAATTATAGAGGGACGCGTTCCAACGGAGGCGGAACTCGCAACAATCGGAAGTATTGGGGGCACAACTGCGCGACAGTTTCTCGCCGGTCTCCCAGACTTCTTCGCATTTATGGAAGATATTGGTGTGCCTTGTGCATCAAAGGCAGGTGTTTCTGTTGTTAAACCCCTACCACCTCCTCCAGCATCTGCAAAATCCCTTGTAGGACAGAGTATTGTATTTACTGGAGTCCGAGACAAGGACCTGGAAGCCCAGATCGAGGCTCGCGGAGGGAAAGTCTCCACATCCGTATCAGGGAAAACCTCTGTTGTTGTTGCAAAGAACCCAGCTGACACAACTGGCAAAGTTAAGAGCGCGATTGACCTTGGAATCCCCGTTGTTGATATTGAAACATTCCGCAAGAATTATTTGTAAGCGCCCACGCACTAAAAATTGATATTCGGCTTTCAGGATATAAGAAAAACATCCCACACCGCAGGCACTAAATGAGAGACATCCAATATTTTTACAGAAAAGCAATCAATGTAACACAGAATCTGTCTTACATTGATTTCATGCGTTGTTATGAAATGGTTGTTAATATTAATGACTCACGTCAGGCCTACCACTTATGGGCCATTTTAACCACCAAAATCAACGGGCGTACATTTGACTCATTTCCCGATTTCAACTATACCGTGCTAGACTCTATAAGGGAACATGATAACAGTTACAGCCCTATTAATCTTAAAAGACCACTTATTGCACCAGAATACCCATGCGAGAAACGAGTACGCCTAACAAGCACAGAACAACTGGCGGTGTCTTTTACGGAAAATGTAACTATTACGAAACCTGCAAAAAAGGCGAGATTTGCGTATTAAGCACCCCATCGAGCCCACACAATTTTTTGCAGTACATCCACATCGCGCTCAGCATTGTGCGCACCTACTGGCGCAGTTGTGCCAAAAGTATCCTTATATAGTTCGCTAAGTGATGGATACTTATAAGGATCCGCTGCCTTAGGATAACGCGAAGGGAGTTTCATTTCCCACTTTGATACTTGTGCAGTGCATACTTCCGCTTTTGCAGGCCAGAAAGTCGGATCTACGCCAAGACGCCACTTGTATGCTCCGAGTACAACATTCTTATCAAACTCCAAGTTGTGAGCAACAATACGACTACAACCGGCAATATCTGCGCGAAATAGTTCCAACACACCCTGTAAGGGAACACCCTCAGATTCAGCAATAGTATCAGTAATACCATGAATAGCTGCAGCCTCCGCAGGAATAGACCAACCGTCTGGCTTGATAATGTGATTCTCCGTTTTTACATGAACGCGATCCTCAAATACCATCCAGCAAATGCTGACAATGTCTGGCCAGTTATTTCGCGCAACTAAGGCATCTCTGTACCTGTTTATAGGTAAGCCGGTTGTTTCCGTGTCAAAGAAGATGGAACGCGTCATTAATATACTTATCCTATAAGGGTCATATTAATTCAATTTTTATAGCGCGCTGTTCTAATTTCATGGGATATAATAGATGGCTGACGATGAGTTGTCAAAATTAGTGGTTAGACACACACGTAGAAATCGTCCTAGAAGTAGAGTGAGCATACACGCAGATCCTCGTATTGCAAGTATGCTGACAAAGAAAGGAGAACTGCCTGTGTTTCTTAGAGCTCCAATGACAAATATATTAAAAGGTACAACACGAAAACATTTATCAATAAAACATAGTGCAACAAAAGAACTATTAAATAAAAAAAAAGAATTATTGAAAAATATTTCTAAAAGAAATAAAACAGAACAAAATAATCAGAAACTTGGTTATGTTCAGGCTGGATTAAATATTGTTGCTGAAAATTCAGAATATTCAAATCTATCTAATATGAATGAATATTCTCCAGGTGAACAGAAGCGCCATAAAAATATATTATCTCCTGCGGATCCTTATAGTGAAGAAATTCTTACAAAACGCCTAAATAGTTATAGAAAATTCATTACTGATACAATTGAAATGAACAAAATATTAGTTGATACAATTGATGATCCAAAGATAAAGAAAGAAAAAATAATTAGACAGTCAAATATACCTGAGGATATAAGTGAAAATATTGCAAAATATATTATTCGTAATAAATTAGGGAAAAAGAAAATAGTGTGGGCAAAAATGGTTGGAAAAACTGGCGATTTAGTTATAGGTCACAATATTGTAGAAGTAAAAGCATTTACATCTGATGGACCATCATCATTTGGGCCTAAGAAAATATTTGATATTATTTACTTTCTAGATTTACGAAAATGGCTAGAGAATAAAATAGTTTTATGGGAAGTATCATTAACAAATAATTCTTCTGAATGGAAAAATATTAAAATGAATGAAGAAGAAACACACGAGCAATCTGCAGAAGCAGGTAAGCGACCTCATATATCATGGGAAAATATTAAATCGCAAATACCATTAGATAAATATAAATGTGTATATGAAGGAACATTCGAAGACATCTTCACTCCATCAACAGGGGAACCAGCCTGTCAGAAATGAGCTTCACAACAGGAACTGACACAGCATTTCCAGCAAGTTTGTAAAGATTCGAATCTGCCAAAGGAGGCAACACATAGGACACGGGGAATCCCTGTAGATTAAAACACTCGCGAGGCGTCAGCTTGCGGATCCCCTTGTCATCCAGTACAAGGGGGACATTGTGCCCACCACCACCCATATTTGCTGTCAGTGTAGGACACTCACCACTCTTATTTTCGCGAACATACACACGCCTATATTGATAAATAGTATCTTTTTTGATAACACTCGCCTTTACCAAATCCCACGTACTCGAAGCCTCTGTGTAATAATACTTTGAGGGAATATCTTTCTCCAGAAATTCAGAAATGTGTCGCTTCTGAATTTTCGGAAAATCCAAATTAAACTTGTCAAATATTGCCTTTGACTTGATGCATACAATGTAAATGCGCTCCCTATGCTGAGGAATCCCAGTAATCTCCGCAGTGTCAAGGATCTTGTGGCAAATATTGTAGCCCCTCTTTTCCAGATTCCCCTTAATTGTCTTAAAGGTCTCACCATCATCATGCGATAACAGATTTTTCACATTTTCAAGAACAACGCACTTTGGCTCGTGCGCATCAATAATAGCGAGAATCTTCCAGAATACATTTGAACGTGTGTCGTCAAACCCCTCACGCTTTCCTGCAATACTGAAAGGCTGGCAGGGGAAACCGCCTGTTAGAATATCATGCTTAGGCACACTCTCCACTTTCACCTCATTGAGATCCTGGAGTGTTAGAGTGTGGTGTGTGCCAAAATTCGCATCATACATCTTCTTGGAATGTTCCACCATATCGTTTGCAAATACAACTGAAACGTCGTCTTGTCTCCCATGCGTAAAAGCATAACTGAATGCACCAGTTCCAGCAAATAGATCCACCATTTTCAAAGATGTATGTGTTGGAACGCTAGGTGTTACAAGAATATTTTCTTGCACAGGGCCATTAAGAAGAGCAACTAGTTCATCCCGCTTCTTAGTACTATAACCTTTGATTTTCTGCGCCTTACACTGCGCAATCAATTCCTCCCGCGTCATTTTAGAATAATCCATCTTTTCCTAGTATATTACCTATAAGGGATATGTATCAATTTTTAATGTCCTAAATATTTTTTTGTTTCAATTGGGATACTATATGTTCCAAATGGCGCACCATATGTTTTATTTGTGGCTTCATTAAATGCATGTTGTGCGTATATACTACCGAGTTTTTCAGGGTATTGTTTTGCACTCTTAATTAAACTACGTATTTGGTCTGCGAATGCTTTACGGTTTGGATTTATTTCATAGTCGCCATTATAATCTTCAGGTACTCCTCCGCGTTCTATTAAATTTATATAGTAATCTACACCGCGTCCTCTTGAATCTTTAGCATTTATATTTGCCCCATATTTCAATAAAAGCCTAACAAACTTTATATTTACTGTATAACCACCTCCATAACGGTCAAGGGCCATTAATAAAGGTGTTGTTCCACGAAATGGTGCTTCGATATTTGCACCATTCTTAAGTAGTACAGTTGCAAGATTAATATCTGTATTAGAACATGCCCAATGAATTGGCGTCCTACCATCATTTGATTTTGTATTTACATCTGCTCCTTTCGCAATTAATAATTTAGTAACCTCTGCAGTAGCATCATGTATGGGAGCAAATCCCATTAGATTTTTTATATTTATATCTGCACCACTTGCTATAACTGCTTCTATAACACGGATATTCTTATAGTGGCCTGCTGTTAGTTTTCTAAGCATTGTATCTCCATATTTGTCAGTTATGTTTGGGTCAGCACCATGCGCTAATAAAAACTTAACACCATCTTCATCTGCACCATCTGGCATTTTTGTATATGTATAACTTCCTCCAATACTATTCATCAATACAGTCTTTTTAAGTTGAGAATCTTTTTTGTTGACATCAGCGCCCATATCAATAAGTTTTTCAGCAACATCAAGCATATATTCTCTTATAGCTATAACTAATAACAACTTATGATGGTTGTTGTATGTAAAAACCCATTCTTCATTTGGGTTTAATGTAGGATGTGCAGTCAAAAATGCCAACGCTTTTTCTCGTCTTTCTTCAATAGGTTTATTTGCCATTAAAATATCCCCCAAGGCTTGAACTTCAAGGGATCCGCCGTGTTGCGTCCTGCGTTTCCTTTGTTTCCTTGTATTCCTATTTTTATGTTTCCGTCTTCTAGACTGTAACATATCTATTATTAGGTGGGGGTTTCATTCATCATCGATAATAAGAATTTGTCCATCTGCGGTTAAACGTGGCTCGGGCTCATACCAATGAAATATTTTCTCTTGTCTTACGCCATCTTTCATATAAATGATGTAAATTAGTGAAAAACTATTCTCATCAACCGACTCATTCTTAATCCAGCAACGTGGATAGAATTCAAGAAGTTGTTCGAGAAAAATATATGGAGGCGACCATGCGGTAGTATAAGTGATTCTTAAGAAATTTTCCCGGAAATTCATCTTAATTGACTCAGGATATGCCGCCCATTTTGTTCCCCAGTTTTCTGTGCGCCACTTTGCAGGGTCCTGAATATCTTCAGGAGTTGGAATATAATAGTCGAAATTTAGACCACTCATATATATTTCGTTCAGGTCTTCTTCATGCCCTATAATCGTGAGTTTATTATAACAGTCGTTAGGCATTCCTGTATTAATACTTCTATAAGGGTTTATATGGGATAATTACGATTGAATTAATTCAAATACTCATATTAGTATGAAGAAGACAAGGAAGACAACAAAGGCAAGAAAAACAAGGAAGCAAAGAGGGGGAAATATGCTTGAGGCTCAACGTAGAATAGATGCTTGGACGGTCGCAAACGATCCTACAAAGCCATTGCAATTAATTGGTTTAGGTTTAACACGTCTCCCATCACTTCCTGACAATTTACAAATATTAATGTGCGCAAATAATCAATTAACCCGACTACCATCAGAACTTCCTAATGAGTTAATTGTCCTGCAATGCGCCAACAATCAATTAACACAGTTACCAGAACTTCCTTATACTTTAACTAGTTTATCATGTGGAAGTAATAAATTAACACAACTTCCTCCAGAACTTCCTGATAAATTAATTGAATTAGAATGTAGCAATAATGAATTAAGAAGTTTTCCAGAACTACCTGATAATTTAGAAAAATTATTATGTTATAATAATAAATTAACACGTCTTCCAGAGCCTCCTTCGACTCTCCAAGAACTTCATTGTGGTAACAATTTATTAACAGATCTCCCCCCACTTCCTTCTGAACTAAAAGTGTTAACATGTGATCACAATCAATTAACAGAACTTGTGTCACTTCCTGACAGTTTAAGATTATTAGATTGCGAAAATAATAATTTACCCGGTGAATTTTATAAACTTCCTAGCGAGGAATCTAAAATGGCTCAAATAGATTATGTCGAAAGAGTGCGAATAATAATGAATCGTACTCCTGAAGATCCTATAAATTTCAGCAAAACATTAGAAGTATCTGACACTGCTGAAAATATTTATCTTGAACCTATTAAAAATGGAGAAAAACTTGCAAATATACCTAGAAATCCGACTGAATATAATTCTAAATATGGATCATATATCACATATAATACTTATAGAACACACCCAATAACAACGAATCCAAGTACAAGGTATAAATTTAATAAGAAAAATGTTAAATATTATACAGCAAAAGTTAGGAAAAATGCAAATGGTTCTAAATAATTAGGTTTCAAGTATTTTATACGCTATAATTTAGAGTAAGATGTGTTGGAGTGCTGAGGCGTCACTTAATACATTTATTTTTGCTACGTTTGGTCTAATATTTGGCCTCATAAATAATTATAATTTGAAATTACTATTATTTATATATTGTTTCTCGGCAATGCAGTTTGTTGAGTATAATTTATGGAATAATTTATCTACTAAGGATGTTAATGAATTCTGGTCAAAAATTGGTTATGCATTAATTTTGTTAGAGCCATATTTCGCTATAAATATTATGTCTGATACAATATTACGTAATACATTATTTGCACTATATACATTATTTATCGCTTTGACAAATCATCATAGAAATTTCAAAACTACTGTTGGGAAAAATGGACATTTATCGTGGAATTGGTTGGAGTTTCCTTATACTTTTTGGGTAATATGGTTGTCTTTCTTAGTAACACCATTGTTACTTGAGAAACAGTATTTATTATCAATGTTTGGTTCATTAACATTTGTGGGTAGTTATTATTTTTATGCGAAAGATAAGACATTTGGATCAATGTGGTGCTGGATTGTGACATTTATGTGGTTTCTTATTATTGGCGATAGTGCGGGATTAACACAGTTTACACGACATTAGTTATTTAATAAAGTTTCACATAAATTACTATCATTGGAACTATATTTCATACATTTTTCGTACTCGATTTGCTTTGCAAATCTCGTAGGCTCAAAATCTTTATTTTCAACCGGATTTGAAGACTTTGGAGGAGTTAAGAAATTCATTACACCATTCACTGCATGTTGCCCAAGAGAAACACCTACACCTAAGCCGAAACCTTCTTTCATAGTTTGCCCTAAACTAGGCCGTGCGTTCATTACAGGTACATCTATAGGTTTTGGTATCACAGCAGGAGAAGTATTTTTATTGGTTCGTGGTATTACAGCATGAGAAGTATTTTTGTGGGGTCTTGGCATTTCTAACTGAAATATACATTTTTTGTTTTAGATAGATACGGGATAATAACGTCATCTTTATTTTTATACATCTGATAGCCTGTATAAGCGACTGGAAAGAATAATACACAAGGAATGTGCATATACTTTTCATTTTTAATACTATAAAATAATCCAGAACCTAATAAAAAACTACTAATTGTTCCATGCGGGGCGACTCTTGTTATTGCTTGATTGATAATCTGGGTACTCATTAGTATTATTTATTTGTTTTTGTTTAGATGACCATACTACTTAGCCCTCAACATAATGTTCTCACGATAATAACTACAAATGTTCTCACTCACTAAATGTTTCACATTCAACAACTCTACATACTCATCTTTGAACTTAGTTTCTCCTTAGTTCGAAAATACTTTTTTTAGAGTATTTTCTATGACTGTTTCACATTTTCCTTAATGTTATAACATTCAGTGCAAAGCGGCTCTTCAACATCATGGCACGACTCAATCTCATCATAACAATTGAAACAAAATTCTATAAATTTACATCCAAGCTTGCGGAAGACAACTCTTAATTCACATCGTGAAGTATTATTCCATTCCATAAGTTTATATGCCATATCGTTAAACACTTTATATTTATCCTCTTCGCTAATACACATGGTAGAATGTGATAAATATAGAAAGAGTGTATCAAGAGTCCAGTCTAGTTTAGAAGTCATTTTTGATACTTATATTGTAAAGTTTATGTTTTTCAATTTTTCACAAGTTATAAAAATTGAATCGCAGTAATGTCCTACATAATAGTAAATCAAAATGTCGGTTATCTATACGAATGATCTGGAGACTGGGTTGGGTGCGCAGAACGAGGAGCCTTCTTGCGGTCCAGTTCAGACCACATTTACTGCATTAACAAATATGCTCGGTAAATCAAAGCTATTGACAGCGCTCTTTATACTTATTCCTATGGTGTTCATGTTTATTGTTCTATTATATCTTGAATATGGAGTTCAAAACTTCTATTTTCAAAATATTCAGTATAGTGTTCAGGAGTTTCGTCCTGTGTTAGTTTATCCTATTATTCTCATCACAAGTCTCACATTTATTGCTGGAATTATTTCACTTGTCGCAATATATTATGGATTCTACAATATGATTCGGATGTGCTCATTCATTTACAGTGCTATCGCCTATTGGATAATTATCAATACACTTATTGTTGCGTTCTGCACTTGGGAATACCTGAATCACAGTGTAATCGGATATGCGTTCTTGTGGTCATCCATTGCGTCATGTGTGTGGCTCTTCTCTTCTGCAGTTATGAATGCGCATAGTAGGGTGTCGAATTAAGTTTATCTAATACCAAGAGTTGATGTCTCAAATGTTTCCATATCAAATTCATTTATATCATCAATCCATAAATGAAGAATTACCATTAAACTTGTACTTTTATAATGATTATATGATAGAGTTGACCACCAATTAGTTGAACTATTATCAAAATTATTCCATTCCCAATGGTCTATTAATTGTTGAAGTAGTGTCTTTTCAGAATGAGCAATAGTATTATTATTTAGAGATTCATTTAGTAAAAAATCTCTTGAGATATCAAAACATTTCTGCCTAATATCTTTATTAAGTGAATACATAAACACACGAAATTTATATATTGTTTTTTGTGATGCAATTTGTTTTGTTAGTTCACTCTTTCGTGTATTATATAAGGATGTCATTCTCTATAAGTATATTAAGCACTATTTAGATACCCATCAAGTATAAACTTAGCACGCTCCTCGGCCTTTGATGCCATCTGCTCAAGACTCTTGCGTTCGCCTTCCATTTCGTTTAGGATTGCGAGGATTTGTTGCTGGGTTTCTAGGGGTGGGAGTGGGATAAGGATTTCTGCCACATCAGATTTACGAATACCAGGCTTTACACCAGATGATAAGTCTTTTAGAACTTTATTATTATTAAGAAGCCAGTAATAGAAGAACCTTGAGATTAGTGTAGATGTATCTTTCACACAAATATTAATTGTATTATCACTTGACCAGAATTTTCCAGTAGCATAATGAACTGACCCAATACTCATCTTTCTTGCTGTAATAATATATTCACCATCAAAGCAGTGTTCTTTTCTCATTCCAGTGATTCCATTACTATCATAATAAGGGTAGATATCCCCATCTGATTGGTAATTTCCACCCTTACCACTCAATAAATCACAAACATCCCCAATCTTCTTCCGTTCATACCCACGCATCCCAACAGACTTCATAACAGATGCCATTTGGGTTTTGATGGAGATGGCCATTTGCGTGGCCTTGTGCGCATTCTCATAGATACTGTCAAGTTCTGCGACGATTTGTTGCTGGGTTTCTAGGGGTGGGCAAGAATATTGTAGCTTATAAAATTCTTCCATATCAATATTCTTCTGGCACGAACCTGTTGAAATAGTAGCAAGTCGTTTCTTATCCATTAGTAAAGAATACCATAAATACTCTGTTAGCATCAATTCAGTATTTTTACTTTCGACTGTAAAACCAGAATCCATTAGCCAATATGGGCCATTTACAAACATTACCATATTAGATTCAGATAGAGCAAACCTTCCAATCTTACAAGTCTTGCCATTACGATTATGATTATCGGTTCGGAATGTGTCTCCGCCACTACCATATACTGGATAAATAGTTCCAGTATTCTTCTTTTGTGTAATTCTTTCACCAAAAGATACCTTGCAAACATCCCCCAACTTCACCATAGGAAATGCAGAAGCCTTCTCAGGAACCACAACCTCCGCATAGCGACGCATATCAAGAGAATAGGAATTCGTATCAATCTTCTCACGAGGAACAGAAACTATCAATTTCTCGCTAATTACACTAGAAGAGTTCTTCTCAACCTCCCAGAACTCTGTTACACTTGTAGGCTTTCCAGTATTCTCAAAGAAGAGAATAGATGGCTTAATGCTAGTGTTGCTGAAGAACTGCCCCTTCATCTTAATAACACGCTTGAGTTCAAAATGTTCTAGGAGATACTTACGAGTCTCATTATGCCCCTTTGATGTATTTACAAGGACACCATCAGGGACAACAACAGCACAGCGACCACCATCATCAAGAGATGCCATCATAAGTTGGAGAAAGAGTGGCTCTGACTTTGTTGATTGAATCTTAAGATTGCGAACACGAAGACAGCAACCAGCGTGAGTTAGACCTTTTACACCAAATGGCATATTTGCAAGAATGTTCTTAAATTTCAAACGCTGAGTATAAGTTCCAATATCGTGTGAAAGCGTATCACGATGCTTAATACGCTCAAAGAGTTGACCAGTTTGTAGATAAAGATTAATCTTGCCAATAGACATAACAAACTCATCAATATCATAACCAGCAATATCGTTATGCATCTTTGACCAATCAATTGAGCTGCCAAGATGTTGGATATAAGAACTTAGAAATCCGCCAGTCCCCATTGTAGGATCAAGAACACTTTCTGCACGACCATCTGGTAGTACTTTAGGATTACATAGTGCGGTCATATACTTACAAACATCTCGTTCTGTAAAGAACTGGCCTAGATCACGCATAGCAGACTGATTACTTCCAGAACCAAGATGAATCTCATAAATAGTCCCAAGAATATCAATCTTACCATCAAGATTTGAAAAGTCTAGCTTCTTAAACTCATTCAGGATCTCAACATGGTGAGTAGGATTATTAAGTTTGAAGTTGAAGTTTTTTGTTCCAAATAAATTATCTAGACATGAAATAAGGTCTTCAGTTGCACCACTTTTAGAATAGAGTAGATCGAAGCAACGTTGGTGATCATCCTTCACATCCATAAATTTTTCCCATGAAAACTTTACTGGAATCTTAAGCTTCTTACATTCAGATGTGTCAAGGCGGCGAAGAAGTGTATAAAGTGTTAGATGCTTCATAGAATCCATTCCAGTAATACCTTCAAGGCGAAGAATATCGCGACACTTCTTAATAACTGCGTTAAGGGTGGCAATAAAGTTAGAAGCATTGGATGGCATCTCGGCTATATTAGTAGGAGGCATTTTAAAATCTGCCGGAATAATTTTAAAAAACACTCGTCAATTTTTTAAAATTACAATCTCAAAAATTTCAAATTGTGTTAGTTTCTTATTTTTCTTTTGAAATATACCTAGCGTCTCCGCCTACCCTCAGGAAGTAAATCTTGAAAGTTAACAATATTATGGAAATATCCCTCTGTTGCTTCTTCAACAGAGGGATATGATTCCGTTTGTTCTGCTCTCCATTCTACATAAGTGTCAGTAGTAGAAATATTATTAATTATCATAAGTTGCTTGAATTCATCTATACTAACACGTTCTGTAGTATCTGAATGAAAGAAATCATATGCTGTCATCTTGTCACTCCATGGAGTTTCTGGAAAGTTATATATATTGCGAATAGTATTATATTCAGAACTTGTTCTAATATTATTCTCAATACAAATACGACGAATCTCTTCTAATTTAATTTTTTCTTTTGGAAACAGTTTATTGCGAATATTATGAAAACACTTATTGATTTCTTCTAAATCTGAGCCATCATAATCATCAATCATAATAGATTCTGGTACAGCACCAAAATCTTCAGCAGTTGGTGGTGTATTTTGATTCTTTATTGCCTGTTTTATACGAATAATAATTTCATCACGCAACTGGTCGTCGCAAGAAGCGAGTGATGTAAGGACCTCTTGAAATCCAGACATATCTTCTTCATCAAGAATTGGAAGAAGAATATGAAAGACACATTTTCCCTGATACCAACGACCAGCCCTCAATAGCATCTGTGTAATTTCACTCCTTGAATACTTTGGATAAGTAACTGCTACACCATTCGCGATAGGAATATCTACTCCTTCACCAAGAACCTTACAATTTACAATAATGGCTCGTTTTGCCTCAGAGAATTTACGAATAGGCTCTTTCAACTTATCACCCCCTTTTACACAGAGAACCAAAGTATCTTTTGTATTATTCGTGAAGTAAGCCTCAAGTTGCTTTGCCTCATCATTTGTTGCAGTGAATACAATAAGATGATGAAGAATAGGCTCTTCTACACCACGAACCATTTGCGTGGCTTCCCAAGACTCAAGGATACAATCCGCCTTACCAAGAATACCACTTCCCTTCTTTGAAGAATCACGAAGAGACCATAGACGATAATGAGGAAGTACACCCTTACGAATAAGATCTCTGATTTTTAGTTCAGCAATTTGAGAACCAAAGATATTAGTATCATCCATTGAAGCATACTCCATATCAAGGTTGTCATCATTACGCACAATGCGCACAATGCGCGGAGTAAATGTAAGAGAAAGTCTCTTTACTTGTAGTTCGGTTGCCTTCATCATAAGCCTACGCGTTTTACCTTCACCTTCACCCTCCTTTCCTACAATACCACCCAAATGATGAGCCTCATCAAGTACAAGAATCTGAGTATCATTCGTAAGGATATCAACAAGAAGATTAGATGACATATAGGTAGTAATTACACAATATATATCCTGCTGCATAAATGCTCGAATAGCATCTTGGTTTGTAGTTCCATTATCAGAAGAACCCATAGTAAGAATCTGCTTGTTTATAAATACGCCCTCATTAATAAGTGTAGAAGCCCATTGACCCTGAATCTGATTAGAAGGACAGCAGATAATGACCCTTTTCAGTCCTTTGATTCCCTTACAAGTCATTAGTGTCTTTCCGGATCCACAGGGAGCAATAATGAATCCAGCAAACAACAGGACATTTAGAATGAATTGTTGAATAGCCTGAATAACTGGCTCTTGAATCTGATCTAGAGTTTCATTACGCTTTGTAGGAATACGAATAAAATTTGTATTCTTAGTGTGTTGCTTACGCAAGTGGCACGAAAGACGTTTGAGGGGAGCGATTTCAGAAAGAGGAACTTCACGCTTTACCCATGGCATTGTCTTCATAAAGTCTCTAATAATCTCCAATGAGGAATCTCCATTGAAATTAAACCACTCAGAATCAAAAGGAATCCTACGCATCATACGCCATTTAACAAATTGACTATGAAGAATCTCTTCATAGTCAAATAACTGGTCTCTACTTGTAGCATCCGTTTCCCAAACAATCTCATAGTCAATATCGTGAGAATGAGGTTCTACGCCTGGAGGGCAACTTGTCTGATATGTACTTCTACGTCCATAAAGATCTTCTGTCATACCGAGTTTTACTATATAGAGAAGCTTATAGAAAGCAGATGTAGCAAGATATAGAAACATTTGTATTAGAACTATGATAGTATTATCTTACTTACATAAAAAGAATGCATCAATTTTTCATAAACTAAAAGCAAAAATAAAATTGTTTACTGCTTTGCACATAACTATTTCTCTTTCTGATAAAAGAAAAATTGAATTTTCTAACAACCACCAAGAACCCCACAAATACAATGGATCCATTATATAGCCTCCCCAAGGCTCTCATAAAGGCAACAGTAATTGCTCGTCCGTCCAAAAAGATCAAGTCGCCATATTTAGCAGACATCAACATTGATGGAAAGGAATATTTGTGTCATTCTGGAGCGCTCGGATGTAGCGGTCATATTGGGCCAGGAGCGACAGTATGGGTATTGGAAAAAACAACAACAACCGCAACAACAGCAACAACGAAATCTACACATGAAATCTATCTTATTGAAGAGGCAGGTACTCTTATTGGGTGCCATCCGCTTGTAGCAAATAAGATGGCACAACAATATTTGAAAACACATTTATCTATGAAAGATGTGGGCGCAGAGAAAAAGATCAATGACTGTCGGTTTGATTTTACAGCAAAGTGTGATGATAAACCGACAATTATTGAAGTAAAGACTGCGCCTATTGCCGACTATTATGACGGCACAACAAAAGAGGTCCAAGCATATTTGGCAAACACAAGCAACGCCACAGCAGCAGAAAAGATCGCAATCTTCCCTTATTGCACTGTTGCTGGAAAACGCTCAGTGTCAAAAGAGCCACTATCAGAGCGCGCCCTAAAACACGTACAATCTCTTACACAATTAGTAACAACATATAAGTGTATGTTGTTATTTATTGTTCAACGAAATGATGTATCAAAATTCTGTATTACAAAGTTGGACATTCAGTATAAGGAGGCCTGCACGAAAGCACTCGCAGCTGGTGTAATTATTAAGGCTATTTCTGTGCGCTGGGATAATCAGCATGTATATTATGAAAAAGAACTAGATATTGTTTGGTAGACGCTTACTTGTCCTTGGTAAAATTATACACACCCCTTTTGCTATAAGACCATCTATCTAATTTATAAGATATAATAATAGATAGCATGACTGAATTAAGCTTTTCTCGTGCGATTGCCCGATCTGTAAAAATTTTTAGTAAGATACCAGATTTTGCGAGCCACGAACCCAAAAAGTTGATTGATGGGCTCAAACTAGTCAATGCTGCTGGACTTCTTACATATGTGTCGAGTGCAGGTCGTAATAAGGAACCACTTGTCACAACGGAGGGTG